CATATCCTTGGCGGAGTGTTCCCTACAAGTGCTCCGCAGATAGTTTTAGGCAATCCTTTAGTAAAACGTATAGGTATGCACGAAGGTGAAAATATTGTGCTAGAAGCCATAAATTGCCTTAAAAATGGTGATAGTCTAGATACTGTTGCAGGCACATGGTGGAAGGATCGATTTGGACTTGTTCATAAGAACCCCTTGCCTCAACTCTGCGACATTACTAAGGTAACACCTGACTTTACTTGTTTTGCTGATTATCGCTGGCAACGCCCTATGGGTGGAAAAATCTTCAAAAGAGCAGTATCAATGGAGACTTATAGAGGGTGTCCCTATAACTGCACATACTGCAATAGTCCTAACACAAGAAACTTTTCTAAGGCGGCTGGTACTGGCAACTTCATGCGGCGCAAGTGTGTTAAGACCATTGAGAGAGATTTACTCTACTACAAAGAGCTTTATGAGCCTGACCTTATAATGTTCCAAGATGACAGCTTTTTGGCCAGGCCGAAACGTGAAATCTTTGAATTTTGCGAGATGTGGAGCAAGTACAAAATACCATTTTGGTTCAACACTAGAATTGAGAACTGTGCTCCTGATGTACTGGCTGCACTCAAAGAAGCGGGTGTGTATCGTATGACATTTGGTCTTGAGAGTGGTAATGAGGAATATCGATCAACAGTGCTAAAACGTGCAGTGACCAACAAAAAGTACCTAGAATACTTTGATTATATCAATGAAAGCAACATACCATACAGCCTTAATGTAATCATAGGTATGCCGTTTGAAACTCGGAGCATGGTGCTTGAAACTGCTGACATGATAAGAGCCAGCAAGGGGTATGACGGTTTAACCATTTCGATGTTTCAACCATACCATGGTACAGATTTGAGGGCCATGGCAGTAGAAAATGGATTTTTACCTGAAAATTTCATCAATGGTCAAGACAGCTCTGAGATGGGTGGTGGCTACCTCGATTCGTGGGCTCTTCGGATGCCACAGCCTTACCTTCAGCCTAATGAAGTGAAAGCACTCACTCGAACCTTTGCTCTTTATGCTCACTTTGGTCGCGAGCACTATGATGAAATTTACCGTGCAGAGACGGATGATGAGGTGTATAAACGCCTAATGACCCAGTACCAACATGAATTCTTTGGGGATATTCAGCAAGGCGGCGCAGACCGGATTAACTCCAAGTACTGCGCCGTGCATGATGCATCAAGCACCTATAACTTTGTAACTGCTTAGAGCGAAGCGTCTTCCATACCGGCAACTCTGAGCTTAACTACGTTGGTAATTTGCCATTGTTTCTGGTCTAATGCCTTCAAAACACCAAGCCATTTGTTACGAACAAGTGCAAACTCATTAATAATCTTTTCGTAGTCAACTACGTCACTTTCACCGTCAACATACTTCTCAACATCTCGACTGCTTAGTGCTCGTTGATAATTTTCTAGATATTTCTTAAAGTAAGAACTACGCAGTCTACGTAGTTCTATGTTCATATACTCTAAAATTGCCTCAATTTCTTGAAGTTGGTTGAATCTTTGTTCAACAATGCCGGGCATCTCTGCTGCGGCACGTTCAACATTGCCTTTGAGCTTAACTTCTTGTCGAGCCTGTACTAGTTCGTTTTCAAAATGCATAACTGCATCAGGAATCTTTGAAATATCACGAGATACTTCTGAATACCAACCCATACTAGTCCCAATCCATTTCTTCGTCAAGCACTCCGTCACTGTCTAATTCTAGATAGTAATTAATTGCTTGATCGAGATAGGCACAACTGCCTATTGCCGAAGTTAACGTTTCTTCTGGTACACCGTAATCAGCACAGAGGTCGATAAATCTTTCAGCGGCTGCTTCTAGATTTTTCTTTTCTATGTACTCTTTAAATGTACCCCAGATATCAACGATTTGACTTTCATCCATTAGTTTCACTCCTCAGTAAACTCTTCGTTACCTACTACAGCTTCTGAGTTATTTACCAATGTGACCATTTTTTCATTGTACTCTGACATAATCAAATCAAGTTTAGGACCGTCCCACTGCTTGCGATAATCAATATGTTCTTTACCAGACATGTCAACATACTTAAGACGATTGCCTTGTTTAACTAACAAGCCCTTTTTCTCAAATAATTCAACTAGTCCACTGTAAGGATTCATTCCAGTCTCGTATGGAATTTTGACCTGCACCCCTTCAAAAGGTTTAGCATAACGAGTCTTCATTACTTTACAACCAGCACGAATGCCCATTACGTCTGAGATCTTATTGCCATCTTCATCTTCTTTAAGTTTAAGTTTTTTCATAGCAACTACAATACTTGAAGCATAAATGAAGCCTTGACCACCTGAAATTTTATCGTCGGGGTCAAACATGTCTTGACTTGCATACGTGTGATTAGTACAGACTAATCCAACGTTAGCATTACCTAGCATGTTAACAGTGTTACGAACTAATGAAGTTAGTGCCTTAGGCTTACGGCCCATGTCACCTTTCATGTCACCTGCTTCAAACTGGTTAACATCAGTAGGTGTTAACAACATACCTAGTGAATCAATTACAAACAATACTTTAGGTCGATCTGCTTCGTCCATTGCTTTATAATCTTTCATGAACGTCGAAATAGTTTTTGCTACATCGTCGATCATTGCCATATTAAGTTTAAGCAACTTTTCTTCGCTGGTATCAACGCCAAGTGCGTGTAACCAACTTTCATCAAGAGCATTTTCTGAATCAATTAAAACTACAAAAATGCCCTGAGCTTGTGCATCTTTTACAATATTACCTGAACAGAAATATGATTTTCCTGCACCGCTCTCACCTGCAAACACAGTTACCTTACCTAGCGGTACGCCTTTATGAAAGTCGCCGCTGATGAGGAAATTTAATGCGTATGATCCTGTTGAAATCCAATCAGTGGGATCATTAAATCCAGCACTCACGCCTGAGATACTTTTAGTTAAGTCCTTACGGAACTTACTAACATCAAAAGATTTAGCCATATTTTTCTCCTATTAAGCCAAGATGGTAAAGCATGTACTTGCGTACAGAGGCCTTACCTATTCTAATTAACCGTTGTTTTGTCTTGAACGGATCATTGCTAGAATGTCCTGTGCGTTGCCGCCTGCGGCTTGTTTAGGTTCTGCTTTTGGAGCAGGAGTTGCCGTTTTTACAGGAGCACTAACTGGCTCGTCATCTGGGTCTGGAGTAACTGCTGATGGTGCAACAGGATCGCCAGTCTTAGAACTCATTCCGGCTGGGCGGAAGTATTGTCCCCAACGTTGCATGTCAAATGCTTCACCATCTACTGATGCTTCAAACATTTCTTTCATGACCTTAAGCTCTACATCGCCTGGTTTCTTAGGCAAATAGTCGCTCATGTTAAACAACCCATTAGTATTAACTGCTGACATTTCTGCGTCAGTTAACGGACGCTCACGACGTGCCCAACTTGAAGTTGAGTAGTCAGCGTAGCCACCTTTTGAAGTCTTGTTAAGACGGAAATCTACACCGTGTGTGAAGTCAGTTGGCAATTCTTCCATGTCTGGATCCATCAATGCTTGTTTGATGATCTGGAAGATCTGAGGACCAATGATAAATCGTCGAATTGGATTCTCTGGTGTCTTGTCATCGGAGATTGGGTTGTCGACTACAAACCCTTGGAAGATGTAACTCTTTTTCTTCCAGTACTTACGACCCATGTCTTCAAGAGTTGGATCTTTGAACCACGCACGAACCTCGTTAAGGATTGGACAGCTTTCACCATACATTTCCATACAAGGTACTTGTACTTGTACAGGACGTGAATCTGTCTCGCCTTTAACTCCCGCGAACGGAAGTTTAATCATGAGACGCTCTGCCCAGAAAAATGTATTATTGGTGTTACCATCTGGAACGAAACGAAGCGTTGCGCTTTGTCCTTCTTTCATGTTCCAAAACGGATAGATTGCGTTGTCGCCGCCTGAACTTTGATTGTTACCGCTTGCACGGCCTTCTTGCTCTTTGAGCTTTGCTCTAATTTCTGATAATGATGCCATAGTATGTGCCTCCTATAAATTTGCCTATGTGCTTTGTGCCTTTAATGTAGCACTGTGTATATAATAACACAATGTTACTTACCTTGTCAAGTTATTTTCTTGAAAAAACCTGACTAAAAAATCATCTAGCTTATCTTAAGCCAGCCAATTCTTTCATTCGTTGAAATTCAGGATCGAACTGTTGCGGTGACTGTTCCATTTGAAATTGTTCAAATGTTTGATTAATCCGTTCTATAAACTGCTTGGCTGGTTCTATGAACGACTCGCCATAATCTTTTTCGATAGCAGTAAGAACAGCAGTTTCACCTTTGGGGAACGTACCTGTGTTTCTGTCATATAAAGAGAGAACAAACTCTGTGACTGGCACTTTCTTCTCAAGGGTGATTTGGTCGTCACCATTAGGATGTGGAACCTTGTCGCCTTTCTTTTTGCCTTGCATTTTTGCTTGTTGTACAGCATGTGCGTATGCGTTGCCTTCTTTTTTAACAAGTCCTGCTTTTTCAAACGCTGCATCAGTCTCAGGACCTCCCATACTTGCTCCTGTTTTTCCATCTTTTATAGTGAGATACTTAGCCGGAGTTCTAGCTATAGCAGAACCGTTGTCTTGCTTGTTAAGTATGTAATGTGTCTTACTTTGTGTATCTAGTACTGCTTTTCTTGTAGCACCAAATGCTTCAATAGAAGTTAACATAAATCCATTGCCTAAATCTTGTTGTCCAGTATCTTCTTTGGTATCATCACCTGATGATAATGCGCCTGCTTCTAAATCTTCAGCCCATGATTCAAAATCTTGGAATGCACCTTTGATTCTTTCAAGAGTTGATTTAACATCGTTGCCTTTGCCTTTGTCATGATCAATGCTATCTACTTGCATATTAGCAGTACCTTTAAGACCAAACTTCTTTGCAATCTGTTGTACTTCTGGAGTCTCTGGTAAGCGTTTTTCTTTAACGTAAGAATATAAACACTCTAGTTCATTGCCGTTACACGAAGCTAAAACTCTTCCAGCGGCTGTCTTGTCGCGTGTTTGAGTAACAATGTGTTTTGCTAATATGGTTTTAGCATCTTCTTCTTCTTTACTACCAAATATTGCATCACCGATTGCGCCAGCTGCTTGTCCAACACCTGATTTAAATTTGTCCCAAGTTGGGCCTTCACCTAATAAGTCATCTGGACCCAGTTCTTTTGCTTTCGTATGTTCGCTTACTAGTCTATAAATGTATGGAAATACATCTTTAAGTTCTTCATTAAATTGACGAATAGTTAATTGGTCAATCCAATTTTCTGCAACATCGCTAGGTACTTCTTCCATCACAGGCACTGTGAATCCAGCAACTGCTTCTTTATAATATGTTTCTCTTTGTAGTCCGTGTATGGCAGATTTTACTGTAACAATTCTTTCATTAACTGCATCTAGATAATCACTAAGACCTTCTGCCATTACACTTGAACGACCCATGTATGTTTTAAATTTCTTTAGCTTAGATAGTTCTTCGGATAAACTTGTAATGTGTGATCCAAAGTCATCAAATGGCTTGCCACCTTCGCCTACATGACGAGCCATTGCTCTTGCTCCGTTTAAGTGACGGTATGGATATTTGAATCTTTCACCTTCGGAGCTTTCAATATAGATGCTTTCAATGTGCTGTGTTCTACCAGCTGGCATCACTTGATTAATAGGTTGGCTATGTTTTATAGCTAGTCGAGCATTGCCGACATCTTGGTAACTAGTTCTACTAGTACCATACATTTTAGATTCTACCATTGTATCTTCTCCGGTCCGGTTTGTTGCGAGAAATTTATAATCTCTTTTATCTAGATTTGATTTTGTAATATTGCGAGTATCAAAATTTAGCAAACGCTTTCTGCTAAATTGACGTAATTCTTTTAAAAATTCATACCAATGTTGACGTGTTGCTGTATCTTCGTTTTCAGCAAAATCATCACTGTACATTACTGATATAGTTTTTTCGTCAAGACTAACACTTACTTTACCTAGGCTTCTATCACCTTCTTTATAATCAAAATCAAAGAAACGAGCCTCTTTTGGAACGTTAGTTACCTCACCGCTATCATTACCAATAGTGATGGTGGGGAATCTTCCTCTAATCTTGTTGAATAATTCGTCTGCTATAAAATCTAGATTTTTCATATGTTGTATTTATCAATAGTTGGTGCTAATGAATATCGGCATCGGCGGCTCGTAATCTTCAAAATTGTCTGTTTGATTAAAGGTGTTATACACTCTAGGATCCCAATCTTTGAGCACATCTATCATACGTATGGACAATAACGTAGCACTAACCAAGTCATCGCTTTGTCCTAATTTAGCTTGGTAGGAACTACCTGTAGCAATAAAGTTCTTAAACTCAGAAATTAGAGGTTTAGAATTAACTTCTAATTTATCATTTTCAACCATTGTTTTTAATCTACTACAGGCTGTAATTTTTGCAGAATGTGTAGTATTAAATCCTTTACGGAATTTACGCACATGGCCTTTACGTATAGGTTCTGATACAAAAAGTCCTGGAATATTTTCTTCTCCAAAATCGTTAATTACAATTAGTGCTGCTTCGCCTATTCCGTTGTTTTCTACACTCCAGTAAATACCTGTAGAATTTTTAGTTTCGGATTCGATATATTTGCATATGTCTGCTAAAATTCTTATCTGACCAGGGATAGCAGTAGTATTGTGTTGCCACTCAGCTACTTGCTTATATGTAGGTAATTCTATAACTTGTATAGCTGCATTATTTCCTCCGGTACCCATTGACGGGTCAAGTGCAACGCAATAGGTATTATCGCTTGTGGGCTTTTTATACCAACGAGTTTGGCCCATATTAAGAATAGGACTTTTACCGTCTAATGATGCAAGTTTAATACTGCTAATCAGTGTTTCATCAAATACTAAGAATTCACAGCCGTACTCTCGACGGAATCTTTCTTCACCAATTCTACCAATTTCTTCATCGCGCCATTTGTCGTCTCTATCAGGGTGTTCACTCCAGTGACATGTAAATGCGTGAAACCCGTTAATGCCCACGTCTGATTCATTGCCATATTCGTCAAACTTTTTATCAGCATCTTTCCAAATTGTAGCAAATGTATCTTCGTCTGAGTTTGGAGTTGAAGTAATAATTGCTCTACCACCAGTTGCAAGTGTTGGTGATATTGACGTCCAAAACTCGTCTGCAATGTTAGGAGCAACGAATGCAAACTCGTCGCAGTATAAGAGTGATATAGACATACCGCGACCGGTATTACCTGTAGTAGTAGCACTTACAATACGACTACCGTTTTCAAATTCAATACTGCCTTTGTTATAATTGATAACACCTGCTCTAATGTGATCTGGACATAATTCGTACACATAGCGTATACGCTGCATAATTTCTTGAGCACCTGTATATTTGTGTGCTGCAATAAGAATTGTTTGATCAGGATGGAACATTGCGAACCACGCAAGATACACCGCGGCACAAGTAGTCTTTCCAGTCTGACGAGGTAACATGTTAACGTTGAATCTATAATTGTGATAAGATTCCATTAACCTTTCTTGATATTCGTACGGATCAAATAATAATTTGCCTTTTACCGGGTGCTGAATATATGCAAAGTTTTTTGCAAAATAAAGATAGCCCGTATCGGAGTCCATACACTTTAACAAATCTTCAATTTGATTTTCAGTATATGTTTCTTTTTTATTAGCTTTTTTGGTTAATACGCCGTCTAGTGATTTACTCATGTGTTTATTTACTCAAAAAAATGGGCTCCGGAGAGCCCATTTGAGTGCTATCTATAATAGCTTATTTTTTGGTATTATCAAATTTCTTACCACCTTCAACACCCCAAGTTCCAGTCTTAGACTTTTTCTGCTCTGGAGCGCCTTTTTTCTCAGCAGCAGATCTAGACTTAGCATCTGATTTTGGTTCAGCATGTGGCTCATCACTGTAACGCTTTGGATTTTCTGTATGCTTAGTAACGCCCTTCTTTGAACGATCAATCTCGCCACCTGTAGAAGATTTTTCTTCTTTTACTTTTTTAGCAAATGGATTAACACCCTTTTTAGGTGCAGCGCCTTTCTTATCAGATACAGCTTTTTTCATTGGCTCTTTTTTGTTGCCATCTTTGTCCATATCTAAGAAATCTGGTTTTGCTTTCTTTTCTTTGAGTGCAGCCCATAAACGTTCTTTGATACTTTCTACTGCCATTGGGTTATCTCCGCCTGCAGCCGGCTTAAACATTTTCTTTTGCCCGTTAATACCGCCGCTAAGATCCTTAGTCATATATTTTGTATCACTATATTTTTCATCTGGGGCATTAGAAAATTCTTCTTCTTCCATTTCCGCATTATCCATAGCCAATGCCATTGGCATAGTCTTTGCTGGCATTGGCATTGACATCGACGAGCTATCTAGTCCAGCACTTTTTAACAAACTCATTAGTTCGTCAACATTTTCTTTGCCGCTTGCATTTAAGCTAATGTTCATACTAACTGGAGTGCCTTCACGTTGCGGCATGCCGCCCATTGTGCCTGGCATAGTGCCGCATTCAGCTACTTGTACTTTGTCAAAAGATTCAAGGATTTTTTTCATCGCGCCTGCTTCTTTTTGTGCGGTACCTTTAATAGTTCCTTTTTCAATGCCATTAAGAGTGGCGAGTAGTTTATTCATATCCATAATTAGTTTCCTATGACGCTAGTTGCGTTTTCTTTAGTATCCATCTGTTTGCTCTTACCGCTAGTAACTGCACCCGCAGGTTCTACGTTTCTTTCTTTACGAGCAATTTCTAATTCTTTTAATAGATCCATCACTCTATTTTGACCAACATTAGGTTGGGCACTTTCACCGCCCATATCTTGTTTAGTTAACAAAGGTTCGTAAGGTTCATTTTCTTTAATATTTTGTTGTCTTTCTAGAGGATCATTTTCACCTCTAATTACCCAGCGATTTTTTGCAATCATGCAGTTGTCTGCTAGGTAGTGTTGTAACACGTGACTTGTTGTGGGATAGTTAACTTCGGCTTCAAACATATGAACTTCCATATTTTGCATCTGTGGAAAATCTAATGGAGTTTCTTGAATAGGTGTACGTTTTGGTGCTGACAGTTTAACTAGTTCAAATTTTTCTAGGTTGCGCTTCATACTATCCGCAAATCCTTCGGGTAGATCACCTGCTACCTTAATTAGAAACTTGTAGGTCTTTTTAGACTCTGTTAAAAAATCTTTAAAATTCTTCATCGTGTGCAATCCCATTGTTTATTATTTATCATTACTCATGCCTTTGAGCCGTTCAATTAAGCTATTACGGTCAGTAACAACAAACCCTTTTCCGTCAATTATTCCGCTATCGTTGTTATCTTCTTTATCTAATTTTTCTTTTTTAAGCTGTAATTCAACCATTTTTAACTTCTTGTCAATCTTAGCTACTTTAGCGTCAAGACTGGTCTTAAGCATATTGCCTGCTACTTCAAATACCCTACCACTGTATCTTGCCTCTACATTCATACCTAGATCCATTAGATCTTCATAAGCGTCAAGAGCTCGTTGAGCAATATCATTTAGTTCAGTATCAGCCATGTCGCCTAACCCTTGAACCTGTGGTAATGCGCTGGCAATTTTGTCAAATTCAGCTATGTCGCGTTTAGTATTTTCTTGTTCAACTACTGCTGCTTCTTTAACTCTCTTTTTTTCAGCAGACCGCACGTTATCTACTATTTCTTTAGATTCTGGCAAGTTTAATAATTCTTCTAATTTTTTAGTCATACAAGATTTCCATTAAGTGCTACTATTATTATTTAGCTTTAATTATTAAAACGTATATTCAAAATTTTTAAAATCTTCTTGAAAAAAATCGTACACAAAATCTTTAGTTTTTTGACTTTTGTAATAGTGTCGATAATCGTCCATCCTAGTAATGTTTATTTCTGGAAAATCTAATCTAGTATAAAACCAATCTTCCATTATTTTAAAATCGTTTTCTAATGTTTCGTATTTAAAGATTGTAGTTACATATTTTGTATACTCAGTAAGACTGTTGTCTACTACCCAAAATTTTCTATGATCTTCAATACACTCTAATAGCCATTGCTCAAACGTTAATGACGTAAAATAATCCTGGGCTCTAACTGCTTCAATTCTTTGTTTTTCCCATTGCAAAATTTCTTGGTCAGTAATTAACTCAATTCTTTTTTGATCAACTTGTCTAAGAGCGTTAGCTTGATAATAAGAAAATGTACTTACTACACGATCGTAAGGATTTCTAATTATTGTAAATGTTTCGCCAAGCGGTATGTTTTGAGAAATTAAATCTGAGGCACTTGCATGCATATTAAACAATACTGTTTGCTTATCGTGATGACGTATCCATTGGGTAAGACTTTGGCCTGCTGTCTTTGGTATATGTATGAATGTTTTTAGCGTATTATTTTTATCTCGAAACTGACAAGTTGACATTATTTTTTTCTACCTTGATGAAACATATCTCCCTCGTTTATAATTCTAAACTTAATGCCCTGTTGTTTACACCAAGCATATGCCGCTTCCCATTTAGCCTGATTAACTACCCATGCTGCTTGATTATGTCGACTTTTGCCAACCTTTTCTATTAGAGTTTGATTAGCTGGTTTAACTTCTATAAGTTCAACAAATTGTTTTCCTGATCTATCTCCATACGAAATAAAAAAATCAGGTACATATATTGTGTATTTTCCAGTTAAAGGGTTTCGATAAGGAATCTGTACAGCTTCGCTGGCCCATTTTGTAATTGAAGGATGCTCGTCGCACATTTTCATAAAAGCAAATTCCCAACTGCTTCTGTAAGTTGGGGTTCGCGTGCCTATATATTTTTCAGGGTTTTTTAGAGCAAATTTTCCCTGGGCAAACTTTGACATATTATATTAAAATATTTCTACGTTCTGCTTTATCGGCAACGATTTCGCGTTTAAAACCCAGTGTGCTGGTTCTTTTTCTATTATAGTTAAGTACTTCTGCTACTACTACACTTAGTTGTAGATCTTGAAGACCTTTAAGTGTTTCAATTAATCTAAAAACTTTAATATTATCTAATTTTGCTTGTTGTAGCAGAACTATTGCAACTGATGTTGCAGCACTGGTATCAAAATTTCGACTTTCAAAAAATGCAACTACAGTATCTAAATCGTTAGACGAAACATTAATTGGTTTTGTAAAGTATCTATCAAAATAAAGATTAACTTCTTTATCTGAACGTTTAGTTACTGGTTGAATTGGTAAATTTGAATTTGTCATTCTATTGCTTTGTCTTTATAAATTTGTTTACGAGCATCAGGTAATGTTTGCCACGACTGTATATAATTATTAACGCCACCCACTGCACCGCTAGTTAAATAGTCTCTTTTATATAGCTGAATTGCTGCCGCTTCTAATGCTAATGGATTTTCTAAAAGTTCTTGTCTTGAAAACTGAGTAACTACAATAGCACCTGAGGCTGTTGCTCCGGACCCTGTTGCATTAGTGCCAGTAGCCGGTGTAGATCCGCTGATTGACGAAGCTGTAGTAGTTTGATTACTGCCGCCTGATCCGTTATTTTTAGGGAATGATGAATTAGCAACACCGCTTACATCTATACCTGCAATATCGCCAATAGCATCTTTAACTATGTTGTATCCTTCTTGTCTTAAACCTTCAGATGTTAGACCTTCAAGGCTTCTTATAAACTGAAACGCTGCTAGGCCTGCTTCTAATGGACTTTGAAATGTTGACTTGCCGGAAATAAAATCATAAAGGTCTGCGCCTGCTCCAAAAAGTCCGTCAATGCCTAATTTTCCGCCCCCTAGTAACGATATTGGAGAAGGTTGTCGATCGTAATGAGTTGGGCCGCCGAAGCCTGTTGGACTACCGTCGGCTCCAGCCTTAACTAATCCTCTAGTGTAATGCACAGCTTCGTATGCAACGCTTATAGAATTTTGCATAGTAGTGTTACCATCTGCGCTGTCCACGCTGTCGTGTGACCATGTTGTAATTATTGGATTAACAATAGTATATGTTGTGTAAGATTTTCTAGAAAGTTGACTTATTTCTATACTTTGAAAAAACGGTACTGAGATATCATTATCTAAACCATATTTGTATTGGTTAAATCCAGTGCCTCTGTAAGTATTATCGCCACTGCCTGCTTTATTATATGCGCCAGGAATTCTTCCGTAGCTTGCATCAGCAAAATAATATCTATAATATGCTTCTAGTAGTGCAGTAGTTACACCGTAGTTGTCGTCGTGAAACGCGATGTTAATAGGATCATAAGTTATAGAAGTATGTACGTTCTTTTTTCTATTATACTTGTTTTTAGTTTCAACATTAGCTGAAAATTTAGGTAAGTCTGCACTTTTAACTAACATGCCTATTTCTAAATTGTGTTTGTCTGCTAATTCAGGCAATATAGTTCTTACAATTGGATCTAGCTTAAAATACACATGAAAAAGAAACTTTTGTTTAGGTGCAAATTTTAATTTGCCGTCAATAAACAGGCGACTTGCATGTTGCCAAGAGGCCATATTTCCCTTGGGACCTAAAATCCCTGAAACTAAGTTGTCTAAAAATCCGTTAGATGTAGCTGGCATAATAATATTTATCTATTGTAATTAAGTGATCGGATAATAAAAAAGGAGCCGAAGCTCCTTTTTGTAGTTAAAATCATAACTAGATTTAAGTGCCGCCGCCGGTAATTAATGTACCTAAACCGCGTCCTACAGCAGTGCCAATACCAGTACCCTGCGGTGTTTGGATAGCATTGTCGTATTGTATTTCTAATGTAATTGTAACAGGTTCGTTGGTTGCATATGACAACGTATTGTAGTTAGCATTAGTAACAAAACAACCATACAACTCAAAAGTTTCTAGCACGTTTGGTGTGTTAGCACCGTTACCACCGTCTAGAATTTCAATACGTGTTGTAAACTTATAATCTTGACCGCTTGCCGCACTAGATTGTTCGTAAAAGTCAAATTGTTTCTGTAACTGTTCGCCAACAAGTTTTTGAACTGCGTTATTAACATCTTCACGCAAGTTAAGTGTAATTGGCGCCCAAGTGTGTTTCCCAGCTAGATATGCTTTAGAGTTATATGCATGAATTTCCATTGGTTCAAATGAAACCGTTGGTCTAGTAATATCTACAACCTGCTTTGTTAATTCAGTTGTCGGCGTTGATACACCAAAGTTTTCCAGTGACACCCTGAAGCGGTACTGGAGCTTGGGCATCAACAGACCCTGTGTGCTAGCGGAGTCTCCGCTAGCAAGTGGCACAGTAATTTTTGATAGTGTTGAAATTGCCATTTAACTTGCTCCTAATTCGTTAGTATTTATCATATTATAGGCCCGCTATTTCTCCGGTATTCTTTAAGCGCAATGGAATGTAGATAAACTCAATTGCCTTAACTGGCTCAATTGCGACATCAACATAAAGTTCATTGCGGTCAATTCTGTTTGGAGTATTATTAGATTCGTCACATACAACTAAGTAGTCGTAAATGGCTCTCTGACCAACTAGTTCAAGTAATAAGCTCTCAACTGCTCCTTTAATTTCGTCTCTTGTGATCTTATCGTTAGGTTCAAAAATGTATGGTTTAGCTAATAACGTTAATTGACTACGTAGGTATACTACTAAACGTGCTACGTTAATACGATCTAAAGCACTTGCATTTCTAGCGCGAGTTTTTTGACCAAAGTTTACCAAGCCAGCGCCAGCAATTGTAGTAATAGGATTAACAGCGTTAGTATACAGTGTATCGCGCTGTCCTTCGTTTAGAGTTACGCTTACAAATTCACCTTCACTGTTAATATAACCAGTTGAACTTGCATTAGTAATTCCGCCACGTCTTGTACCAGCTGGTGCAAACCATGGATTAGACACATTGTCGCTTAGTGCAATAGTGCGTAACATCATGTGACTTGGTGGTACAACAATATTATTACCAAAGTTATCGCTAGTAAAGCCCCATGGATAGAACACTGCAAGATATTCATCTCTTGTTGCTAAACCTTCGTCGTTGTCTTCAGCTACTTGTTTTACGTTAGTTGCCCATTCGTTTAATGTTGTAGCATTAGATTGTAATCTTGCAGGTGGATCACCTAATACAAATCCTGATAATCCACGATCATAGTTAAGGCTAACTAATTCACCAATTAGCTCTGGATATCCAGGTGCTGAAAGTATGTTAAAGATTCTTGAATCGTCATCACGTATGTCATCGTTGTTATTGATAACAGCTTGCATAGCCTGTAATACAACTTTACGTTGTGCCTTGCGACCAAAGCTACCAGAACCATCATTTTGATTACCACTTTCTGTTACCCAACGATGTGGATAATAGTTTCTCATGTCAGCATCTGCTAAACGTGTATTTTTATCGCCTGTGTTAATGTAGTTGCGAACAAATTTCTTAACATTAAATCCTGAACGGCGTAGATTCCATAGCAACATACCTTTTGGATACAATGCAGGATCTGGACAATCTGGATCAATATAGGCACTGCCTAGTAAATCTACTATTTCTGCCTTTGCGCTTGATTCGCCAGTTAAACTGTAACGTGCATCAGCAAATAATACACCGTTTTCTGTTGTTTGATCAGCTGAATCTAGTAACTCCCAGCGATCTGTTACTTCTCTATATTTGTAAACTGTAGGATAATTTTCTAAATCACTAGTATCAATCCATAAATCGCCAGTAACTAGATCAGTACCGTCGCTCTGTTTAGTTGGCTGTGTTGCACTTATAATAGGACCGCCAGGACTTGTTTTTGCAGTGTCTAATACATTATAGTAAGGACTTGCATCAATACCAGCTGCACCGGCAAACTGATATCCTACCCAAGTAGTTCCGTTGTGTACAAGAATGTCAACTTCATCGACAATAGAATTGTACCACAATGTACCATCTTCAGCTAATGTTGTAGGAGCATTTGATCCAGGTGTATAAGATAATGGTCTCCAGTTAGTTAGTCTATATTCTTGTGGACTAGTTGCGCCGTTAGTGCCAGACTCGTATACAACATTTGGTGTTCCGGTGTTAGCGTCAACAAATGGACTAATACCTAACTGTGTAAAAATTCCAGCATTAGTTGACTGTCCTTCTACTAGACGAATTTCGCCGCCACGACTGTGTTTAATTAAAATTCTATTTGTACTGTCTACTTCAGCGGTTACAAATGGAACACCTGCTGAAGTAATAGCTTGCGCAACTGCATTAGCATCAGATGGAGCATCTTCTATATTTGCGTTTGCAATTAAAATTGTTACAGGTGTTGAAAATGCTGAACTTCCAGGTTCTGTTGCAGAAATAGTTAGATTGTAGCCAGCACCAGCAGTGTCAGTTAATCCAGTAATGATTCCTGATCTAATAGTAGTAGCACCAACCGCGTGTCTTCTATAAATTTTAAATGTTGCTAAAGGATTTGTATCTCCTGCCACGTTACTTTGAATAAACAATGCACCAATTGAAAGATTCTGTCCACCACCAATTCTGTCAAGTTCAAATATTGCTTGTTCAGCAGTTGGATAAATTGGTGCTTCAATGCTTTCAAATAATCTTGTTTCAGTATTCCAAAGTTTCACTCTCCAGCGAGCACCTGCGTTTGGTTCAGTAGTCTTGATCCATACAGAGCCTGTAGGACGTGGATTAGTGTCAGTTTCTTTAAAAGCAGGAACTTGTGTATGTTTTGCAATGTGCAATGATGGAGGATAAAAAGTCTTAGTTGATTGACTTTCAGTTAAAATCCCCATAGATACTAGAGCAGCTCCAGAACCGCCTTTAGATAGAACTACAGCGCCGGACAATGTTGAATCAGGACCTGATACTGCGCCGTCACTGTAAATTACAAGTCTATTATCTTCTACACCAGCAGTAATGCCATTAATATTAAGATTATTAATTGTAGTAGCTAGCCCGGTCATAGTCATACCGCCAGTTACAGTAACGATACTGTCATTAATTAAGAATGTACCGCCTGACAGTGTTGGATTTGCTACAGTAGCTTTAACTGTTGGCCAACTAGTTCTCCATTCATCGCTACCAACTTCGACCCAGGTGCCGCTCTTATTTCTGTACCAGAATGTATTTAAGTTAGAAACAGCAACAACTGCATAATCACCAATTTGACCAATTGAACCTAGTGGAGCGCCAGGATTAGATAATGTGCCAGTAACTTGTACAACTTCTGTCAGTACCAAAGGAACCTTATTTGTAAAGCTCTGTCCACCAGTTACAGTTATAGGATTGCTATTCCACTCTTGAATACCAAATTGAGATGTTTGTGTATCTAACCAATAAGTTCCAGCAGCAGGATCTGCTGACGGTACTGAAGAACTTGGTCTTAGAAGATTTAAATCAATAGGAGCTCTAACTACCCAAGCTCTGTTGCTTACTCCTAAGAATGAATAAGCTGCTTGCAGACCGTACTCATTTAGTTCACTACCGTGAATAGGATTATTATTAGAATCAATTTGAAACAACGGATCACCGAACGTGTCAGCTAAATCACGCTGTGAGGTTAGCAGGAATGGTTTACCTGCATTTTGTGCTAGTGTGCCCTGAGCTACGCCTGATCCTGAAGCGTTAGTTTTGTTCTCAGCACTAGCAACGAATATAACTGGGGTTGTACCTGGTTCAGCTGGAGTGTAGAAACTTTCGTCTACAACGCTAACCTGTACGCCTGGTGATGTTAAAGCCATTCTGTATCTCCTGTTGGAATTGGTTTTTCTTGTATATATTTACCATAAAAGGTACAAAACAGGCTTTATAACAGTTCAAAAAAGGGGTGAAAAAGGTGAGGTAAATACACTATGCGACCATTATGTCAATGCGGCCAACGACCCGCAGCAATAAATTATAAAAAAGAAGGTAAAACCTTCTATAGAAAGAAATGCGAGGTATGTTTACGCCACGGAGTAAACCACGGTGTACCAAAATGGAAACAGTCGGGCTATGAGAAAAAAAATTATTGTGAAAAATGCGGATTTAAAAGCAAGCACCTAGAACAGTTTAATGTTTTTCATGTAGACGGAAAGTTAGAAAACTGTCGTCCTAGCAATTTAAAAACAATATGTGCAAACTGTCAACGTGTGCTTCAAAAAGAAGGCGTTAAATGGAAGCAGGGCGACCTTCGACCAGACTTTTAGTCCTAGCAAACAATTGCTCTATTGTTCCGTTGTTGTCTAATTCGTAATCAAATTCAGTTCCTACCCATGCAGTTTCGCTAGCATGTATTTTTAAATGTTTTAATTCTTGTGCAGCCAAATTATGCCCTTGATTAGCAGATACAGCTAGGTTATACCAAGCAGGTAACTCTCCTCTTTTAACCAAAACAATTTTTCCGCCAGAGTCTTTGATACTTTTGATTTCGTTTGGGAACCGACAGTCGCTTATAACCACATTATCTTTGCTATTGCGCAGTTTGTTCTCTAACGATGCAATCCATATATCATCGTGAAAGCTTCTTCGACAAACTTCTGTGCCCCAATATTGCAGAACCCAGCGAGGAGTTAGTGTAGGTATTGCTAATCGTTCTGCCCACCACGGATCTACCTGTTCGCGCCACTCGCGAGCCTCTTTAGTTCGACCTTCAAGCATGGTACGATCCCAGCCAAACACTGCGGCGACCGCATCCTTTAGAGTTGATGCAAAACTTTCTCTTCTAAATTCATGAAAATTAACTAGATAGTCTGCAACAGTATCTTTGCCCGACCCAATAAAACCGCAAATACCAATAATCATATAGCCTCCGTAGATGCTATATGTTACTTTATTTTTACAGTAAAGTCAAATGATAATTAACCAATTATAAAGCCGTAGCCGTTACCACCTGATACTGCGGTTGCTACTTCTGTCTCTAATTTTTCCATTTCGGCTTGTGCTTCTGACTTGAGAGTGTCACCGTTGAGTTGACTGCCGCCCTGTGGTCCAGAAATAGTTGCAAATTTAGACCTTGCTTCACCTAGCATGTACTTGCAGGCTGCAAGCGTGTAGTCTTTAAGCCATTGTTTGGCCATATAGTCTTCGAGCAGTTGACTATCTGGACGATAATTGTGTACATACAACATTAGTGTTTCGTCTGCTCGTGGACGTTGTAAAATAACTAATTTTTTAGTCACTGCGTTCCATCTAAATTCAATAAAACTACCAAACATACGTCCTACTAGTTCTTGGTACTGACTAAAAAAATCATATGTGGCTAATCCGCCCATGTTCGATGAACTTAGCAGGTATGTATTTGTATAAGCTAAGTTAAATGGTTCAAAAATTGTGCCGCCATCGCCGCTGCCTGACCTACTGCCTACGCTTCTACGGAAAATTTGTCTAACTTCCATAACTTCGTTGGGTAGTGTGTACTCGTTCTGATCAATCACAGTATTCATAAAGATATAACTATCCTCAACTGAGCCATCACTACGTTGGCGATAACGGGTGAGTGCTTTTGTCAGCCCTGTTTCGTAATGTACTGGGTCTAGTTCGACATCAACCATCCCACCGCCAAGCATAGCGTAGACATAGTCAAAAACTTCTTGTTTTTGTGTTTTTAAATCAGCCATATAGTTCTCCGTACAGTATTTATCGTAGCGATAAATATACACATGCCAAGATTATCCTTATACAAGCCTGAAAAAGGCAAAGATTACGAGTTTCTAGATAGACAAATTCTAGAAATGTTTACCGTTGGCGGTACTGATATCCTAATACACAAGTATATAGGTACAGATGACGGTACTACTGTAAAAGATGAAACACAGATTCAAGATGTTATGTTTGGTGAAAACCGTGATAGACGTTATGACCCTGATATTTACACCCATAGAGCAATCTATAACGTACAAGATTTAGATTTTAACCTAAGTCAGTTTGGGTTATTTTTAAGTAACGACACACTGTTTATGACTATACATATTCGCAGTAGTGTAAAAACACTAGGGCGCAAAATTATGTCTGGTGACGTGATTGAATTACCTCATTTAAAAGATGAATATGCTCTTAACGATTATTCAATGGCGCTAAAAAGATTTTATGTTGTTGAAGAAGTCACAAGAGCAGCCGAAGGTTTTAGTCAAACTTGGTATCCACACTTGTATAGACTAAAACTTAAACAAATTTACGACGGGCAAGAATATAAAGACATCCTTGATTTACCTGCAGACGAAGAAGCACCCGGTGGACCTAATCTAAGAGATTTTCTTAGTACATATGAAAGAGAAATGCAGATCAACGATGCTATTCTTGAAGAAGCTATTAGTGAAACACAACAAAGCGGTTACGACACTAGTCATTTTTTTACACTACAAGCAGATAGCACTGGTAAAACTGAATTAACACAAGTTCAAAATCCCGAAGGGTTTAGCGAAATGGCTAAGCCTGATCGACCGGGCTATCAAGGTTATCTTATTGGTACACTTGCTCCTAACGGAGAAGTATTTGGACATGGTATTGCATTTCCTAGTACACCGCAAGATGGTGATTATTTTTTAAGAACAGATTTTTTACCTAACAGGTTGTTCAAATATAAAAACAGTCGTTGGAATAAGGTGCAGGACCTACGCCGTGCAGATATGATTAGTGCGGACACTGCAAATAATCAGAAGGGTGATTTTATTAACAACAGTTCTACATCAACAGTGGCAGGAGAAACGTTTGATCAACGACAATCTCTGTCAAAAGCACTTAGACCCAAGGCAGATAATTAATGCAACATTTTTACGATGCTCAGATAAGACGTTATCTAACACAAATTGTTAGAATGATGAGTAACTTTAGTTATAAAGACGGCAAAGGTCGTTTAGTTCGTATTCCTGTAATGTACGGCGATTTAACTAGACAGGCTGCAAGTGTTATAAGTCAAAATTCAGAAAATAAAATTCCTAGTGCTCCAAGAATGGCTGTGTATATTACAGGACTAGAGATGGATAGAACTAGGACCGGTGATAGTAGTTATGTTAACAAAGTTAATATTAGAGAGCGAGCGTTTGATAACTCAGGTAACGAATATTTAAAAACTGAAGGTAAAAATTACACAGTTGAAAGGTTAATGCCAACGCCTTATATATTAACTGTCAATGTTGACATATGGTCAACAAATACTGATCAAAAATTACAGATCATGGAACAGATATTAATGCTGTTTAATCCTAGTTTAGAAATACAGACCACTGACAATTATATTGACTGGACCAGCCTCAGTGTTGTAAATTTAGAAAGTATTACTTTCAGTAGTAGAACTATTCCCGCAGGTACAGAAAGTGAAATTGATATTGCTACATTAAATTTTACAACTCCTATATGGCTTACACCTCCAGCTAAAGTTAAGAAGCTCGGTGTCATTACAAATATTATCACAGCTATATTTGCAGACAATGGTTTAGAAATTAACATGGACGACAGTGTATTTGCTGAAAGCCTTGTTAAGGAAGCAGTTATTGTAGACGAGGACGGTGAGTTGACAACTACTACACGCAACGGAACCAGAGAAGGCATGACTTTTGAAACAGGCATTGTAGCATCAAGTCACAGAAACTACGACCTTGTGTTTTTAAATGGAGTTGCAAAACTTCTAGGAAGAGGTACAATTGGTGCAGAAACTTGGACAGGTTATTTAAAAGCTATTCCTGAAGTATTTGAGTCAGGCATAACTGAATTAAGATTACAACGTCGAGATAATTACGGTGACATTGTTGGTACTGTAAGTATTAATCCTCTCAATGAACGTGAACTGATAGTTAATCTAGATCCAGACACACTGCCTACTGATACTACAATTAACGGGCCTAATGGTGCAAGAAGTAAAATTGATTATATTATAGATCCGTTGAAGTTTGACCCTAGAGGAATACTAACAGAAAGTCCAAGAATATTGTTATTAGGCAATGTTGGTCATACTTACAAACAACGTATTGTAACCACTACCAAAACTATGTTAATAGACACAGGTGTGCCGTTTGAAGATGTTAGAGGTATTCGAGTATTAGTAAACGGCAACGAAGTGAATACTACAACTGAAACATGGAGTGATTCATCCAATGACTCAGAAACTTATAAAATTAAATTTCCTGCACTGTTGAACATTGGTGCAATAATTGATTACGAAATATATCTAGACGAAGACGGTCCTGATGCTTGGAAGAATCTAGATGGATCTGACTTTGCTGCGTTTGCAAATGATATAGTAGAGTGGGACGGTTCTCGTTGGCACATAGTATTTGATGCTTCTGCAACATCAACTGTTACTTATACAACCAATTTAAACACAGGTACTCAATATAAATGGCAAGACAAAGAATGGGTGTTGTCATTTGAAGGAGAATATCCAGACGGTACTTGGAGATTAGCATACTAAGATAATTATTAGTATGAGTGATATAGTTTGTAGTGGTGCATTATTCTATGCACTAAATTCTAAACGTTTTTTGTTCTTACATAGAGCCCGAGGAAAACAGGGCAATATGTGGGGCCTTGTAGGCGGCACTAACGAAGGTGCAGAAACTCCCTGGGAAGGTCTTAAGCGAGAAATTGTTGAAGAAATTGGTTCTGTAGAGATTAAGAAAACAATACCTTTAGAAACATTTATTTCTAACGATAATAAATTTAGTTTTCACACATACTTGTGCGTTGTAAAAGAAGATTTTATCCCTAAACTAAATGAAGAACATGACGGGTATGCTTGGGTATCATTTTCTCAATGGCCAAAACCTCTGCATCATGGGTTGCGAAACACTCTTCAGAATAAAACAAATCTAGCTAAACTACAAACTGTATTTCAAGTCATTGATTTAATTAATTAATATGCTATCACTTAAAGATTCAGAAAGTTTTCAACGCGAATATTTGTTGTATAAAGCAGCTATAGAAAATATTGAAGTAGAATCTGCTCGAGAACGGGGTTTTTCTTTATTGGCCAAATTACGTGACTATTGCAATCTAATTGACGAAGGCCATAACTCGCGTAACAACGGAAATATAGATCCTAGGGCACTGCGAGATAATATTTTAGAACTAGTTGAGATTAGAAAAGAACTAACACAACTAGCAAAAGATTCTAAAATTAAATAGTTGACAATCTCTTAACTGTTATTGCACCAACCATCGGTGTAAAGCTAGGACACTGATACCTATAATTTCCAGAAATTGTTTCTGGTACTCTCCAATACAATGTACCACTGTCTTTATTTTGAGCAGCACTGCCTGTGGATACAGTTCCGTCTATAGCTACATGAACGAGTCCAGTGTTATAAGCTACTCCAGTAGGATCTTGTATTTGAAAAGGCAAACTAGGTATTGCAGCTAAATGAAATGCTATAGTAGCTCCCGCCAAGGCATATATTGTAGGATTGTTACCTGAGTAATGACTGTTGAATGTGTATGCTGTAGTACCTACATTATCAACACGCAACGTTGCCATTGCTGGTTCGTAGACTTGATCAATTGTTATATTTGCTGTATCTACGTCTGCTAGATTAGCAAACGATGTGGACTCTGCAAAAGAATTACTAATTGTTATATTTCCATCTGCATCTGTTGCTGTTTCAATACCAGCGCCGCCTATAAACTGTACTGTTTCTCCTTGGCTAATAGGTATTTGTGCAGAATCGTCAGCAGCAATACTGAACACATTTGATAAATTTAAATTTGCATTAAATGTAATTGAATCAGTAACAGGATTTGTAGTTATAGAGATATTATTCCCTGCAATTAAATCTAACACATGTGATGTAGAGTCTGCAATAATACTTGGTTGACCATTAGTTGATATAATTCCAAATGCATTATTAGCCTGTGACAGTGTAGAGAAACTTACATTCCATGCAGTGCCGTCATAGACCCAAGTAGAGTTACCAGATGTGTATACTGCGTTAGTTTGTGGATTGCTTGGAAAATTTAATGCCATTTGATATCCTATTATGCGTAAGTAGTTAAACTGCCTAGTACAGTCCAAGCAGAATCAGCTCTAATCAAAGTAAAACTAACTACATCAATTTGATTTGCTGTTCCAGCGGGCACTGTGCCGCCTTGATATTTTATTGTTTGCGTAACACCGTTAATTTGTATTGTAGAAGGAACTCTTGGAGTAGCTCCTTGAACTAAAATTAATACAGCAGAATTTGTTCTGTTGTTTGTTGTTGGAACATTTGTAAAATTAGCAGTAAAATTTGCATCTATACTTGTATGATAGAATATAGCACCTGTAGAATAATCATGTTCTACAACTCCGGTCGCGTCTACTTTTGAATTAAAAACTTCGCTAGTTTGTTGAATGATTGTTAAACCAGACAACGTAGTATCTGTAAAAGTAGAATCAGTTAAGATGTTACTTATTGATGTGTCAACATATGTTTTGACTGCCCCTTCAGTTGGAACCGCTGAATTACTAGCGTCAACTAATCCCGAGTCTATAGAAAATTCATCAATAGCTACTCCTAGGGTAAATCCTAGAGCTCCTATTTGTGTGAGTGTTATTTCCGCAGTAACACTTAACGTGCCGTCTGGGCTTACTGATAGACCTACACCAGGTTTTACAATTCCAGCTACTTGACTAGTTGCAATTCCTGGTATTGTTGGCTTATTTGATAAGTCACTGTAATTTCCAGACAACGCCACTACAGATAATGTAGGAAGTGTGACTGGCGGAACAGCTGGCTGGATCCATTGCGAACTAGTTCCATCATTAACATATACGTATAGATAACCGTTAGTAGTATTTAACCATAAATTACCGTTGCCGGGGGTGGCGGGTACTGTTGTGCTTACAGAAATTGATGTTCCGCCGCCACTGCCACCGCCTACACCAGCTGAAGCTGCTTTGGCAGCAAATACACTATTAGATATATTGGATAAATCTGTCTTAGCAATTTCAAAGCCACCACGATCTCGCCCACTAAATACTCGCAAGCTGTTAGTAGCACGATTAAAGAAAACTTCGCCGCTAGACCCCACATTTCGATCTAAAAAATCGTCTGCTCTAGGTATAATACGGATCCTATCTACTACAGGTGTTGTTGACATGTTTAGTCCTCTATGTAGTATTTATTTCGGACTGAGATCGTTTTTGATAACTATATTGCATTTTACGTATAATTACACGTATATTTTAAAAATTCTAGGAGAAAGTTTATGGATTTTAAACAAATTACCTTTGGTATTGATAGTAGAGCAAAACTAGTAGAAGGAGTTAATATTCTTGCAGACGCAGTTAAAGTCACACTAGGACCAAAAGGAAAAAATGTTGTAATTCAAAAAACATATGGTACTCCTTTGGTCACTAAAGACGGAGTATCTGTTGCAAAAGAAATATTCTTAAAAGATCATGTGCAAAACATGGGTGCGCAGATGGTAAAGGAAGTTGCTTCTAAAACTGCTACAGTTGCTGGTGACGGAACAACCACTGCAACTGTTTTAGCGCAAAGCATTGTTAAAGAAGGCATGAAATTTGTCACTGCTGGAATGAATTCAATGGATTTAAAACGCGGTATAGATAAAGCAACTGCTGCAATAATTAGTGAGCTAGAAAAACACGCTGTAGCATGTACTACTCAAGAAGACATTGCAAAAGTAGCATCTATTTCTGCTAATTCTGATGAAACTATTGGAAACTTAGTTGCCAGAGCAGTAAACAAAGTTGGCAAAGACGGCGTAGTCACTATCGAAAATGGTACTGGGTTAACTGATGAGTTAGAAATAGTCGAAGGCATGCAATTTGACCGGGGATACCTTTCTCCTTACTTTGTAAATCTTTCTGAAAAGCAACTAGCAGTTTTAGAAAATCCCTATATCCTTATTTGCGATCATAGAATAGCTTCAGTACAAGATCTAGTACACATATTAGATAATATTGCTAAAGAAGGTAGACCGTTGCTTATTATCGCTGAAGATGTAGAAGGTGAGGCTCTTTCTACATTGGTTGTTAATTCTATTCGCGGAAATATTAAAGTATGTGCTGTAAAAGCTCCAGGATTTGGTGATCGAAGAAAACACATGCTTCAAGATATTGCAGTTCTTACTGGTGGTACTCTAATTTCTAATGATCTTGGTACAAAATTAGCAACAGTTAAATTAGAAGATCTAGGTCAAAGTAAAAAAGTTGAAGTTGGTAAAGAAAATACTGTTATTGTTGACGGAAACGGAGACCCTAAAAAAATAAAAGATAGAATATCTTTTATCCTAGCATCACTCAACGAAGTTACTGCTGAGTATGATAAAGAAAAATTAAAAGAACGTGCTGCTAAACTAGTAGGTGGAGTGGCTGTTATCAAAGTAGGTGCAGCTACTGAAGTTGAAATGAAAGAAAAGAAGGATCGATTTGATGATGCTGTACATGCTGCCAAAGCTGCAATTGATTTAGGTGTTGTACCCGGCGGTGGTACTGCACTTATTAAAATTAAAAAAGTTTTAAAGACTCTTAGCGGAAATAACAGCGATCAAAATGCTGGTATTCAAATTATTGCACGAGCAGTTGAAGAACCATTTAGACAAATACTACTTAATGCTGGTGAAACCCCTGAAATAATATTGTCTAACATTGTTGAAAAAGAATTTAACTATGGATATAACGTATCTAACGGAACGTTTGGTGATATGTTTGAAATGGGTGTGATTGACCCTGCTAAGGTAGTCAAAGTAGCACTCCTAAATGCCGCATCTGTAGCAGGATTATTGTTAACTACCGACTGTACAATATCGTTTGACGACAAAGATAAAAGTTAATTAGGGTACCCAATTAAAGTTAATAACTAGTCTATGGTCGTGTGCAATTGGGCTTGTACTAGAGTGATAAGTTAAGCCGTCAAAAATAACTAATCTATCTGCCTTAGGTGATACTGTTTGATCAACAGTAAATTTTTTATTTTTGCTCCACTCGTAACTTGACACACTTAAACTTTGATCTCGTTTTTCTTTATAAAATATTGTATCACCGTCACTGTCGTTTACATAGTAAAGAGCTGTCATGTGGCCGTCGTCCCAATCTACATGAGGTTCATGAATAATTGGATATGGAGTTCTTGTAGTAAAGCCTGCTCTGATTCTAATTAATTTACTGAGCGACATTTGACTTTCGTACAGTGCCTTAATTAATATCGATTGTGCTAGAGACATTAACGGATTCATAATCTCATTATTATTGTACATCATCAGCACCCATGACGGGTCATAAGGTTGTATTCTGTTGTCAAATTGATTATATGCAGTATTTCTTAAATAGAACCAAGGTTGGTCAAGCATTAAATTTTCTAAATAGGATGCATTTGCTGGTGAAGTTACGTTGTCTATAACTTTCATATCGTGTCCTTTACGTCAAACAAGCTGGTAAATATTTATATGATATTCAATAGCCCCGAAATAAAAATTAAATTTAAAACTTTTGATCCATTTGTTTTAAAAAATCTAGCACCACTATCTGCTCAAAAAAAATATCCTTCATGGTTTAAAGATACACCACCATTTAGCGGCGGTGGCGCCATATCAACAAACTTTGAGCCTATTCTAGCTCCAACTATTCGACGATGTCCAGCAATAAATGATTATTTTTCAACTGGTGTAACTATACCTAACTGGACCGATTTAGAATTTTTTATTGACGGACCTAAAAAGTCAATGGAATGGCGTTACTCAAATAATTACACTTCTATGGAATTAGTACAGCCGCACGATTCTAGTCAGTTTCCGCAATTAGCAAACAAGTACCTTCATGCAAAAATTGTAAGTCCGTGGATAGCTGAATGTAATTCTGACATAAAATGGTTTTTAACTAAGCCTAGTTATTTTTCTGAGTTTGATGATCAGGATGTGTTGTTCTGTGACGGAGTTGTTCAATTTTACAACAACTTTGTAACTAATGTAAACTTATTTTTTCCTATTAGAGATCAATCCTATACTGTGAAATTTTCAGCAGGTGAGCCTTTTCAGAAGTATATTCCGCTTACAGAAAAGACGGTAAATATTACTACTGAATATTGTACCCAAGAGTATTATGACCTCGCAGCACTAAAAGGAAGAAAAATTTCCTACCATCTGGGAAAACTATACAATATTTTTAAAAGAAATAACCGCAAGGAGAGAGAAAAATGAGTACCACAAGAATAGTCAACGGCGTAGAATACACAATACCGCCAGGAACAGAACATATATGGACTGTGCCAGAAGAAGTAGTAGTAACTGCTCCTAGAGATGAAGTAACTGTAATTGATGCAATCAACGGTCTAAGAGTGCAGGCTATAGTTCGAAATCAAAATGAAGCAAGAATACTTGCGTTAACAGATCAATTAGCTAGTATTTGGCAAAACTTTGTAGACACTACAATTACCAAAGCTGAATTAACAACACAGGTTGGTAATTTTAGAAACACTGAACTAGAAAATACAGAAGGTGTTGATAATATAACTGTTCAATTTTTTGAAACAGTAATTCTTAAAATGTTAAGCGAAAGCAATCCATGATAAAGCCAGTTAAAAAAATTATAATAGTAGGCGGCGGCAGCGCAGGTTGGATGAGTGCCGCTGCATTAATAAAAGCATATCCTGAAAAAGAGATTGTTGTAATTGAAAGTCCAAATGTTCCAATCGTAGGCGTAGGAGAAAGCACACTTGGCGGAATTAATGACTATTGTAAATTTTTAGAAATTGACGAAAAAGATTTCATGACATTTACTGATGCAAGTTATAAAATGAGCATCAAGTTTACTGACTTTTACGAAAAAGATGCAGGTGGATTTCATTATCCGTTTGGAAGACCATTAACACAAGGTACTATTAACGGAATGAATGATTGGCTCGTTAAAAAAGCACTATATCCAGATACTCCAATCGGTGATTATGTAAACTGCTTTTTTCCGGCCGCTGCTCTATGGGATCATAACAAGTTTGCGTTAAACAACTACGGACTTTTTGATAACTACGAACCAGACAATGATGTAGCATATCATTTTGATGCAACAAAATTTGGTGCTTGGCTTAGAGAAAGATATTGCAAGCCTAGAGGTGTAAAACACATACCTACTACTGTAATAGATATTAAAGTAAACGAAAATGGTGTAGAAAAACTTGTACTTGAGTCAGGCGATGAAATTTCTGCTGATTTATATGTTGACTGTACTGGCTTCAAAAGTATTCTGTTAGCAGGCGCTCTAAAAGAAGAGTTTGTATCATATAGTAATATGTTGCCAAACAATAAAGCTATAGCAACTCGAATTCCATATAAAGATAAAGAAAAAGAATTAGAACCATTTACTAATAGTACAGCTATTGGCAATGGATGGGTATGGAATATTCCTAGTTGGGAACGCTTAGGTACAGGATATGTATATAGTGATAAATTTATTACTCCAAAAGATGCTAGAGAAGAATTTAAACAACATCTAATGAGCGATAAAATGGTAGTGCCTAGAACTAGAGAAGAAGTTGATGCTCTCGAGTTTAACGATATTAGTATGCGTGTTGGAATTCACAAAAGAACTTTTGTAAAAAATGTTGTTGCTATTGGATTATCTGCAGGATTTATTGAACCACTAGAATCAAATGGCTTGTATACTGTACACGAGTTTTTATTTAAATTAATTAAAACACTTGAGCGTCCAGCAATTACCCAATGGGATAAAGATGTATACAATGCAGCAACATTTGGTATGTGGAGAAATTTTGCACAATTTGTTGCAATGCACTACGCATTAAGTATCAGGGACGATACAGAATATTGGAAGGCTAATGCTAATCGAGTTTATTCTCCAGGCATGCCGTCATTAGAGCCAGAAACTGCTATAGGATTTTATAAACTTCAAGGCGCAAAAATGTTTGAGTACGGTCATGATTCAGACATAGCAGGAATTAATTGGATTAGTGTAGGAATGAATTATTTTGTTTCTGATAAGACAACTGTAACTCTTAGACAAAATTTAAGAAGAGAAAATTTTAGAATTACTTACGACCCTATTTTTAGAATGTGGGAAGAAAGAAAAGCTCGCTGGAATGAAAGTGCAAAAAATTACGGAAGTCTTTATCAATATTTAAAAGACAACATTCATAAAGGACAAGAATAATATGTTGGTTAACAATATTTTTGCTGGAAGGCTTGAACCGTCAGCTACTGTAGGCGGGTGCATAGATATTTTTGAAAATGCTTGGCCTGAGCCAGAGTTAACTATTGCAAGGATTGAACAAGAGTGTTCAAATATTAATTCAGGTGTTGGTTGGAGTAGAGCAGGAACCGTAGGTCAAGGGCATCGACAACAAGCTCGTACTAATTTAGGGTTAGGTATTACCTTAGGCGGCGAATCTGTTGATAGTCAAACTATGAAAGACATACACAATCAAATGTATTTTCTTTTATTAGCATCTACAATTCCGTATACTGAACGATATGAAATGAATGAATACTTGTATCATGAACCGTACCAAGCATTAAAATATAGAGACGGTGAAGAATATAAAGCACATTACGACGGTGGAACTCAATCAGGTAGATGTATTAGTGCAGTCGTATATCTCAACGACGAATACGAAGGTGGACACATTGAGTTTCCTAATTTTAAAATTAAGATAAAACCTCAAAAAGGTATGTTGATTTTATTTCCATCTAATTTTGCGTATAAACATGTTGCACATCCTGTAACACAAGGAACAAAATATAGTCTAGTTACTTGGATTCACGATCGTCCAATTCAAGGAATGTAACAATGACTAATGCGGATCTTTTTCAAAAAAATAAGTATGTGCAAGTTAATAATGTATTGTCGCCCGAGCTGATCAATATAGCAACTACCTATGCGTTATTAGATGAAAGAAATGATCTATCATTAGAGGAAGGCGACTCTCCACAAATTCATAATTCGCATAGCAAGTATGCTGATACGTTAATAGAAGCTTTTTTATTGTATCTGCATCCTATGATGGAAGAAAATACAGGTCTTAAGTTACATCCAACCTATTCGTATTATAGAGTTTACAAACCTGGCGCTGATTTAGTAAAACACATCGATCGTCCTAGTTGCGAAATTTCTACTACAGTTACCTTAGGTTTTGATTATAAGGGTGCTGATTACGAATGGCCTATATTTGTTGGCGATGCTAGATGTGCTATGCAGCCAGGTGATCTTGTAATTTATAGAGGCTGTGAAGTAGAACATTGGCGCGAAGTATTTGATGCTCCGACTAATTCGTTTCATGTGCAATTTTTCTGTCATTATGTTGATGCTAACGGACCGTATGCAGATTTTAAGTTTGATAAAAGACCGTTTATTGGATATGATAAAGAAGGTAAATTAAACAAAACTGTTTCCAAACATTATTTTCCAAACAAAAAATATTTGACATTTACAGGATAGTATGATAGAAGTATTTGATAATATTCTATCCGCCGAAGAGTGTGATCACATAGAGCAGTTTTTAAGAGATCCAAAATTTCCTTGGTTTTTATCTATAGGACACAATCATTGTACAACAGATTTTGATAATATTAAAAAAAATTCAAACTCTTGGTCTGGTGAAGCACTGTTACTTACACATGTATTTTATCTTGATAAATTAAAAAATTCTGATAATTATCTATTGTCAGATTTTATATTAAATAGATTCTTAGATCGTTCTAAAATTCAATTTACAGAACTATTTAGATCTAAAGCAAATCTACAACCAGCATCGCATAATGCTAATCAAATATATACAACTCCACACATTGATGGTAATAGTGACCATAAAGTCCTAATATATTATGCCAACAACTGCGACGGAGATACGTTTATTTTTAATGATCATGCTACAGGATCTATACTAAAACAAGTTACTCCTAAAAAGGGAAGATTTTTATTATTTGATGGAAATCTATATCACGCTGCTGGCTTTCCAAGCGAATCAAATTTTAGACTTAATGTAAATTTTAATTTAATATGATACACGGTAAAATAGAAGATTTTATTGGCATTTACGAAAATGCTGTTAGTGCAGAACATTGCAATGCTATGATCAACTACTTTGAAAGTCTTAGAGACTATAATCTTGTTATTGATCAAGATCAATATACTACACAAGCTACTGTAAGAAAAGACGAATCAGTATTTTTATGCCACCCTGATGTAATAACATTGCCTAAAGGTTCACCTATTATTTTTCCGTTTGCAGACGCATTATGGAAATGCTACGAAGATTATACTAAAGAGTTTGAAATGCTAAGAACTGCTGCCAAACACGGTTTTTATATGTTGCGTATACAGCGAACTGATAAAGGCGGAGGCTTTCATAATTGGCATTTTGAAAATACTGGAAATGAAACATCAAATAGATTAGTCACATTTATGATGTATCTTAACGATGTAGAAGAAGGAGGTGAAACAGAATTCCTTTATCTCCATAAAAGAATAAAACCTAAAGCAGGTACTATGCTAATATGGCCGTCTACCTATACACACACGCATCGAGGAAATCCTCCGCTAAGTGGAACAAAGTATATTATAACAGGATGGTTAACATACTTTGAATAAGTTAATATGATTCATATAGATAAAAATTTTAAATTTGTAATTGTAGGCGGAGGTAGTGCTGGATGGATTTCTGCACTATTTGTTCGTGCAAACTTTCCTGATAGTCAGATCACTGTTATACAAAGTAGCGAAATAGGAATACTTGGAGCAGGTGAAGGTACTACTCCTCATATTATAGATTTTTTAGATGAAATTGATGTTCCTGTAAGCAGACTAATCAAGGATGCAAAAGCAGTTTTAAAAAGCGGTATTAAATTTTCTAATTGGAACGGTGATAGAAAATACTACTACCATTCGTTTATGGATAACCCAGAGTTGGATCATACTATATTCAGCGAATTAAAGCACACAAAGTTACCATTATTAGATCTCGAAGTGATTGCTAACGGAGGATCATTAGATGACATAGGTTTTAATTCAGCAGCGTCTGATAGAAATTGTGTGAGATTTATTCCTAATCCATCTGCTACTAACAAAGATTTAGATCCTATACTACACTTTACTAGATTAGGAAGAACTGCGCTTCATTTTGATGCTAACTTACTAGCATCGTGTCTTGAAAATATAGGCAGGTCAAGAGGCATTAATGTCATAGACGGCATTGTTACAAACTTTACTACTACAGACAGTGGACATATTACATCAGTTAATATTGATTCAAAAAAGATTGAATGCGATTTTGTGTTTGATTGTTCGGGCTTTAAGAGATTAGCCATTGGTAATTTGTATAAAACGCCATGGAAAAGTTACAAAGAGTATTTGCCTGCAAAGCGAGCAATGCCATTCTTTATTCCAAATAACTCACAAATAATTCCTCCTTACACAGATTCAACCGCTATGAAATGGGGATGGATGTGGAAAATTCCAGTTCAAGGCAGATTTGGTTGCGGATATGTTTATGATAGCGATAGAGTTTCTGATGAAGATGCCAAAGCAGAACTAGATCAAGAAATAGGTATTGAGGTTGAAGTGCCTAGGATATTAAACTTTGAACCAGGTAGATTTGAAAAAATATATGAAAAGAATTGTTTAGCTATTGGACTAAGTTCGGGCTTTATAGAACCGTTAGAGGCTACCTCTATATGGACGTCATTGATGATGCTGAATGCATGGATAGAAAATCCGGCGGCCATAACACATAACGATCAGACTGCTAGAGATAAAGTTAATCAACGGCATTGTGACATGAACGATAACACTCTAGGATTTGTTTATTTTCATTATATCACAAAAAGGGATGACACTACGTTTTGGAGTAATTTCACTAAAGACAATAAGATTCCAGCATCGTTGCATAAGTTATTAGAAGAATCAAAACACACAATACCTAGTTATGATATGTTTTCTAACATAGGTCTAGACTGGGCTGCAAAGAGCTTTTTAGCATGCGGTAATGGACAAAAGTTTTTTAATCCTGATCATGCTAAAAAAATATTTGATGCTTACTATAATGGTAAAAGAAAAGACGATTATGATCTATTAAAGTATCAGTACTTTAGAAATATTAATTTAAATTTAACAACATTAATAGATCACTATTCTTTTATAGAATATATGAGAAATAATTAATGATTGTAAATAACGTTCTTTCTACTAACGATTATAACAACTTATACAATCTAGTATCGGGCGTAAACTTCCCGTGGTATTATCAACCTGATATAGCATTTAGAGGGTTTGATGAGCCTGTGCAAGATCCACGTATGTTTCCTAGTCATGGTTTTACTCATGTAGTATGGGATTGTGATCAAGGAAAAGTATCAGATGTTTTGCAATTTGTAGCACCAATTATTGAAAGTTTTCAAAAACAACTTGGTGTTAAAATTAATAATTTTTTAAGAATAAAAATAAATTTACAAACACCAATTATTGGATATACTAACGATCACTATAATGGCCCGCATATTGATAGATTTGATCCGCACAAAACACTCATCTATTATCTTAATGACAGTGACGGTGATACTTTCATTTTTAATAAAGAATACAATCCTAACGATAAATCAACTTGGCATCCAGTTAGTCCGGATATTAAAGAAAGAGTTACTCCAATTGCAAATTCTTTATATTTTTTAGAAAACGGATTCACTTATCATTCAGGAAGCAATCCAGTTAATAGTCCAAGAAGAATCACAATTAATATCAATTACAACTAATGGCAAATTTAATAATAGATAGATGGTTTTCAAATCCGGTATGGGAAACTGATCTAAATTTAAACAATGACGAACTTATAGCATATGCTTACGAGCTAAAATCAAAGAAAGACGGAATACATAAATCTAATAGAGAAGGGTGGCAATGTTCTGATATTGAAAATCCACCTAACTCTTATTTAAATTTAATAGAATCAATAAACAACACGCTGGTCGATGTGCATCGATCAATGGGATTAAAAATAGAATATCCATCATATGTTAAAGGCAGTTGGATTAATATTAATCCATATGGCAGTTACAATCTTAGACACCTGCATCCAAGAAGTTTATTCAGTGGAGTATATTATCCTAAAGTTCCAGAAGGCGAATGTGGTGATTTAATTTTTTATAGAGATCATGTAATGCTCAGTTACTTACCAAATCATATTGTAGAAAATTGGAATGATATGACTAGTGGAACAACTGTATATAAAGCAAGGACAGGAATGCTTTTAATTTTTCCTAGTTGGTTAGAACATTCTGTTACTACTAACCTTACTAGTGAAGATAGGATTTCAATAAGTTTTAATACTAACTACGACTATTAAATAGACGTTTTTCCTCTAGTCAGCACACCGTAGTTTTTATCGTTAAATTTGTCCATAAATCTAAAGTGTGCATCTTTAGAATATGGAATTTTTAATTCGTCTATTCTTTCTAATACTTGAGGTTGTACGAATCTTCCATAGAACGCTTCTAGATCTTCACCCCAGTTATGTCGTATGATATAATATTCTGCATAAGGGCACCAAGCTGCATATACTGCTGTGCCGCCGCCTCGTTCTATGATAACTTCCCATATTTCAACATCTTCGATTTCCATAATCCTGTCGTAGCTCCAATCAGGACTAGGTGGTAAAACTATTTTATCTGAGTCCATGTTATTATCATTCCACACTTCGTCATTAAAATCTTCAAAAATATTCTTAGTTGTCTTAAACTGAGGCATTATCTGTTAGATCCTTTATCGATAAATTAAGTTTTTTCCAGCTATGTTTTCCTTCGGTAGCATGCCCAGTATAAAGTTCTCCAGTTTCTTGATCAATTAAGATCCATTTCTCTGGACACTTAGTTACTACTGTAAGTGTTATTGCAGATTCTAATTCTGCAACTTTTTTACTGTTTTTTAATTTTCTTACCTTCATTACAGATACCTATTGATAATTTGTAGTAATATGTTTTAGAAAGTCTGTTTCAGCAATGTGATACATGTTAGATTCTATTAGATCTTTGTGCGCCGATTCAGGATTAAGTAAGTCAAGTCCTGCCATACTCCAATTCCATAAGCCAATTGCAGGTGCACCAAAATTATTAGCTATTTCAAAATAACTTACTAACTTATTTTTTGATCGAGTAATAATATTATCAGCGAACGGACTAACAATATTGTTTTCTTTTATATGGCGCCAGAATGGAGTATCTGCTCTAGTGCCTTGGTAGTGCATAGAAACAAAGTCTAGATTAAGATCATAAAAATGTGCAGTTCGCGTGTTATATGAATCTTGATTTTCTATTAGGTTTGTAGTTTTAAGATCACTTGATAAGAAGTCATTAATAAACAATAGTAGTTGAGCAATAGTAGTATGGATACTTGTAGCTTGTAGCGGTTCAACAAAACAACTTGCTAGTCCTAAGGACAATACATTTTTTTCCCAGAACTTTTCTGATCTGCCTGGGTCAAAATTTATTATCTTAATAGGAGTAATTTCTCTTCCAAGTAACTGCTCCACTTCAAGTTTAGCATCTTCTGCTGATATAAAATTATTGTTGTAAACATAACCGCATCCTCGTCGAGTTTGTAAAGGTATGTCCCACATCCAACCAGATGACAGTGCCGTAGCATCAGTCCAAGGTTTTATTTTATCATTTTGAGTATAGTCTAAAAGAAATGGCATTGCAGTATTGCAGGGCAAATACTTACTGTAGGACTTCCATCCTACATTTAATTTTTTCATTAGAATTTTATTAAAGCCGCTGCAATCAATAAAAAATTCTGATTCAATTTTTCTACCATCATCTAGAACTACTGATTGTATATGTCCGTTTTGAGGATCAAGCACACAGTCTTTAACTATAGCGTCAATGTGTGTGATGTTATCTTTTATGCAGCGTTCTTTAAAAAACTTTCCAACTTTGTGTGCATTAAAATGAAACGCATTAAACACATTGTAGTTTCTTTCTACTTCGTAGTCTAGACCTATTTTAGAAGCGATATGAGCTTTGTCTTTACCAAACTTGTGCAGTACATATTTAAACACATGATCATTCATTCTACCAGCTGAAGGACTGCCGTCTAGGGGTGTAAAAAATGAAGTATTATCACCTAACCAATTATTAAATTTAATACCAATTTTGTTAGTTGCATCACAGTAGTCTACAAACTCTTGTAGATTAATGTCAGTTTTGAAATATCTTCCAGCTAAGAGATCAGTGAAGAATCCTGTAGATCCTTCTCCGGCACCAATAATGCCAATTTCACTTGATTCAATTACTGTAATTTTGTGTATGTTTGGCTGCGACTTACTTATACAATAAGCCGCTAGCCAACCGGCTGTGCCGCCGCCAACGATTGTTATATTCATACTTTAATTTATGCTGCATGTTAGATCAAATCTAACAAAAGTGAATTAAGTATTTCTGTATCGAATTACAACGACTCCAGGGCCGCCGTCACCACTTTGTGTGTTACTCCAATATCCGCCACCACCGCCTGCACCTGAATTTGTAGCGCCTGATTGTCCTGCAACTGAGCCTGTTCCGCCCTCACCTCCACCAAACGCATTTAAACTTCCACCGTGAGCGCCTGCAAGTCCGTAATGACCGTAGTTACCTGGGGCGTGTGTACCTGCGCCACCACCGCCAGCATATCGAGTAAGAGTTCCTGTTACTTGACTTGCTAGGCCAGCACCACCTGTGCCCATTTCGTTACCACTGCTTGTTGGTTTACCAGACGATCCAGCACCGCCTCCACCACCACCGCAGTGAATGGTAGTAGAACCTGCTGCCCAGCCAAAGCCGCCACCGTGAGCACCAAAGCCGCCAGGGTGACCTTGACCTGCTATACCGCTGCCATATCCATTGCCTTCCATGGAAATATGATCGTTATTGTTTCCTGTAGGCGTACCTTGAAGTGTAGCATTTGGCATTCCTGCTAACCAAGGATGGTTAGTTCCTTGATTTCCGTGACCGCCGGGCGCTTGTGGCCACCAACCGCCCTCACCTCCTGCTCCTGGTGTGTGTCCGCCAGGGCCACCGCCACCACTACCACCGTTATTCAATCGTATTACTGAATGTCCAGAAGTATATGAACTACCTCTACCGCCGCCGATAGCATTGTACTGCTGAGGTATTCCTGCTCCTACTACACTAGAAGGATTTCCTGGGTTTTGATTGTTAGCATTATGCTGTGTTTCTCTTGAGCCGCCTGCGCCTACGTTAATGGTATAGTTGCCTGCGGGCAAACTGGCCTGCGATTCATATATCATTCCGCCTGCGCCACCACCACCACCAATTTGTGCACCACCACCACCACCGGCAACCATTAGTACTTCTACCTGTCCTGGATATGTCATAGTAAAGGTTGTAGATCCACTGGTAAATGTGTGTATTCTATATCCACCTGTGGTACTAAGTGTACCGCCAGAACCTAGTGCAGATCCTTCGAGGGTTACCCAAACAGTTCCGTTGTATACTTCATTTCTTGCGTTATCGGTATTGTATCGAATCATTCCAGCACTTGGAGTGACTGGACGTTGTGCAGTTGTTCCACTAGGAAGTTGAATAAATCCACTATCGTTTACTGTTACATTTTTTAACGTTGCCATTTATTATATCCTATATTTCACAATAACCACACCCGGGCCGCCCAAGCCTGCTGGATTTTCGCCGCCTGGGTGAGCACCACCTCCACCTCCACCACCTCGGTTAGTTCCACCAGCTGTAGCTACTGCGCCGCCGTGTGTACCTGAATTTCCTGTGCCGTCGCCGGCACCACCTGGATCTGGACTATGGCCGTAGGCAGGATTAACGTGTGTTCCGCCAGCACCGCCAGCTGCATAAATTACTGCTGAGCCGCCTATTGCATTTGTAATTCCCTGTCCGCCGTGACAGCGAACCCAATTAGAATATCTGCTTATTCCTCGTGATCCTGCGCCACCACCTGATCCTCCAGCATGTGTTGCTCCAGAACCTTGAGTACCCGGATTTGGATATCCTGGGCCAGTGCCGTGGTGACCGTATCCGCCTGGATGTCCTTGTCCTATTACGCCTGTACCGCCTGGATGTTCACCGGGATAGCTGGTATATACTGTACCTGGAGTTCCGTTTCCGCCTGGACCGCCGCCACCTGAACCACCGCTCATTGCAGGAATTGTACTGCCTGCACTATATTGGCCACCTTTGCCGCCGCCCACTGCTTCGATGTTTGCATTTGGTCCAACAAAACTTGATGGACCGCCGGATGTTCCTTCATCTGAATAGTGATGGAATCCGCCTGCGCCACCGCCACCTCTATTAATTGTATAATTCTGTCCACCTATGACCGATACTGCTGATTCATAAACGTATCCGCCTGCACCGCCTCCGCCGCCGATTGGAGCGCCACCACCGCCACCACCTACTACCAATACTTCTGCTCTACCTGTATAAGGAGCACTAAAAGTACCACTGCTAGTAAATGTATGAATTCTATAGCCGCCTGCTGTTGTAATAGTACCGCCGGTTGCTATTGTGGTTCCTGAACCTGCACTTATTGACCCGTCTGCTGTTTTCCAAACTCCGTTAACATACTGTTCAACTTCGTTAGTAGTAGTGTTAAATCTAAAATCACCGTTGGTATTGGTTCTTGCAGCAGTATTACCTACGGCTGCTTGTATAAATCCAGTGTCGTTTACTGTTAAATTCTTTAGCGTTGCCATTCTTAACCTCGATATCTTACAATAACCACGCCTGGACCACCTGGGCCGCCGCCTTGTGGTTCTGGTGAATATGGACCACCACCACCACCACCACCTAAGTTAGTGCCGCCAGCTTGACCGTTTTGACCCGGAAGTGTATTTCCTAAACTGCCTCTACCTGCAAGAGTTGATACTCCGTGACCTGGGCTGTGATAGCCGCCGCCACCACCGCCTGCTCTCCAAACTACACCGCCGCCAATGTTTGATGCCATGCCTTCACCGCCACGACCTTGTTGATTACGATTTGAGCGTCCGTAGCCCATTGAGCCTGCGCCACCGCCTCCACCACCACCATAGTGTGTACCTGTAGGAGTTCCGTTATAATGAGCACCTACGCCACCTGGGTGTCCTTGTCCTGCTGTTCCAGCTGCTCCAGCATGTATAGTTTCTGGACCACCATTCCATCCTGGGCCACCACCACCTGATCCACCGCCACTAGTTGGTTGACTACCTGGGGGATAATGACATCCTCGGCCACCGCCTGTTGCTACAATTGATACTGGAGTACCGCCGCCAAATGTGCTAGGATTACCTGAAGTACCATCATTTGCACTATGACTTGAACAGCCATTGCCACCTGTTCCAACAACTGCGGGATACGCAGTTCCAGCAACTACAGGAACTCCGCTAACATAGATATAGCCGCCTGCGCCGCCTCCACCTGAAATACTGTGGCCTCCGCCACCGCCTGCAATTGTTAGTACTTCTACAACACCGTCTTTGGTTGGTGTAAATTGTTGTGTTCCAGAAGTAAATGTGTGAATTCTATATCCTGCTGCGGTAGTGATTGCTCCGCCTGTACTAGCATTACCTACTGTTGACTCTTCTACACGTACCCAAGCACTACCATTCCAATATTCATTAGATGCAATATCTGTATTGTATCTTATCATACCAACCGTTGGACTACCTGGTCGCTGTGCGTTTGTTCCGCTAGGAAGTCTGATAAACCCAGTATCGTTTACAGTAAGATTTTTTAATGTTGCCATTACTTAGCTGCCCTTAATTCATTAATTTCTTGTTTTAAAGTTTTAATAGATTCAATTAGATAAGCTGTTAATTTAGTATATTTAATACCTATAGTGTTACCTAGGTCATCTTTAGTAACTAAGTCTGGTAACACTTCATCTGTCCATTCAGCAATCAACCCTGCTTCGTGTTCTTTATTATCAATACGATCGTAAGTTACGCCACTTAGTTTTAAAATGCTGTCTAGTGCATTCTCAATTGGCAAAATATTTTCTTTTAATGTTATACTAGAAGTTTCAACAATGCCTGCCGCAGTTAATTGACCACCAACACCTACTCCACCTGTAACTACTAATGCTCCGTTTGTAACAGCATTTGATACTGTACTTGCTGTTACACGCATCTCTGTTGAACTCAATACTCCTGTACTTGGCACAAAAGTTAGTTTAGTACTGCTTACAGATACTGTTGACACTGTTCCTGTAGTAGCAGTAGTAATTGCTGGATAATATACTGCTGTGTCAGCTGCTTGGTTAGCCACACTAACGAATGGAGCAACCCAACTCAAATCTCCGCTTGCGTTACTTCTTAATACTGTATTATCAACGGCTGCGGCTGGAAACGTATAAGTTACGTTAGCACTAACAGTTGCGGGTGCCCTAAGTGCTACAAAATTGCTAGAGTCAGCATCGGCTAATCTTAAACTATTTTGAGCATTAATCTGCATAGAACTAACAGACTGCACAATGCCAGAGCCATTTGGTTCTAACAATACATTAGCATTAGACACTACAGATTGAATACTATTATTAACGGTAGTTAGGCTACCTAGCACTGCTCGACCTACTTTACCTGATGTGATTTTTCTAGACATAATCTATTTCCTTGGATTTTTATACTGTTGATGTTTCTATTCCGTAGACAACAACATCAGTGTTTGCTTGCGTTGAATAGGCATAAATTGTCCTACCATTTTGTATTACAACACCGCCACGTTCTAATACTCCACCTGGTAAAACTTCTGCATTATATTCAATGTAGTTACCTGGTGCTGGTATATTAGGATTAACTGCTAATGCTATTCGCACATTAATTGCTGTTGCATTTTTATTACAAATGCTTATAGTTACCACACTAAATGTATCTGCGGGCGGGCCGTATATACTTGTGTAGGTTGTTGCTGCCAGGGCAGCATTTGCTAAAATTCCGTTCATGTTATTTGTTCTCCAATTATCTTAAGAAATAGTTATATGCTAGAGGTAATCCTAAAACTGTGCCGTTAAACACTACATTACCTTTTATATTTATCGGAGCGCCGCTTACAGTTGTAATTGTATTGGCACCAACAAATATGTCACCTGCTGTTACTGAGTTTACATTCAATGAAGCGCCGCCGCCACCGATCTGTGCTTCAATGTACGCTTTAACAGCTCGTTGAGTTGGCACAATATTATCTGAGTTAGCAGTAAAGAATGGATCTGTACTAAATTCAGTAATACTTGCTGAGTTACCACCTAGTGTAACTTCACCTAAACTTAACTCTTGTAGTCCTGCAATATTAAATGCATCAGCATTAAGTGTTGCAACACCTGTACTCTGCTCAATACTAAACAAATCGCCAACTCGGAAATTACCGTCTTGGTCAGTAGCTGTGAAGAATACTCGTCCACCATTTGAATCAACTGTTTCGTTAGCTTGAATAGGTTGTTGTAAAGGAGTGTTTGGATAATTTGTAGTATTAAATCCGCCAGTACCAATATCTAAGAAATCGTGACCAGTTAATCGAACTTGCGAGAATCTAATACGTAGTTCTACTGCTTCGTTGTTAGCTAATCGAGTACCTACTGGAATAGCAGGACTTACTTGTAAAAATCCTGTGTACGATCCTGGACTAGTTCCTAAGAAACTAACAGTATTAACTAATTTAAAGAACTGTCCAGGTAAACTATCAAACACTATGTTTGATCCTGATACTGGCTGCTGTGTTAGTCTCTTCACAGCAATAAATGTACCGTCCTGTATAAAGTCTGCACTACCGTTAGAATTTTGACTATCAATTTCTGCACTTGCAGTAATGAACCCAGTTCCTCTGTTAACAAATGTAGGATTAGCTATTGCTCCGCTATTTAATCTTGCTTCTACTACTACATCGTCAATATTGTTAGGATCAGTGACTGTAATAGTTGGTGCACCGCTGGTATAGCCAGAGCCTGGTTCAATTAGTCGTATTTCAAATATCTGTTCGTTACTAACGCCAGCTCTACCTCGAGCTCTAGCTCCAATTCTTGCATCAAGGCCTGCTGTTGTAGTACCTGAACCAATTAGTACAAATTTGCCCGTTCTAGCTGGATTACCAAATGCTACAGCAAAATATCCTGTGTTTGGTAAGCTGGTAACTGCTGTCCATACAATTCCATCTTCTGAATGGTATAATGCTGTTGTTGTAGTTGTTACAACAAATACACCTTGTCCGTATGCAATGTTGTTTGTAGTTATGCTTCCTGCAATAGTTACAGCACTACTCCAAGTAATACCATCTAAACTGTATGAGCAAGTGCCGTCACTAGCTAGAGCAACAAATCTACCATTACCCCAAGTAATATCATTCCAAGTTTTGTTTGGTAGTCCTGAACCTGCTGTCCAAGCAATGCCGTCAGTGCTATATACACTATTAGTAGTACCGCTCTTAATAGCTACAAACAATCCCTTTCCGTATGCAATAGGAAGATATCCAAGTGCTGGTAGAGCATTTGTTGTTAATGACCAGGTTGCGCCGCCGTTGTCTGAATATGCTACATCTCTGTAACCTTCTGCGATTACAACAAATCTACCAATGTTGCTTGTAACTTGTCCAAATGCAACATTTGTTTGATAGCCAGCACCCGTTGGTATTGTACTAGTGCTCCATACATCACCGTCATTTGAATATGCTGCTGTTGTACCTGCTGTAACAATCACAACACTTTGTTTAAATGTACTTGATCCATCGTTAATTAGTCCGCTAGCAATATTTTTGTATGAACTAGCACTAGCAGGTAATACCTCTGCACTCCAAGTTACACCATCTATACTCTTTTGAGCACCAGTACCGCTGTTAGGTATTGCAAGGAATAAACCTTTTCGTGCAAGACCTGTAAAGTCGTAGTTGACTACTGCTCCTGTTACACTATTGATACTAGTAATAATTACTGTAATATCGTTGGCAGGGCTTGCGCCACCAACAGATGTGCCTGCAATAGTAATTGTATTACCTCTAACATAATTAGATCCTGCACTGTTAGTTGTTAGGTAGTATCTTTCGCCGTTACGTGTAATGTTGAAAGTTAATCCTGTACCGGCGCCGCCTGTAGTTGTAACGGCTGTATATTGTGCAGAAGTTTCAAAATAATGCGCATTTGCATAATTACTACTGCTAATAGTTGTAGCTGTTGTTGTCTTAGGAGGAGCTGTAAAAGAAATAGCTGGTTCAATCAAATAAGTTGACGAACTGTTAGGTGCTACAATGGTTGTGCCTGGAATAACATGATCCCATCCAGCTGCACCGTTACTTTCTCTTATTACCTCTGCTTCTTTAGAACCAGCATCGTAAGTGCTTATTATACCATAGTTACCAATACCTGCGCCGCCTATGATATACACTTTCATTCCAACATAAGCTGTACTTAAAGCACCATCAGTTGCTGATAAAAATACACTAGTTGTTGTTCCGCTCTGTGCAACGTTACTTACTCGAACATAGCCACTTCCACCTAGCGGTGCAGGTGTAGCTGGCGGAATAACTGTTTCTAAATCAACTTTAACATTTATAACAGCATTGTCGCGGAACTCGTCAGCTACAACTACATCCCCAGTTCCAGCACCAAAAATATCAATTACAGCTTCAGTATAATCGTTACCTGCATGGTTAAATTCAAATCCTAGTAGCTGATTGTTATCAGTGAATACATTGCTAATTGTAGCACTATATTGGGTTTGATTATCAACTACTGCTGTTACAGGAGTTTCGTCAGGGTCAACACCTTCTGCTACAGATCCAAAGTCACCGTAGGAGTTGTTGCCGTTGGTTGCACGAATTCTGCCACCAGTTTCTGCTAGGTAGCCAATATGAGAGTAGTATGTAAATACAGATACAAGTTCTGCTCTACCGTTATTAGTAATCCATGCACCAATACCGTCTGAAATAACCTGAGTAAAGTCGTTGGATGTTATAGAATCGTTGCCGCCGTTATGCAGATTACCGTCAACTTTTTGTCCGATAGCCGCATTACCAAATGTTGTTAGACCCTGTACATACGGTGATCGTGTTATGATCCATGTAGTAAAGTCGTCTGGTCCCCAGCCTGGATCTAAGCTAGCGTAAGCACCAGCTGTCACCCGACTTGTACCAAATTCGTTTGGTGGTGTTAAATCTCCATTTAATCCGTTTAATGTACAATCTCTTAAGCCAGTTGCATCGCGTAAGTAGAACATGTCTTCTTCTCTACTGCCTCGTACTGCGTTAGCATAATAACGAGATACATAGCGAGATTTGTAGTTGCCTGGATATTTTAGATCATACTTTAGTGCATCAATGTATAGTCCAACATCGCGTAAGCACAACTCTACATCATATGTATATCCTGGATAAGTTTGTGCTACATATGCTGCAACTTCTGCTACAATAAAGTTTCTATTACGCTCAAGCTGTAGTCTTGCGTATTCTCTATTTTGATTTTCAGTTTGACATACACTACCTTCGCTAGATCCGCCAAATATGATTTGATCTACAATTCTGTAGCTTTCTGTTAATCTTGCCTCAGCTGTAGCATTACTCATTAATCCTAATGCTGTGTTTCTAGCTACTGTTAAACTGTTACGAGTAGCTTCTTTGATTCTATCATCTCTATCAAATAATTCTGAAGATGTTAATCTTAAGTATGCGTGTGCTGCTTTTAATGTTTGATAATTGCTATTAAACATAAAGTCAAAAGCTACTGCCTTAGCAACGATTGCCGCGTCTCTACGAGCCTTTGTAACACTGTAATCAACATCTGAATAATTTGTAGCTAGGTATGCTTCTACAGCATCTTGTATAGCGTCAAACCCGCTGGCACTGATTGCAGTATAGTCACTAATTAGTGCTGTTGTAGTATTAACGCCATTTGCTGGTGTAGGATCAACTAGTGTTACAGTTGTACCTACTGCACTTGGTCCAACATCTAATATTTCTATAATGTCTTCAACATTATTAGCAATCTGTGTTATACTTCCAACATTACCTGTAAGCGTTTGTGTTACTAACGTTTGTCTAGGACTAACAACAGTAGTATTGCCTGCTATGCTTTGTAACGTAGTTTTTAAAAAATTTAAAGAATTAATAGTTGCAGTTTTAATACTTGCTGGAATTTGAGGCTGTGTATTATCATCACCGTCCCAATAAGCTAATCCTGCTGCAACACTTAATGCATTTCCGCCATAGGTCAAATCATAGACTAATGCATCAATTATATATCGTGCATCTCTGCGAGTTTTAGTTTTGCCGTAACGTAGCGCAGGATATTCTTCTGCTAGGTATGCAATAACTTCTGCTATTGCAAAATCTATATTAGTGCGAATATTTTGTCTTGCATTTAACAAACTAGTACTATAACCAGTTGGGTTTGTTAAGTATGCGCTGTGCATAGTATCTAACAGATAATCTGCACGATACTTCATTACTTTAACTAAGTCGTATACAGCATCGCTTTCGGCTTGAATCGCCAACGGCCATTCTTGACTTTGTAATTCGTTGTTACCTACGGTAGGTGTTACTGTGACACCTTTGACTACGTTAGACACTACATCGGCAATTCTATCAAATGTAGCGATTGTATATACTGAATCACCTGCTGGTACTGTAGATCCTTGAGCAATAATTTGTGTAGAACGAAGTTCGTCACCTTGTACACAAGTATAAGCTGGCACAATTATTGGTAGAGTTTCAAAATGCTTACCAGTAGATACTTTTATTAGACTAAAAGAAACTTCTCTAGCTGGTATTGAATTCACATTGCCTGTGCTTATTGCTGTAATAATAATATTAGCTAATTCTGTTATTCTAGTAAGTGCGCCTTGTTCAATGCGTAAGTTAACATTGAAATATTGATCTACGATAGCTACTGAATCATCTACAACATTTTGATAAATTACAGTTGGTGCTTCATTTGCAAGTACGGCTTGTATTAATACTAGCATGCGGTTGTATGCAGCCACGCTTTGTAGTCTTTCGCTTGCTAAATCTCCGTACGGGCCAGTTCCGTTATTTTCTGCGGCTGTTGAGAACGGACCGTCTGCAAGTGCATTAAGGAATGTTTGTGCAGCGGCTCTAGTTTTTAAATTGCCACCGTGGCCTAGATCATGTAAAATTTTATCAAGAACAATTCCAACATCGCGTTCGCATTTTAAAGTATCGTACTCAAAATTTTCCCAGATGCTACCTATTGTAGCACTTGCAACTTGATCTCTAATCCAAGCAGTTATTTCTTTCTGTATAAACACTCGGTTTGAGTCAAGCATAAATTGTGCTCGTTGATTCTTAATTCCCTGTTCAACTTGTTCACATGCATAGCGAATAGTTTTAAATGGTCTATCAACACTTCCACCGTAGATAGGATACTCTCCGTCTACACCGTGTTCAGCAACATAGTACACATCTTCAACACTGCTTAAAAATTCCCAGTTAGGTAAATTATTTGCACTAACTGTTAGTACTTGTCCATTTTCACCAATTGGTAATCTTGCTGGTGCTGAACCTGTAAAATAAACTAAGTCGCCAATTTCTGCTAGTACACTTTGTTCAGTGCCAACTGCTATAATATTCCAATATTGACTACTGTTTACTAGATCTGGTCTACTACCTGGATCACCGCCAAAAGTAGATCCGTCGTCGCCTTCTGATATATGTCCTTGTATACAAATGTATGAGTTATCACCAAATCGAACAACGTCACCTTCGTAGTACTCTTGGTCGTCTAACCATACATTGCGCCATCTAAATCCGCTGTTAATCTGTTTCCAATATTCTGCATCAGGTGGTTGTTGTGCAGTTGTATGATCTTTAACGCACACATAAGTGAATCCGCCAAGACGAATAACTTCGCCTACTTTATAATGTTGGTTAGCACTGTCTTCGTTCCAGTCGCCAATGAAACGAAACCCTTCAGTGAACAAGTCCCAGTCGTCATTGACGCTGGTTGGAATGACTGCTAAATTAGTTGATCTGCTTATGTACTGATTTCCGCCGTAGCGAATAACATCACCGTCTTGATATTTTACAAATGGGCTCCAATCATTTTCATATTGGAAGCCTTCTACAAATTTAGACCAATTAGCGTTATCAGTACCAAAGTCTGCAGATGCAGTATGTGCTACTGTACTAATCCAAACTCCTGCACCGTAACGAACTAAATCGTTAACTTTGTATCGGATTCCTGAAGTCCAAGTTCCTTTAAACTCAATTCCTTGATTAAAATAATCCCACTTGTCTTGATTAGCTTCTAATCCCAAAGAAGCTGTAGCGGCAGACGTATGCAATTCATTACACACATAAGTAGTTCCGCCGTATTTAACAAAATCATTTACACGATAACGAGTGCTTGGAGTCCAAGCACCTTTCCAGTCTAGTCCTTCAGCAAAAGCATCCCAGTTAGCAATATCGGCTTCGAGACCGGCATTAACATCAGCTGTAGATGTATGAACAGTATTTGCAATGTATAGTCTAGCACCATATTTAACTATGTCATCAAACACATAACTTGTGCTAGTAGTCCAATCGCCTTTCCATATTTGGCCATCGCTGAGCAAGTTCCATTTTGGTGGAACAAGATTAAAGTCTGAGAAAAAGTTGGGTTGACTAGTGTGTCCAATAACGCAAATATATATTTTTCCACCAAATGCAATTACGTCATCTTGGTAATACACCGTAGATGGTGTCCACACGTTTTTCCAAACAAATCTGATTCTACCTAGTTTAAATTCTGCCATTTTTTAACTCCGCTCGTATATTTATCATAAGATGTATCATTAATTATTGCATCCCTTCGTCGGGCTGTCTTAAGAACAATATCTGACTCACTATAGTTCCTGATATATTAGTTTGGCGTACAATATCAGGCCCAGTTAGTTGTGGTTCTAAGTATGTTCCGTCAAACGTTACAGGTACTGGTATAACTAGATACTGCTGTAATACATTTTCTATTTCACTCTCGCTGCCGCCAAGACCAACCCTACCTGCTACTATTCTGTTAACTTCAAGATTTTCACCACCTACGCTAAGTCTGTTAGCAACAAATGTTGCAATAGCTCGTTGTGTAGGTATGATGTTATTAGAATCCGCTGTAAATGTAGGATCTGTTGAAAATTCGTTTACTACAGTGCCAGAGCCGCCTAATCTAACACCGCCTAATGCTAATTCTGAAAGACCGTCTAATTCAAAGAATTCTGCACTAATTGTAACAATACCTGTACTTTGTTGAACAGCAAATAATTCGCCAGTTCTAAAGTTACCGTCTTGGTCAGTTGAAACATAAAATACTCGACCACCGTTTTGTTCAAGTACTTCGTTTTCAGGTGATGCTGTAAAGAAGTTGCCGCCGGCGTAGATTTCTGGATAATTTGTTTGTTCAAAGTTTCCAGTGCCTATATCTAAGAAATCATGACCTGTAATACGACATTGGCCGTATCTTTCTCTAAGCGACACTGATGTGCCGTGTTCTAGATCATATTCGTTGCGTAATCTTGGAGACACTGTAAGTCTAACAAGTCTAGTTCCATTACCACTACCGTCATCGCCTAAGTCTGTAACAATTGCTCCTGTAAATACTCGTAAATCAGTTAAGTTTTCAGTTAGTGGATCTAATATACCAGATATTCGAATTTGTACTCCTGATCCTGGTACTGTAAGAACTCCTGCAATAATTAACTCGCTATCTTGTGGGATAATGTCCGCATAGCCGTTTCCAGTAATAGTAATTACCGAAGTAGTTGTTCTATATCCAGATCCTCTGTTAACAAAATCTGGTTGGCTTAATACTCCATTTCCTATTCTTCCGTCTATCTCAACCGCAGTTGTAAAATTAGGGTCAGTAACAGTAAAAATTAAAGGTGTATTTTCATCGTACCCACTACCTGGCTCCCAAATTTTCACAGCTCTAAATGATCCTTGTAATACGTCTGCTCTAACTTTTGCGCGAGCACCAACACGTACATGATTGATACCTCCAGTGCTAGAATTACTTGCTAACACTACCCACTTAGATACTCCGTCTACTTTACCATTGGTTACTGCTGCCCACCTTTGAGAACTTGATAACGTTCTAGAAGTCCACAGTATTCCGTCTTGAGTAGTTGCACACAACGTAGTTGGATTAACTCCTTCTAATCCTGTAGCAAAAAATACTCCTTGACTATATTTTAAATTTGTCCAAGTTGTTAAACTAGATAGGCCTGTAAGATCTACTAAAGTAGTCCAGTTAATTCCGTCAAGGCTAAACGCTGCATATCCAGCTTCATGTAACACAATAAATCGATTATTGCCGTATTCTATTGCTGCTACATTCCAAAGTAACGATCCTAATCCTACAGTTATTTCAGGAAGTGCTAGTTCATACCTAGTCCAAGTTGTACCGTTTGTAGATACTGCTACACTCCTGTCGTTGCCTGATACTGCAACAAATTTTCCAGCACCGTATGTTACGTGTGTCCATTGACTTACTGTACTATCACCAATTGTATCAGTGTCAGGAATGGTTGCTGTTGTAAATGTTGAACCGTTTGTACTTACTAGAACTGTGTTAGTATTATCACCTACAATTATAAATTTACCAGCACCGTATGTTATATCTCTCCAACTACCTAGTTGAGGTAAATTTACAGTTGTCCAAGTTTGTCCCGTTAGTGACACACTTACACGATTTTCGTTATTAGCTAGTGCAATAAATCTATTGTTACCTGATGCAAGTTTTCTATAATCGCCTATAAAACTTAAATTAACTTCAGTCCAACTAGTAGCATTGTCACTCCATCTAGCATACTGACTATTTGTCAATGCTACAAATCTATTAGATTTAGCACGCCCAGAACTAGTAAATGTTTGAATACTATTTGAACTATCATCTGTTACATCAGTTATAGTTACTATTAGATCATTTTCTGGTGTAGTGCCGCCAAATAGTGTACCTGGAAAGGTAATATTATCACCTACACTATACCCTGCTCCAGGATTAACTAGTGTGGGGGAATAACTATCGCCTGCCTTTATTACATTAAATGCAGCAGCTATTGCAGGACCGTCAAATGTTTCACCTGATCCAGCTTCGTATACTAAACTTAATTGTTCGCCTTGAACAAAACTTGTAGGATCTCCTATACCATCTACTTCAATATACGATGTAGCGTTTGCACTAACATTAGTTACTTCAAACTCAGTACCACTTAATTTACCTCTAATCGTAAATGGTACCGCAGGGTTAGTTAAAAATATACCAGTAAATTGAACTGCTACACTAGATATAACATCCTTAATAGTTACAGAATTATTTTCATTATCTGTCCACAATGCATTACTAGGACCTGTAACATTAGTATATGACTGTGTTGTTCCGCCGTACGCTGCATCCACATAAATTCTATTTGTAATTAGATCAAAACTTGTACTTGAAAAATTTGGCGAGTTAACTGTAACCCTTGGTTCAATTCTATATCGTGTTGTTAAATCTAAACTAGGTTCTATCGCTGTTCCTGGAATAATGTGTTCCCATCCTAATAATCCAGTACTTTCTTGTCTAACTGTAACTGTTTTACCTACAAATTCAAATCCACTAATATATCCGTACTGACCAGCGCCAGTGCCGCTGGTAATTATGATTCTCATTCCTTCTATTTCTGAAAGAAACTGCGTAACATCATTTGCTGATAATCTAACTGAACTTGAAGCATCTATTGTTTCTTGTGCAGAACCTTGTCTTATTAAATATCCAGCACCGCCTTCACTTCCTGAATCTTGACTATTAACTAACCTAGCTTCAAACAATGCACCATCTCTAAAATCTGTATATTCAACTGCGGCCGCTGCACCAGCACCAACTATCGTTGCATTAGCTTGTGAGTATTGTTCACCGGCATTAGAATATTCAAAAGCAAAAATAGTATCACTTACTCCACCAGCAAATGCACTACTTACTTGTGCTTCGTTATTTCTGTTAAACACAGTTACCTGCTGAGGAATTTCGGTGGCGTCTGCACCGTCAGCTACTGCACCGTATCTGCCATAGCTATTATTGCCGTTGGTTGCACGAATTATTCCGCCATTTTCTGCAAAATAACCTATTTGACAATAGTATGTGAATACAGATACAAGTTCTGCTCTACCATTATTAGTAATCCATGCACCAATACCATCTGACAATACTTGAGTAAAGTCATTAGATGTCATTGACCTATTGCCGCCATTGTGTAAAGACCCGTCAACTTTTTGTCCGATACATCCTGTACCTATATTTGTAACTCCCTGGATATATGGTGAACGATTTATAATCCATACTCGCTCGTCTGCTGGCCCCCAACCTGGATCTAAACTTACACATGCACCGCCCGTTGGCTTTTGATATAAATCAAATACTCCAGGAGGATTTAATACTCCTTGCAGTCCTTGCGTTGTCAAGTCTCTTAGGCCTGTAGTATCTCGCATAAAAAACATACTGTCAAATTGAGAACCTGTAACAGCATTTGCATATCGTCTACCTGCTAATAAAGTTCTGTGATTGCCACTAAATTCTAAATCTTTAGCAATACCTCTTAGAAGGGCTCGTACATCATTTTTAACTCTAGTATCGCTAAATGTTACTGTAGGGTATTCAAGTTTAACATAGGCTAGTAGTTCGCTTTCGACAAAACGTTTATTAATTAGTAATGCGCGACCTGCGTTTGCAATTATTTGTGTTGCATTTGGAACATTTGATCCTACATTCACAGGATCTACTTCACCGTTTGCTGTTCTAAATAAAATATATGCTTTGTAATCTTCTATTAGATCAACTACCGCAGATGCTCCTGCTACATTTGAATACGGAAAACTATTTACTAATATTGGTTCACCTGTGATTGGATCAAGCTCTGGAAGTCCTGTTCCTGGATTAATCTGAGGTGTTACTAAAGTGGTAATTTGATCTTCAGTATTACCTTGCGTTGGTGTGACAGGAACTCCTGTTATTAAATTTAATAATATTGTTATAAAATATTCTAAATAATCATCAACATATTGAAAATCATCTTGATATTCTGCTATTGGTGAATTTGCAATGATAGTAGTACTTCTTAGTTCATCACCGTTAACTGCACAACCAGCAGGAACACTTATTGGTGAAATTTCTTCAAATCTACCAGTAGATACTCTAATAACAACAGGTGTAAGAGGTGGAAAAGTATCTTCAACATAGTCAGCAGCATATCTTACTGTACGAAATGGTTTTTCAAAAGTGCCTCGGCCGTCGTCATCAACTCCGTTAGTTGCTACAAATATTGTATCACTATCCCCTGCAACGGATCTCCAGTACGCTTCGAGATCAGAAGCTATTGAAAGTACTTGACCTGTTTCTCCAATTGGAATTCTAGTATCGCCTAGAGTACTTGTGTCTAGACTACTACCGTCTAATGACTCTCCTAAACCTACTGTAGGACGTGATAATCCGTATGTTAACAAATCACCAGCTGCTACAAATCCTCCAGGACGTCCAGCCTGTATTAAAATATCCCAGTAATTAAATATGTTTCCGTTGTCGCCTGGAAAATTTTGATATCCAGATTCGTGTTCAATATTACATACATATGTTGAGCCTAAATGATAAACTGTATCGCCTATGCTATATATTTGATCAGTCGTCCACAATCCTTGCCATTGTTTACCTGGTACTAATAGTTCCCATGTATCGTTTTCTAAATAGTCTAATGTGCTTCCATCAACTGATTGTCCTGCGCCAATATCTCTAAGTGCGTTATATAAATTTCCGCCTCTTAAAACAATATCACCTGTCTTATATGCAGCATCGGTATCCCAAGGACCTACAAAATTAGAACTTCTTGCTAACAGAATCCAGTCTGATGATCCGTTGTCAACATAAGGTCTAGAATTTTGATTATTATTAACAGCATAGTACATAAACCCACGATGGCGGACAACATCACCTACGTTATAATAAGTTAGATTAGACCAGTCATCGTTAAATTGTGCTCCAAAAATTTCAATTTGAAATTTTGTAGTGTCTAAATTTGAAGAGTTTGATGAATGTGTTTCTGTGCAACGAAATACTGTGCCGCCGTATTTTACTAGATCATTTTTTCTATATAATGTATTAGGTAGCCAGTTATTACGAACTTCAATGCCAACATGATATTCTTCCCAAGAAGCTATATTGTTTTCTAATCTAGTATTAGCTGCATGAGAAGTTATACATTTATATGCTATACCATTGTAACGTACAATTGCTCCCGGAGTATATGAAGTTCCGTTAGTCCAATTACCTACATAACTAGAAGTTTGTGCAAACACTGTCCAGTTGTTAAAATTTACTGCAAACGAACTTGCAACATGATTTACAACGCAAGTCCATAATGACCCGTTGTATAAGACTATATCGCCTAGATTATATGTAGTTCCTTGCGCCCAATCTCCAACAAAACTACGACCGCTAGTCATTACGGTCCAGCGTGGTTGTATTTGTGGTGGTACAGAATTTGGAAGGATAGCTGTTAAATCAGTAGAAAATAAACTGCTAGAAGTATGTGCAACCAGACATACATAACTTTTACCGTTTAGTCGTACTACATCGTCTCGATTATATGCTTGTCCGGTATTCCAGGTGCCTCGCCAGTTATACTTAAATCGTTCTAGTTTAAATTCAGCCATTTATAATTGCTCCTTAATATCCTGGACCTGACACGTCTGGATACACATATGCTCTTCCTACTACTTGTACAAATTGTCCGTCAACCGGATCTACATAATATAACACACTTCTACCATCCCATCTTAGTTGCGGATAACGTAAGTTTGCGTACACACGATCATGATCTGCATCAATACCTTCAAGAAAATCAATACCTTCTTCAAAGTCTAAAAAGTTTCCTTCTGCAACACCAATTTCGTTAATAACTACTTCTTGATCTGTTGAAGCGTTCAATTGATCAACTTTGATTAGAAATAATTCTCCGTCGTCATTTCTTCTAAGACCGTATAGATATCGTTTAGCAAAACCGCTTATAACGTCTTGCGGGGTAGTGCCTATATAGTAACTCATTATGTAATCTCCACATAGCTTACAATAACATCAACTGAGTCATCTAAGTTTGACGATACTAGTAATCTATTATTAGGTGCTAATACTAATTTTTCACCTGTTGATACTGCTCGCAAACTAGATCCTGCAGGAAGTATTGAATCTTTTAAATAATAACCAGCCACACTTGTGTCATCTTCTACTAAAACATTTACATAAACAAATGTTTCTGTTAAATTAGTAAAACTTAATCCTAACACTGTAACTCTAGTTGTAGGCAGAGTTTCGTATATTAGTACTGGAACAATTCCAACGTTTTTAATTACAGTATTTTTAAGTATTGTTGCCATTTGTCTTTATCCAAAAATTAAAACTTTTTCAATTGCTATACCTTCTGCATCCGCAAAGCTGATACCACCGCTTGCGCCTGCTACTGATACCCAAGTTGTTCCATCGTATAATTCAACTCGTTTATCAGAAGTATTATATCTAACCATTCCTGTTACACCTGATGGACGAGTACTGTTATCTCCAACTGGCAGCACTACTCCGTACGGATCTGTAAATTCAAAATATCCTGTACCAGTAGTTTGTAAAATTGTATTGCTGCCAGAAACTGTATTTGTTATTCTGTTGTCTTGGAATGCAAAATTTTCAAATCTAACTCTACCGGTACCATTTGCAGAAAGTACTAAATCTGTATTTGGTGTAATAGTACTTATCACATTTCCATCTACCTGGATAGCATCTACGACTACTTGAGGTGCATTAAGTCTAATGGTGTTTATGTCTACTATGGTATTATTTTGAACAATGAATCTTATAGTGTTATCGTTAGCACCTTCTGTTAATTCTGCTGTGACTTTGGTATCGCCGTCAACATCTACTACACCATGTAACTGAATCCAATTTGTACCGTTATACCCTTCAAATCTTGCCAATTCACTGTTGAACCTAATTTGTCCGGCAACTGCTGCGGGGCGTTGTAATATTGTTCCAGCTGGCAATTTAATAGCACCTGTACTATCAATTATTACTGATCCACCTGCTGGAGCTATTGTAAAATTGCTTACAGAACTAATAGTTGCATTGTTGATGCTAAAATCATCAATTACTATTGATCCAGTTCCGTTTGCACGTAACTCTAAATTTGAGTTAGATGTTGTAGTTGTGATAAAGTTATCATCAATTAGTATATCGCCAGTAGTAAAATTATTAGCAGTAATAGTACCGGTGCTGGTAATGTTACCTGTAGTAATTGTTCCAATAACGGTTAGATCATTTGATATAACAACATCATTATTTGGAATAGAAATTATACCAGTGCCGTTAGCACGTAGTTCTAAATTAGAATTACTATCAGTAGTAGTAATTACGTTTCCGCTAATTTGAATATTTTCAAACTGTGCGCTTGCACTAACTGTAACAGTTCCTGTGGTTGCAAAGTTGCCAGTTATATTGATATTACCTGTTTGTGTTACTGCACCTGTGTGAGTAATTGTTCCTATTATGGTTATATCTTCTAGATCTGTGTTGCCATTAACTGTTAAATTCTGCTCAATGATAACATTGTTACTAGGTACTACTACTTCGCCTGTTCCGTTAGCACGTAGTTCTAGATCTGAATTAGGTGTAGTAGTTATGATAAAATTATCATCAATTAGTATATCGCCTGTACTAAATCTATTAGCAGTAATAGTGCCAGCACTATTGATATCCCCTACAGTAATTGTACCATCAACAAATAAGTCGTTTGATATAACAACATCATTGTTTGGAACTATTACTTCGCCTGTACCTGCGGCTCTTAGTTCTAAGTCTGAATTACTATCAGTGGTAGTAATTACATTATTATTAATTTGAATATTTTCAAATTGCGCAGAAGCACTAATTGTTACTGTTCCAGAAATACTATAATCGCCAGTTAGTGAAATATTTCCAACCTGCGTTACATTACCAGTATGTACAAGTGTGCCTTGAATTGTTGTGTCGTCTAAATCAGTATCGCCATTAACTGTTAAGTCTTGGCCTAATACAACATCGTTTGTAGGCATAACAACATTGCCTGTGCCATTAGCACGTAATTCTAGATCTGAATTAGAAAGTGTTGTTGTGATTATATTGTTATCAATTAATATATTACCAGTGCTGAACTGATTTGCTGTAATTGTTCCTGTTGTAGTTAAATTGTTTGCATTAATATCTGCTACAACAGTTAAATCATTTGTTATCTGAACATTGTTGTTAGGAACAAGAATTACACCTGTGCCATTAGCACGTAGTTCTAGATCAGTGTTGGAAGTAGTAGTTGTAATAAAATTATTATCAATTCTAATTTCTTCAAACTGTGCATATTCTGCAATAGATAACGAACCGTTTATAGTAACATCACCAATTATGTCATAATTACCTGTTTGTGTTGTGTTACCATTAACTGTTAAAATGCCGGTTACGTCAACATCGCCTAGAGTAGATTCGCCAATAACTGTAAGTTCGTTATTAATTAATACGTTGTTGTTAGGAACAAGAATTACACCTGTGCCATTAGCACGTAGTTCTAGATCTGTATTACTTACTGTCGTTGTGATATAGTTATTAGATATAGAAATATTATCTACTGTTACGTTATTAACAAAAATATTTGACCAACGTAGCGCGGCTGTACCTAAACTGTAAACACTGTCCTGAGCAGGTATAATATCAGAATCAATGCCTGCTATAAATTGAATTGTGTCAGTGGGTGCATCACCTATAGTAATGTTTCCGCCAATTGATACATTGCCAGTTACATCAAGGTTGCCTGTAATAGTTACATTATTGTTTAGATTGATTTCATTTGAAGCTGCAACAATGTTAACATTGCCAGAGAGACTTTCAACAGTGTTTCCACTAATGCGTAGATTGCCTGTGTCAATTCGTGTACCGTCAATAAAAGTTATATTAGAACCGTCTGTAAATGTTACTCCAGATTCCGATACGTTAAAATTTGAAACAGTCAGTTCAACTGTTCCTGTATCCTGATTAACATAAAACAAATCACCAACTCTAAAGTCACCTTTGTGGTCTACAGAATTGTAGCGTATTTTAGCACCGTTAGTTTCTACTACTTCGTTGTCTTGTATTACAGTAATAGGATCATTAGTAACTTCTTTACCGTTGCCAATATATGCTAGATTTTGACCTATAGCATACATTAAAACACCAGGGCCGTCACCAACTAATCCAAAGTTACCGTATACAGACGCTGATCCAATTAATCTAACTTCTGCTCCAAAGTCTGTAAAATCAGTTAGGGTAATATACTGTGCTGTGGCACCGCCTGAGAATCTAATGTCTTGTGCATAAACAACATCATCTTCAAATGTTGTCGAATTGTTTGCACCGTCAAAGCGAGCCATTAAAACTGTGTCAGCGGTAACTAATGCACGAGTAGTTGGTGCTGTAAAAGTAGTTGTATAGAGACCAACTCCTTTAATAATTCTTAAATCGTCAATATATCCGCTAAAAGAAGTGAGCCCAACAAACGAGGCACCTAATACTAAGGGTTTTGTAGTTCCGTAATCAGTTGTATCAACATAAGTATTAGTTGACACAACTCCATTAATAAAAAATCTAGTTACGCCACTAACACGAGAGATAGCAAGATGATTCCAAGCATTAAGTGTATGAGTATTGCTAGATGTTAATACAAACACTCCGTTTACAAATAATCTTAAATTATTTGCGGAGTTAGACTGAACCATAATTGAATTCTGAGTCGACGTTGTTCTAGTATCAATTAAAATTTGCGAAAGTGAGGCTGTTTTATAGAACCATCCATCGATTGTGAAGTCTCCCGTGCCAAACCCAAAATCTATTGTACTTTGAATACTAGCATAATCTCCTGTGCCGTCTAGGGCAAGACTTGATGTACCAAACTTTTTAACTGCTGTACTTAGTTTAGCATCTCCGTTGGCTGCGATAGTTTTGCCGCCTCGTTCTGCGGCTGTTTCAAATCCTAACTGTTTGCCGTCAATGAATATTTTTCCGGTGCCATCAATACTAGCAATAGCTGCGCTTCCTAAAAGTGTAACACCATCACTGTCGTAGTAACTGATAGTTTGTCCAGTAGTAATTGACCCTGCTAATCCGTCTACTCGTATTGCTGTTTCACCCTGGCCTTTAAGACCACTTACTCCATCTACTGCATATAATCCTCTGTTAGCAAAATATGTAAACGAATTTAACCACTCAACCCTAACGCCGTTGGTCATTACTATAGCGTCAACTCCAGGTGTTATAAATGTACAACTGTGAAATAAACATGCTGCTTCGTTGCTGAGAATGTTTGCTACTGCACCGTCTAGATATGCGCCTCTACCAGCATTACCTGCGTTAAATCCTCTCGGGTCTTCTAGTGTAGTTACGCTACCTTTGGTAATTACACTGATGTTTTTAATGTATGGACTGCGACTAGTTACTGTAAACCCAGGTGCATATTTAAATGCAAATCCGGTTTCTACTGCGCCTGTTAAATTATAAATGTATGTTTTACCTGATTCAGTACCGCCGGCATCATCCTCAAGATAGGCGCTAACTACGGCATAGTTACCTGATATTGCAACTGATGCAGCAAAGAAATCACCTGCACTTGTACCAAAAGCATTAGGGTTATTAATAGTTTGTATTAGCTGTCCGCTTATAGTACTGAAAATATATGCTTTGCCTGAACCTCCGCCACCAGCATCATCTTCTCCGTATGCGCCAACTATAGCATAGTTACCTGATATTGCAACTGACCAGCCAAAGAAATCACTAGCACTTGTACCAAAAGCATTGGGGTTATTTAGGGTATGTACTAGGGCACCCGTGGTTACATTAAAGATATAGGCTTTGCCTGAATCGCCGCCGGTGCCGCCTGCGTCATCCTCTTGATAGGCACCAACTATAGCATAGTTACCTGATATTGCAACATTCCGTCCAAACAAGTCACCAGCACTTGAACTAAAAGGATTTGGATTGTTTAATGTGAATAGTAATGCGCCGGTAGTTACATTGTAGATATAGGCTTTGCCTGAATTTCCACCATTGGCGTCATCTTCTAGCCAGGCGGTAACTATAGCATAGTTACCTGATATTCCTACTGCGATACCAAAGGCATCACTCGCACTTGTACTGTAGGCATTGGGGTTATCTAGGGTATGTACTAGGGCACCCGTGGTTACATTAAAGATATAGGCTTTGCCTGAATCAGCGCCGCCAATTTGATCTTCTGCATAGGCACCAACTATGGCAAAATTATCTGATATGCTAACTGAAAAACCAAAGCCATCACCTGCACTTGTACTGTAGGCATTGGGATTGTTTAATGTGTGTACTAGGGCGCCTGTAGCTACATTAAAGATATAGGCTTTGCCTGAACCTCCGCCACCGGCATCATCTTCTGCATTTGCCCCAACTATAGCATAGTTATTTGAGATTGCTACTGCGCCGCCAAAGGTGTCGGCGCCACTTGTACTGTAGGCATTAGGATTATTTAATGTATGTACTAAAGCCCCAGTTGTTGCATTAAAAATATAGGCTTTGCCTGATTCAGTGCCGCCTGCGTCATCTTCTTGCAAAGCGCCGACTATAACATAATTACCTGATACAGCAACTGGGTAACCAAAGAAATCATTAAGACTTGTACCAAAGGGAGTTGGATTGTTAATTACACTAGATAACGTGATTTCTGCTGTTGAGCTACTATAAAAGTCAGCTATTGTTATATCTTCAACTGTTGTTTCGCCGTTTAGTAAAAATGCATCATTAAATTGTGTACCTACAGTAGGAACAATTTTTACTGAACGTAGGCCTTGGCCTTTAACTGTTACACCTACTGGTATTGTTAAAGGAAATATTTCTGTGTATACACCAGGATAGATATGTACTGTGTCGCCTGTTGTAGCTACGCTAAGTGCATGCTTCACTGACGCAAAAGGCGCTTGAGGATGATCACCAGGTGATGCGTTGTTGCCGTTTTCTGCAACATAATAAATATTACCTTGGCGCAATACTAAATCAATTCCAGCAACTGACAGGTCTGTTGAATTAATAGTTGATGCTACTAGATTATTAACATAAACATCTTGCCAGCGTTTGCTGGTAGTACCTAGGTCATATGTTACATTTACGTCTGGAATTATATCAGATGCAACTTCAGCATTAAATACTACATTGTCAGTGTCTGCATCACCGATCGTTACGGTTCCGTCTGCACTAATATTTCCAGTTGCATGAATATTTCCAGTAACATTCATGTTTGCATAAACATGTACTTCGCCGGTTCCGTTTGGACGTAATTCTAAGTTTGCGTTTGAGCTATTGGTGCTAATAACATTGCCTTCAATGTCGATTGAATCAACACGAAGTTTGTTATTGTAAATGATGTTGTCAAATGTACCTAATCTTAGATACTGTTGATCAGTACTAATAGTATTGCCTTCAATATTGACATCTGCGATGTCTGCTCTATTGTCAACTATTAGTGTTGTTGTTTTTGTTGTACCGTTTATTTGTAGTTCGTGCGTAGGAGCTACGGTTTTGATGCCGATGCGTTGATTAACAACATCAAGATATAGTAGATCTGTCTCAAAGGCAATATTAATCCCGTTTCTAACGAGATTTTCCTTTAAGAGTGGACCCGAAATACGACCAATCGCCATCTCTTCTCCTCACACGGGGATCCTGTCCCTCTAGCCTAATTTACAGCTTGCGCTCTTTGCTGGCTAACCACAGTATATCCTGCAATGTGCGGTCTCACATTACATTATCAATATTTATCCGTTTAGTAAAATATATTGTTATTAGCCGTATATTAGAGTTTGGATGAACGCTTCGTCTTCCATCTGAGCAACACTGATAGAGTCAAACTGACCCGCACTAGATCGCCACTGATCACCTATCCAGGTTTCAAGTGTGTCTGAATCAATATTATGTCGTGTTTGCCCTAGAACCGGGCTTGCAGGTCTAGACCCAGTATCTCCAGAAGGAAATTTAACGGCTGTGTTCCCTTCAAACACTATCCACTGCTGTCCTGTTCCGCCTAGTCGAGAAGCAGAATTAAGTGTAGTAGGAACAATAATATTGCTCTTAATAGTAAACGCTTCGACAAGTAATTCGCCTGAGCCGTCTGCTCGTAATTCTAAATCAGAATTCGATGCGTTTGTAAAAATTGCATTATTATCAAATACTATGTCGTCAACATCTAATCTATGAGTAATTAATCCGTTAACAGTTACTTGGGCCAGCTGTACTGTATTAATTGTTAAATTTAAAGTATTATTAGTAGGATGTGCTACTAGGTTAGTTCTGCGATCGCTAGAGTAAACACCGTTAAATGTTATAGTGTTAGACAGACCGCGAGCTTCAAATACATTATTAGAAGTATCAAATCTTAAATCCCCTACGGTGTTTGATTGTTGTAGTGTAGTACCACTTGGTAACTTAACTGCTCCTGTAGAATTAATTGTAATATTTTCTGTTGGTGCAAATGTTATATTTCCGCTTCTAGTTCCTAGTCTATCCGTATTTACAAATACATTTTCTAACAGTACATCACCTGCACTATTAGCACGTAATTCTAAGTTTGAGTTTGTATTAGTAGTAGTAATAACATTATCAAAAATTTGTATGTCGGTGCTACTTTCTAATGCTTCAAGAGCAAAAGTATTATTGATTGTTAAATTGCTAGTTACTATACTTTGAGCAGTTAGATCCTGTGCAATAAGCAGACTATCATCAAATACAATATCTCCAATGCCGCTGGCACTTAGTATTAAATTTTCGTTTATGTTAGTGGTTGCAATAAAGTTATCAACAAGTTTTATTGCTTCTAGTTGTACATCGCTTTGAGTTGAAAACTGCCCAACTATTAAATTTCCTGTTTGAGAATAATTACCTGTTTGAGTTCTATTACCTGTGTGATTTACAGTCCCGTTAATAATAATATTTTTTAAATTAGTAGTGCCGTTAACTGTTAGATCTTGATCAAATATAACATCGTTGGTTGGCAATGCAACATCACCTGTTGCACGTAGTTCTAAATCTGAATTAGAAATTGTTGTTGTGATATAATTGTCGTTGATTTGTATGTTATTAGTTCTAACAATAATATCATCTAAGTCAATGTCTTGATCAATTATAATATCACCAGTAGTTATAGTTGCAGCAAATAAATTATTTGTTACTCTAACGTTATTATTAGGTACTAGTACTTTTCCAGTTCCACTCGCTCGTAAGTCTAAATCATTATTACCTACTGTAGGTGTAATAACATTGTCGTCTACTGATATGTCAGAAAATTGTACTGCACTGTTAACAAACATATTTCCGCTTTGTACTAAATTACCTGTTTGAGCGTAGTTTCCTAGTTGTGTTCTTAATCCTAACTGATCTAGTGTACCTATTACTGTGACATTTTGTAAACTTGTAATGCCGTCTACTGTTAAATCTTGTTCAAAAATAACATCACTATTTGGCAATGTTATATCGCCCGAGACAATAATATATGTAAATTTAAAATTGGTAATTCCAGAATCAACTGTTGGGCCACCAAATGCCCAAGTACCGGTCATTCTATATACGCCACTGCCTTGACTTACCCAACCGCTAGTGGAAGTAAAATTTATTAAATTACCGTATCCAGCAGGGTCTAGCTGTAATATTGAACCGCTAGAAACTGTTAGTAGATTATTAAATGCACTAGTGTTTGTCCATGCTGATAATGTTATTTCCAAATAGCTACCGGTAGCCCAGTAATATATTCCCCATGGATCGCCGCCAGTTGGAAATACTGCAAAATCAGTATTGAACCCTGAGCCATTTGCCCAATACGTAATACTACTACTGTTTATAGCACTAATTACTAGGTCTAAGTTACCGTTGTTGGTTGTGATATAGTTTTGTGAAATATCAATGTTAGCTACGTCAGCTTTATTAAATTCTACAACATTGGTTATTGCTATGGTACTGGTATTATAGATATTATCAGCACTTAAACTATTACTTACTAGTACATCGCTAGTAGGAACTAAAATTATTCCAGTAGGTTCTGCACGTAATTCTAAGTTTGCATTTGATGAAGTAGTTGTGATAACGTTGTCGTCAACTAAAATTTCTTCAAACTGTACTGCCTCAGTTACTGACAAAAATCCGTCTACTGTTTGAGACTGTACACTTACATCACCTACAATATTTACAACACCGTTTAAATTTAAATTTGCTACACTGACATTATTGTCTAAAGATGAATTACCTACAACTGTTAAGTCATTACTAAATGATACATTGTTACTAGGAATTAAAATACGCCCAGATCCGTTTGCACGTAGTTCTAGATCTGAGTTAGAGTCTTGTGTTTGTATTACATTGTCAAAAATTCTAATACTATTAATATTAGCTTCAGATAACCAAACATTTAACCATTGGTTGCTTATTGAACCTAAATTATATTGTGTATCTATATTAGGATTAAAGTTTTGTTCAATGTCTATATTAAAATCTACAGTATCAGTATAAGCATTACCAAATAAATTTAATGAGCCGTCAAAATTAAAATTACCAGTCATTGCTAAATTTTTAGCAACATTTACATCAGAATTGAAATTAATATTTTCACTTGCACTGTCAATATTAAATTCTCCAGATAAACTTTCAACAGTGTTTCCAGAAATCCTAATGTTTCCTGTATCTATTTTGTCGTAAGTAATAAAAGTAAAATTAGGATCGGTTCCTATTTTCATTTGAGCAAGATTATCAAATGTTACAGAACTAGTGTCAATACTAGTAGTACCGTTTTCAAAATCTACATAAAATGTAGTTCCAACTCTAAAGTTACCTAGATGATCCGTAGAACTATAATAAATTCGACCTGAATTTAATTCAACTGCTTCGTTAGCTTGTATTGCTAGTGTCTTATCGTTTGAAGAATTTAAACCACTGCCAATATATCCAAAATTATGCTGTATTAGATACATCAATGTATCTGCACCGTCAGCTACTGCGCCATAGTTTCCATAGACTGATGCTGATCCAATGCTTCGAATTTCTGCTCCATAAATTACTGTACTACCGTCTTGACTTATTCTTCCAGTTGCTCCATCTACTGCGTACAATCCTCTATTGGCAAAATACGTAAAACTGTTTAGCCATTCAACCCTAACACCATTGGTCATTGTTATTGCATCTGCATTTGGTGTTATGAAAGTACAACTATGAAACAACATCGAAGCTTCAATACTTGCTGGATCCATTTCGCTACCATCAATCCAGGCCCCGCAGCCTGCTAATAAAGTAGTACTAGTAGTTGGAGATGAAAAGATTGGAATACCAGTTCCGCCAACTAAAAAGGTAGTAACATAGATTCTCCACTGATTAGTATTAACTGGATCTTCAATAATATAATCAACTATGTATATTGTGCCGGCAACATTTATTGTCCAACCAGGTTGTACTGTAGTTTCAAAATTAGCTGGTAAATTAGTTTTAAAATATGCTACCCATTTTTCACCAACTGAACTTCCGCTTGTATCCCAAATATCGTTTGTGATAATTAAAGTGGGATCAATAGTTGAATAAAAACTAATGGGTTTTATTTGACCAGTTGGATCAAAAGTTGTATCAACAGTCATTCGCCATTGAGTTGGGTCCGATGGCTCTGTAACAATTGATATAACTGTATAAAATAAAGGAGAATTAGGATATCTATCAATGACTGCTGTTTGTCCTACTAACAAATCTACAAGAGCTTGGCTATAAAATGTTTTAGACAGTGTTACACTATTACTAGTTAAGGAAACACCAGTAGGTGCTGGGCCAACAGTTATTTGTCTAGGCGTTACAAGTTCAGTATTAGTAATAACCGAAACATCTTGTACGTACGGACTTCTTGAAGAAAATATTGCGTTAGGAGCAAATCTAAAAGCATATCCTGTGTTGTTTATATTGTCGTAATAAAAATCTTTTATTGTTAAATGCTGTACAGTTGTTTCTCCATTAAGATGAAATACATCTTCAGTTTCGTATCCGGTTGCTGGCACTACTGTAACACTACGTATTCCTTCTCCAATAATAGAAACATTTGAAGGTACTACTAAAGGCAACTGTTCCTGATACTCTCCAGGATAAACAAATATAGAAACAGGACCACCGTTGCTTGCATCAGCTGCATCTAGTGCTCTGCGAATTGTTGCGAAAGGACCTTGTGGATGATCTCCTGCATTAGTATCATCTCCATTTACTGCTACATAAAAAATATTACCTGAGCGCAATGCAAGGTCAATACCGCCGCCTGAGATTGACGATGTTGTAACTACTTCACCATTAACTAAATCTGTATATAGCTGTCGCCATTTTTTAGATGGGGATCCTAGATCATATGTTAACGTCTGATCTGGAACAATGTTGCTGCTAACATCAGTATTAAAATTAACAGTATCTTCTACGATGTTATTACCAAATGTTATTGTACCGCCTAGAGTAATGGTTCCAGGAGTTGTTAAATTTCCAAAAATTCTTAGACTGTCAGTTTCTACAGTACCTGTTCCATTAGGAATTAAATCTATATTAGCGTTAGAACGTATAGTGTTTATTCTATTGTCAGAAATAGTAAACTCTGATGTTTCTAAATTTGATAAGACGATAGCATCAGCAGCATCTAAATTGATATTGCCAACTACAGCATTTATTTCATTGTCTTCTATTCTTAAATTAGGAAGTATTAAATCATCAGCAATAAGATTTACGGTTCTAGTAGTACCAAAAATTTCTAATTCGTAGGAAGGATTATTAAGATTAATACCAATACGACGATTATTAACGTCTACATAGAGTAGCTGAGTCGTGGATGTATTATTACGAAAAGCGATATCTACGCCATTACGTATTAAATTTTCTTCTAGTAGCGGGCCGCCAATTCTACCAATCTGTGTCATATAATTCCCTCAACACAGTATTTATTGGTTATTTGTCGAAGTTATGTAGTACAGTAATTGGTTTAGCAAGAGGTGGAGCAGATGTAAATTTAATGTACCATCCATCTGCATATGGTGAGTTAGGGCCTGTTAGGCTTCCTGATACACTTTGCTCAAGTGTGTAATTTGTTGTAGATATCTGAAAAACGTTTTCGATTAATACTAACACGTTTTGCGCTGCTGCTGGGATAGGAAAATCTGTATCGCCGCTGTTTAACGGTCCAAACACAGTTTCAGTAGCATCGCCATTTCCTAAATTTTGCTGAGTTATTGTGCCTGGTTCTTTATAACGAAGTTCTCGCCAAGCACTGTTTTGATATACTTCAAATTCGTTATCATCTATATTATAGCGCACATGTCCATTAATTGGACTTGCTGGTCGTTGCGCTTGTGTTCCTTTAGGAACTAGCACACAATTTGTACTGTCAAGAATAACTTGATCGTTTACATCGTACTTAACACCCTTACCCTTAATGTTTCGTAAGTTTGTATTTTGTGCTTTAAGTAATCTCATTATACTTCCAAATAACTTATTGATGCTGCTAGATTAGTAAAATTTGATCCTAGATCAGGTTCTGCAACAAACGATAACTTATCGCCTGGACCTAGTACAACTTTTTCAGAATCAAATGTAAATGTTTCGCCAGCCGGTAATTCAAGTTCTCTAACTACACAAGTGACACTATTGTTAAGTGCTTGTGAATTCTTAATAAAGTGCATGTCAAAACTTGCGCCGTTGGTAGCAGGTGAAGCACCGTTTGGACTGTATGTATTGCATACCATAATACTAGTAATAGCATAACTTTTACCTGCGGGCACGGTTAATACATCAAGTTGTGTAGTTTTTAGTTGTGCATTTTCTATAGCCATTTTTTTATCCTTAGAAGAGCATGCTCAATAATAATGCTCTATTTTTACTTATAAATTCTCCGCTGGTGTTACTTCTATTAACGAAATATAAACCAGTATCTCCAACACCTTCTTGCTTACTGTAGACTTTAATGCCTTCTAAAGGTGAACTTGGATCTAAGCTACCATCATCATCAGTTGGAGTTTCAGAAATTGCTAGTACGTCTTTTATTAAAACGTTACCTGTTCCTGGTGCTCCTAATATCAAATTAGTATTACTTTCAGTTGTTGATATTTCTGTTCCATTAACTTTAATACCGTATAGTTCAATTCTATTTTGATAAAAATTAGCAATTTCACTATTTTCAACAGTAACTGAAATTTTACTGTTATCACTAATTGCTCGACCAGAACTTGCTATATATTTTGTTATGTCACCGCCGGTCGTGCTGCGATTAAATTCGATAGTATTATCAGTTGGAGTATCTGTAACTGTCCAAGTTCCGTTAATACCGTTTATTATTGCATCTACTGGACTTGTTGTAACTCCAATAATTGTTATGCTATCACCTATTTGATATCCGTGAGTATTTGTTGTTCTAATAATAGTTCTAGAGCCAACTTCAATAATAGCCCCAATTGTATTATTTTTATCAATCACGCTAACAGAACTGTTATCTTGACTAATAACGCTAACACCAATGTTAACAAATGAGAAATCAACAAAGTCAGAAACAGCTTTTGCATTTGGTATTGCATCGTCATTGACAATAACAGATCCAGTTACTGGATCCGGAGTAATTATTCCAGCATCATATCTAAAAACTTTTTCTTCGTAATTAACACTACCTTGTACAGTGATAACACCATTCCCTACACTAACAAATAAATTCCCGCCTGCAACTATTCCAGGAGTTGCTATAGGTAAACGTTGTGTGCCTTGTTCTGCCAACCACGTACCAATACCATTAACTTCACCGCCAAGGCTCCACGTTATGCTGTCATCGTATACCCATCTTGCATTTACAAATGCACCCCTTTCAATTTCAATTCCACTTGAATAAGGTCTATCAAGGCTTGCTGGTAATCCATCTGCTGTATTACTTGCGCTTAGTATAAGGATGTTATCGTCAACTTTTACTATAGTTGAATTTACAGTAGTGGTATCACCTTTAACTTCTAAATCACCAGTGATAAGAACTTTACCAGTGCCGTTATTTTTTCCGTTAGTAGTGTCGAGGGTAATTGTGTTACCCTCTCCTACTATAAGTTTATAATCACTAGTTGGTATACGAAGTACTCTTGCCATTTTATATCCTTAGATAAGGAACTACAGTTCCTTATAATTTTTAGATCGCAGTTAAAACAATGTAATCGTTAGAGCTATCGTTTTCTAGACGCCACGTATACTTGTTACCACTAAAATCAGTAGCCATACGTTTTGTAAGTTTAGCAATAGATACAAGTTGACCGCTGTTAGAACTTAGATGACCTCGAATACGGATTTCACCGTTAGTTCCAGGTTGTGCAGAAACTAGTACACCAGTCTTTAAATCTGTACCGGTAACTGTTCCAGGAATGCTTTCGCTATCAGTAAGTGCATCAACTGATGCCTTTAGTACTACGAAAGTTTTCTTTCCTCTTTGTTTTACAAGTTGATAGTCTGTGCCTAATGCACCACCAAAATATCCTTCAACTCTAATACCTGCTTGTGTTGTTGTTGCTGAACGGGTTACTTTAACACCGTTAATATCTTTATGTAATGGACGTCCCATTGTTTTCTCCTTAATTTGACGTTTTAGGTCTACGCTGCGGGTTACAGCATAAGTTCGCATTACGCGAATATAATTTAGACAAAGTATTTATCAGAAACCTAAGATAAAAAAATAGACCCCGGAGGGTCTATTTTTATTTTGCTACCTAGTAAAAATTACTGGAATGTAACGTTACCGCTAGTGATAGCTACGTTAGCTAGGTAGTCAGCAGCATTACCTAGAGATGATGCTGTGTTGCTTAATTCAACATATCCATAACGAGTCATAAAGCTCACGACTGGTTCGAATGTGTCTGGATCTAGAACAACACCAGAGCTCATTAGAGGAATGTAAGGGCAATAGAATGCCGCTGCATCTGACTCTGAAGAACCTTTGTAACCAACTAGAACACCTGTTGCATCAGATGCATAAGTGTCAACGAACACACGCATAGCGTTGTTCAATGTACCAACAAACTTGGTATTAGTTGGAGCTTCGAATGAACCTTCTGTTGTTCTTGCGAACGCAGAAGTAGTTGCACTTTGAAGAATTGTTAAAGCAAACGGACTAACAACTGCAAAGTTACCAGCACCACGACGAGTACGCTGAGCGATCAAATTAGCAGCACGGTTGATTTGAACAGCTAATGCAGCGTGTTCATCACCAACGAATGTAGCTGTACCTGAAACGGTAGCTTGGTCGTATGTTTGTACTGTGCCTGCTAGGCTACGTAAAGAAGCAAGAACTTCTTGATCAATTTCAGCTGTAATTTCTTGAGCCAAAGCAGCCATAATTTCTGCTTCGATATCAATACCATGCTGAGATTGTGCATCCTGTGCAGCTTCGAATGTCCAGCGAGCTGATAGCTTTCTGGTCTTAGCTTCAACAGTTTGCTTCAAGATCTGGATGGACATTCTTCGTCCAGCTGCACCTTCTAAAGCTGCTGTTGCATTAGCTTTACCGGTATTAGCACCAGAATACTGTTCAGCAATCTTGAATGGGCTTAGAGCTTCTTCACCTGCTGTTGTACCAACGACACCGCCGTTAGCTGCTACTGTGTCGCTGTAGCGAACACGTAGCGTGTGGATCTGACCCACTGGACCAGTCATAGGCTGGACACCTACCAATTCGTTAGCGATAACGGTTGGCATTACACGTCTGATGACGGGTAGGATAACACGATTAAGTGTTGAGACATTACCAGCAGAAGTAGAACCTGCGGTAGCGGATTCACTTAGATAACGACGAGTGTTTTCTAATGTGGTTTCCATTACGCTTTTCTTGGTGCCTTGTAAGCCCTCAAGAAGTGCAGTCTTTGTATCCTGCCAGCGACTTTCTAATAGTTCTGACATTTGGTTTTCTCCTTATTTTAATCCAGCTAGACGCTTGATATCGATTACATTTGAATCGTGGTCTGCTTTTGAACTAATACTTTCTTCCCTATTGCCTGTTACTTCTTTGCCTTCTGATAATACTGCCTTCTTCTTAGCTGGAGAATTTCCGTCAATTACTGCCGGTAGGTATTTGTCAAACGCAGAGCGTAGCTTTGCTGTCTGAACAGATTCCAGTAAGTCTGTCATAATTTCTCTTTGGCCTGCGTTTAACGGCGAAACCAAGTCGTTCATTATTTCTTTTCTTTGTGCAGATTCAACTAAACGTTGTTTTTCAACGCTAATTGTTTCTGCAAGTTGCTTTGCTTTAGCCGCAAATGCTTTTGCTTCAGATATTTGTTGATCTTTTAACTCAACAACTTTCATTAGTTTAGCAGTGTCTGACTTTTCATTTAAGTAGCTGCCTGCGTATTCAGAAGCAAATGCTTCAAATAGCTTGCGGCCAAAGTCATTACGGCGTGCTGTCTCAATATCTTCTTTAAGCTGAGTCATCTCTTGTGTGAGTTTCTTGCTTACAGTTTCTGATACTAATTTAGCACTCTTGTTAATAAAGCTCTTTTGAACTTGTGCAAATTTTTCTTTAGCTTCACGGACTAGGCGAACCTTTGTCTCAGCTAGATCTTTCTTATCTTCGTAAAATTCTGCGATCTCAGTAGCTAGTGCTTCTACAATGAATTCTTCTAGTTTGGCAAACTTAACTGCCATAGTCTTTTGATCTTCATGTAGCTCTCCGACTTCCTTACCTAGCTGACTTACAACAAAACTTTTTAGTAGATTTGCGTTTTCACGCATTGCTACTGCATATTTTGCTTTTGCTTCTGCTAGTTGTCTGCGATCATCTGCAAACTCTTGGATTTCGGAGGCAAGGCGCTCACTAAGCATGGCATCAATAGCTTCAACCATTGATGCTTTATCATGTTCGTATTTTTGAGCGAACTCTTCGCGTAGTTCAGCAGTGACAGCTTGACGGTTCTCACGAACCCTAGATTGCCATGCTTCCTCGATTTGGGCACGCACTTCTTCTGATACAACATCATTTTCGAATAGTGTTTTAAGTGCATCCAACATTTATTTTCTCCTCTTATTGGAGTCGACTGATTATATTAATCAGCGAATCTTTCAAATACTTCTGTGCCTTGGGGTCGTGTCTTGTAGCCTGTGCGATTTCATAAGCCTTGTAACCGCCACGAGCATTCATAATATGTTCGTAGATGGGTGTTGGGTAAGCACCAGGTGCGCTGGGTTGTGCCACAACGTCAACGGTGATTATTTCAAAATCTGATACTTCACCGGAACCGTCCTCTTGGACGTTCCCGGATCCGCGTGATGATACTCCTAACTTTACCCCGCTCTCTAGCATTGTTTTAACTAGATTGCCCATTGGTGTTGGTAGGATCTTTAACTTGCCATAGCCGTTTGGTCCATCCATCCACATTTCTGTGATCATATGGCTTACGCGGTCTAGGTTGATATTAAGGCCTTCTGGATGATCTACTTCGCCGAGAACTGAGTAGCCTCCGCTAACTTGATCATTGAGAGTTTTGACAGCCCTGCCAATTTCATTTACAGGATACACTCGCTGATTTGCGTTGCGCACTCCGCCTTGAATACAAATGCCTTTCATGTAAAGACTTTTGCCTTCATCAGCGGATTCGATCACAATCTTAGCTTGGTCGAATGTCAGGTTCTCTCGTAAGTTTTTCATTCGAAGTTCCTTACTTGCCGCCAATGATTGATTTCTTATTGGCTGCTGTGTCACCGGAGCCTTTCTTCTCTGCGCCGTGACCTTTTGCTACACCACTCATTTTAGTGGCGCTCTTTGAACCAGGAACGTTTACATTGCCAGCATTGTCTTCTTTAGGTGAACCACCTTTGAAAACGCCATTGCCTTTTAGTTGACCTTTGTTAGCTTCAACACCTTGCTCTGTTCCAGCTTGGTTCAAGTTAGATGCGGTACCGCCCATATCATTTTTGTTAGCAACTACGGACTTTGTGTTTGCTCCGTTGTCACCCATTTTACCAAATTGATTGTATGTTTGGCCGCCTACTTTTTCGACATATTCACGCATTTCTTCTGCGGCGGATTTTTTCATATCCTTTTTCTTGTCGTCTTTTTTATCTTTTTTAGCTTCGAAAGCATAAGATTCTTTTTCTTCTTCGTCGTCGGACTCTTCGCCTTCTTCGTCGTCGGAACCTTCTTCGTCACCGCCCATGTCATCCATGTCGCCGTGCTCTTCTTCACCTTCTTCACCAGACATCATTTTTTCAAATTCAGCCTTTAGTTCGTCTAGTGCGTCTTCTAGATCAACTACACGATCTTCAATACCGCCACCTTCTTCGTCACTGCCCATGTCATCCATGCCCATGTCGCCGCCGTCTACTTCAACGTCACCCATCATGTTGTCAGCTGGATCACCGCCCATCGCCATTGGGTCAGCTTCTACTTCAAATTCGTCTAAGTTGAAATCTTCGTCAACTTTTTTATCTTCGTCATCAGACTCATCAACTTCTTCGTCGGAAGCTTCATCAACTTCTTCGTCATCTGACTCATCAACTTCTTCATCAGAAGCTTCGTCTACATCTTTATCTTCTAGATCATCTTCTAAAAGTGCTTCGTAAATTTCACGTGATTTTTCAACCACGATTTCATGGAAAAGCTCTTCAGCACCTGCTTTATCTTCATTGATAAGGCGCTCAAGCATTTCTTCAAACTTTTTGCGATCTGCCATTTGTATTCTCCTGTAAGTAATTACCTGTGGTAAGGCTGTCATGTTTATTTACTCGTTTTGGGGAAAAGTGCGCAGATATAGGCAAAAAACGGCTCGTTTTGAGCAGTTTGCCTAAAGATTGAACATTTTCTTAAAGTCATCAACAAAGATTGTCTTTAAGTTGTTAAATTTATTTAGTTCCTCTGGACAATAATTATCAGGTAATATTACCCTGTAAAACTGTGTTTGAGGATTTTCTTTAATAACACTGGCTGTTTGACGTAACCAATTGCCAAAGAATGTAGCGCCGTCAGTGCTTTTTTTATAGTTAACTGTGTCTGCATACAGGTTATTAAATTTTGCACCTTCGTTTAATCCTTTATAATCAAAGCCTAGTATAAAGATTCGTTCATACTTGTGCTGACTAGATAACCATAGTGCAGTAGGTCCTGAACTCCATCCTTTACTAGGATGAAAATAATTTAAATTTTGTATACGTTGATATGATTTATTAGGATTAGTCCATACTGGATTTCGATGCTGATAGCCTGCCTTTGAAATTTCTAAGACCATTTTTACATCTACTGCAACTAGATAGTCTGGTGCAAAAGTTCTGTACAATGCATTACAGCCGTATGTTTTTCCGTAAAGTTTTAATACTTTAGGATCTATGCTGGATCTACTAGTACCGTTGCCTAGTACAAAAGCTGTAGCAGTATCAAAAGGTACTACTAAAGTTTGCGGTTGAGTGTTAGGAACTGAATTAACAGCTTCGGCAATTTTTTTTTGCCTACGCTGTTCTTTAATTATGTTCCATTCAGTTTTAGTATATTTTGATTTGTCTATCTTGGCCATTACCCACCTGTAGCCGCTGCTTGTGCTGCCATTCCGTACATCTGTCTAATGAAATCTAATTCTTTGACAGTTTCTTTTTTATGTAGTTCAGCAGCTTTTCTAGCACGACCAATTTGGCGTAGGGTAAGACGTGTTTTGCGTGTGTCAGACGGTTTTAGTATAGATGTATCGTAAATGGGATCATACCTGTCGTTTTCAACAGGTTCTAATGTTTCTTTATCAAAATAAAATAATTCACGCAATATCATAATAGTATTTATATCGTTTGTGATCCTGCGGGCGGTGCCGCACCGGGTGATGTGCCTGTTGATGTTGTTGGCGGAGCAGCATCTCCACCTGCAACTGGTTCTTCTCCGGTAGTGTCAATGTCTTCTGCGCTGCCTATGTCTGCACTGATGCCTGCTGAACTAATACCAACTCCTCTCATCTCGCCGGCAGCGTCTGCTGGGCTTCCGTTGACATTTTCTTCGTTTTCTTCGCGCCACATTCTTTCGTTCTCTGCTATCTCTTCTGGACTCATACCTAAGAAACGTTTCATTGCAAAGCGGTTTGATATGAATGGAATTTGTTGTACCTGCGCAAAGGTTGGTATACGTGCATTGTCTAATTCTGATTGACGATAAGCCGCAAAGTTTAAAGGTTCTTGGAAAGCAATGTCAAACATTGCAACGTCTATGTTCACACCTTTTTCTAGCAAATAGCGTTTAAATTCTTGGTTAAACTCTTCTGCAACTAATCCTTGTAGACGTTCGCAGTAGTTGTTGAATCTTAATTCTTGTATGTAAGCTGTGCCTACTCGACCGTCATTAAACTGGCTAGCACCGTCATCTGCACCTGTAGGCAAGTATGAACTAGGTATACGCAGACCTCTAACTAATTTGTTAGTAAAGTAGCGTAAATCATCAATTTCACCTAGGTTAGTACCGCCTGGTAAGGTTTCAACTTTAGAACCTCTACCTTCTGCTGTTTGCGGGAAGAAGTAGTCTTCGTTAATACTTAACGGGTTGTAGCTTGAGTCAATTACATTGGTACCACCACCTGTTGTAGAAGGTATGCGTCTTTGATGTATTTCTGTTTTTACACGCTCAACAAAGGCCATTGCTAAGTGACTAGGCATATTACCTACGTCAACATAAAACACTCTACGTTCTGGAGCACGTTGTACTCGATAGATAATAATAGCGTCTTCAAGTAATTCTTTTTGTTTGTAAACTTTAAAGATTGATTCTAATAAACTGTTACCAAATGGATAGTTATTGTCTAAGCCTTCTGATAAACTTAGATGAACAATGTGTTCAGCATCAATTGCTACTTCACCATCACCAACTTGAAATCTGCTGCCTGCTTGTTGTGGTGCGCTGCCTACCATACCACGGCCACCACCTGTGAAGTATCCTTCACTCTTACCTGCACCTGTAATGTTACCTGTGGTAATATTAGGAGTAGTTGCTACTAGATGTTTAAAGTTTAGGTTAACATCTTTGATCATGTATTGCTCGGGCTTTTTACCTTCGCTTTCGTTTACTATAATTCTAGTAACTTTAGCTGGATCAATGTGAAACCATTTGCCTGTTTCTGGATCTCTGATAAAAAATGCATCACCATACTTGAATACATTACGAAACACACGGAACATACGTGTGTCAAATTGATTATTCTTACACCATTGTTTTAGGTACTGACCTAAAATTGTTACTTCACTGTTAGTAGCACGTTTGTTAAAAGTAAATTTGAAGTTAGTTTTATTTTCGTCATTGATCTGTGTACAGAATTCTGCAAGAATATCCAGAGCAGCATTAACTTCTGAATCCATATCCATAGTGTTATACTGCCCATAACGTTCTACACGATTAGGTGAACCTACATACACGTCTGGAAGATATGAACTATAGTTTGTTCTTGCAGGTCCAGGGCGGCCAGTACTGTTTCTTCCGCTGAGAGGACTGTAGCTTCCGCTTGCGTTATCCCCTGTTTGCACAGGAGTAAAATATTTTTTCCAACTCATATTAACCTAATCCTCTCATAACATCACCGCTCATACCTCTAATGCCTTTAAGTTGTTTCTGTTGAATTTCTAACTGCTGACCTGCTGTTTGGGCAAGTTGTTCCATTGGCCCTTTAATTGAGCTTGCTACATCTTCAATTGGCTTTTTAATTTCGCTCATTGCAGATCTAAATGATTGCGTTAGTTCACTCATATCCATACCTTTTGCCGAAGCATTTGAAACCATTTGCCTAGAAGTATTCTGCATAGTATTTAACATACCGTTAAGTGTTTGTACGTTATTTGCGGCTAATGTTTCCATAATTGGCGTTACATTGCTTGCAACATCATTTGATAATGTTCCTACATTAAATATGTCGCTTACTGCTTGTAAAGCGCCAAGAGCACTATTTCGCATAATGCTAGCAGTCTGTTCTGGTGTTTGCACAGATTCAATACCATGCAATAACATGTTAGACTGTTTACCAAAATTTTCAAATAGTCTACCAGTTTTACCTAGTGACCCTGTTTCGCGTCCTGGGTCATTTTGAGTTCCCCTTCTGTCAGGCGGTATTGATCTTTCATTTACTGGTCCGTTTACTACTACGGTTCCTGTTGCATTTACGTTTACATTTTCCCATGTTAAACTCATTGCTTCTTTTATTTTAGATGCTAAATCTTCAATTAATTTTGTACGCTCACTTTCTGGCGACTCTTTAATTTGAGTAACTAATTTATTAATTTCTGCAGCAAGTTCTGGGTTATTAGCTTGGATAGCATTTCTAACTGCTGCACTTGAGTTAGCTACTACCGCTGCCATATCAGATCCACCTATTCCTAAAGTAGATCTAACAGTAGATAATATATTGTCAACTTCATTTTTGACATTAAGTTGTGTTCTTAAGTAATTTGCAAAATCGTCTGCACTTTTTCCAAGAGTACTATATAGTCCGCTAATTTGTTTTTGTGCTTCTAACGCCATCCCACTTGCAATACCCTGCAATTTTAATAAGGCTTCAACAGCTGATCGACCTTCGTCTTCAACTTCTTTACCTGTCTTAGGATCTATTGTTTTAGGTCCTTTCATTATTTCTTCTTGCTTTTTCTTAACTCTATCTAAGAACTCAGCACCTGCTAGATCAACATTTTTTCCTTCAGCTTTAAACTGATCTTGAACTTGGCGAATGGCTTCTGCTAATCCAAAAGCTCCTTCACCAAATACTCTACTGTACAATTCTGTAATATTAGAATCAACTCTGCCGCCTAATTTAGCTAGTTCTCGCATAGTAGTTGACTGTTGTTCTGCTGCCGCAGTACTTAGAGCTGCTGCAAGGGCTGCTTCGCGCTCTGCATCTGTTCCATTCTTTAAAACTCTTTCGTATTCTTCAAATGCTTTTACAGTTTTAGGCATCATAGCAACCAGCGGAGCAACATCTTTTCCTGGAAACTTTCTAATTACCATATCTTCAAACAACTGCTGCATAGCAGGACCCATAGTTTTAAATAATTGAGAACCTTCAAGGAAAGATTTTCTTGATTTAGTATCTAACTCAGTTAGATATGCTGCTACGTCACCCTGACGCATTTTTGCTTCTATCTCTTTTTGTAACTGTTGTGTTTGCTTACCAGTTAATTTAGATAGTTTGTCAAGATTTTTAGTGAACTCCATTGCAGATGCATTTCGTTCTTCTTCTGTTTGTTGTTGGCCTTTGCGTCTATAATTTTCTATAGCATCGTATTGTAAGAAACTTTCGTTAATATCTTTAGTTGTTAGACCTAATCGCTGTAATTGTAGAGAAGTTTCAGTGGATTGGCCCTCTAATGTAAAAAAGAACTTGCGCTGCATGTCCAAGAATCTTGAAGCACCATCAGACACTCCTACTAGGCCATCGCCAAATGTTAAAAGGAAATCAGTATTGCTGCTTATCAGCGATGCCATTTCATCAAGTTTTAATCTAGCACCTGCGGCAGATTCGTTCATCTTGCCAATACTCATACCAAAATCTACACCAAATCTTGAAAACCCTTGCAGTGTACCTAAGCCACCTTCAAGATATTTTACAACTGAATTAAGTGCTCCTAGACCAGAAGTAAGATCAGATAATTGAGGATTAGTATCTAGTAGACCGCCAGCAAATCCTTTAAGACCCGCAGTAGCTTTGCGTACAGTGCCCGTAAACACATTACCTGCACCGGTAGCTACTTTATCTGAGACGGTTTTGTCATTTTCAGCCAATCTGCTTCTCCTGGTATTTTAGCACTTATAAATATGAATACGCTATTGTATATTTATCTTTAGGAAAAACACATGGAAAACTATTCAAGTCCTCTTCAGAAGTATAAGAGGGAACCAAAATTGTTAATTGACTTACCCAGTAAGGGAAGTTTTTACCCTCGCAACGCACTAGAAAAGGCAACTGAACTTGAAGTGTACAGTATGACAGCCAGCGATGAAATGCGATTAAAAACTCCTGATGCACTTTATACAGGCAATGCTGTTGTTAATACAATTCAACGTTGTATACCCGGTATCAAGGACGCATGGGCCATGCCTGTAATTGATGTTGACTATGTGTTAGCTGCCATTAGATTGGCAACTTACGGTGAAAATATCACTATAAATTCAAAATGTCCTGAGTGTAGTAACGAAGATGCGTACGGTATTCCAATTCAATCTATACTTGATCACTACAATTCAGTTAACTTTATAAACGAATTTAGAATTAACAATTTTATTTTTAGAATACGTCCGTTAAACTATAGAGAATTAACTGACATACAACAAAAAAGTTTTACTATTCAGCGACAACTTAATCAATACGTGTCACAAATAGACGACCAAGAAAAACAACAAGCTGAGGTTAATAGATTATTTGACGACATTAACTCTATTACTATCAACACTATACAAAAAGTTGTTGTTGAAATAACTACGCCTGACGGTGACAAAGAAATGCATCATCAGTTTATAGTTGACTTTTTAGAAAACGGCGAAAAAGAGTATTTTGAAGAAACTAAAAAAGTTTACGAAACTAACTTAGAGAATTGGAACATTAAGCCTAGTAGTGTTGCGTGTAGTGCCTGTAGTCACGAATATAAAATATTACCAAACTTAGACTATTCAAGTTTTTTCGGTCGAGGCTAATTGAGACTCCGGACTCTGCATTACCTCAATTAGCCAAAGAATACGAAAACGAAATTAAACAACTCAAGCACAACATCTATAAAATTTGTTGGTTCATGCGAGGCGGAGTTGCATCAGATGTATTATTCACTGACACAGATATGGATGACTTAATGATTCTTCATACTGTAATTGAAGAAAATATAGAGACTGCTAAAAAGACAGGAATGCCGTTAATCTAATCCTGCAGCCCAATTTTTTCTTGTAGGTTCAGACTTCGGAGGCTCAGACTGAGAGCTGCTGCTACTTGGTGCAGAACTACTTGCAGCGGGCGCCGATGCCGATGCAGTTGGAGCAGGTGCAGCAGGTGTAGGCTTAGCAGATGTATAGTCTTGCTTACTTTTCTCAACACCGGCTTTGTCTCTCGGAGACATACCCATAGCATACTTCAAGTCTTTTTGTACATCATCATCGAGAGACACATCAGGATTAAATTTTGAAGCTGTTGCAAACGCTAATGATATTGCTGGAGCATTCCAAGTATATTCTATTAATGCTTCTATTGTACTAGGTCTGTTAATTAACCACATTGCTCCATAACTTGCAGCCTCGCCTAATAGGTATGCAATTAATGCTCCTATTCCTAGTGTAGCAGATCCAGCAGCCAATGCGCCAGCAGTTCGTGCTGCCCGTATTCCATTAATAATTTTTGCAGCAATTACAGCTTGTGCTCCACTGGCTAAGATCGTTGCCGCTGCTGAACTTACCCAAGCACCATAAATTACTTTTGATCTTTCTTCATATTTTTTTACTGCTTCAGGACTTCCCATAGTACCAAAATTACCAGCCCTATAAGACTTATATAATTCAGTTTGTTCTGTAACATGTGTATCTACACTGCCAACAATTGAATACCCTGCGAAAAGAATTCCAAGACCGCCAGCAGACAGTTTTAGATTACGATAAAAGCGATTCGTTGATTTTATTTTATCAAGTTTATCTTTTTCTGCTTTTTCAGCATCAGCTACCTTTTTATCAGCAGCCGCTTGAACTTTAGCATTTGCATCTTTAGCAGCGGTACGAGCTTGTCCAGGAGTACGATATGATCCTAGTTCTTTGCCAGACTCTGGATCAATTACAACAAAAAGTTTGTTAGGCGGATTTCCACGAGGTACTACATCGTACTCTTCATTTAGTTGATCTTTAGCACTTACAACATCATAAACTCGCATAATCGTGGTAATCCTTAGTGATAATGTATTTATTAAGAGTAATGAGCTAACGCTCATTAAGTTTTTCGCTATCGCTCAAACTAACTTGTTTTCTTTAAATTAAAGAAGTAATTTAGTATGATACATTGCGCTATTACGAAGTGATAGCGTTTAAATTTCATGTAGATTGTTTTAGTCAGACGGAACCTACTACGGGTTCCATCTAATCTCAAAAAGCTAACTTCATGTGAGTTGTAGTAGCCGAGACTTGGAAATAGGTATTTTAGCTGCTACTCAACGGGCTCTAACCTTTCCCGTACCTACGTCGACATATAGTATTGCTACTATTACCCTCTGCTTCGTTCCTAGTGCAAGAGGTTTTTATGAGTAATGCGCAGTTTTTCGATCGCCAACAGACAACCTATATCAACCAGTGAGCCCAATTTGTTTGATGGCTTCCTCCCTCTGGGGAGTCGATCAATATGTTACGTGTGCTCCTATCACAGATGCTTTTTCCACAGCGGTATTACAAACTGGCCCGCTAACCTTAAGTGTTGGATTATTTTGCCTTGCGCTCTTGTAGAGCTTGCCTAAGTGATACAGAACCGCCTACTCTTACATTAATGATACCGTTATAGTAATCATCTGTCTCAAGTACACAGCGGTCAAATTGTTCTTTAGCCTCTAAGTATGATAGTTCTGATCTTGATTTACAGTAGTAAATTATTTCTCTTGTGAATTGTTCCGGGCCTAATGATGCGACATCTGCTTGTAAGCTCTCTGAAGAGCCCCAATAATCTCGCCAATCACTTTCTACAGTGGTTTTGCGCTTGCGTTTTTTGCCTTTGAGTGGTGGTTTAGTGCGTTTAAACTGTGCTAGTTTTTTGCCTATATATTTGCGCCCGGTAGTTAGATTCGTTATCAAATAAACAAAGCCAATAATGTCTTCGGGTATTTCATCGACGATGATTCCTTGATAAGTCCACTGCATGAACTAGTTATCGGAGTCTGCGTCGTCTGCCTCTTCGTTTTGGTTAGGATATTTTTGTTTGTGCCTAGTATGTATTTCGTCCATACGTAACTTTGATAAGCGTCGAATTTCTCTAAGCCATTTTCGACTTGCTTTGTGTGTCCGTACAGAATTGCGCTGTTCAAAAGCCTCGTTTGCCTTAAAATATTTTAAGTATGCCTGTGTTAGTTGATCGTGGGTGTCGTCCATTACTCTACAATATCGATGTCATTTGCAAAGCTAGTAAATCCATTTTCTTTAATAACTTTAAGAATATGATTTACACGACCAATAAGTTCGTCTTTGTGAGAAATTAAAAATATATTTTTGTCTCGTTCTCGTCCAATCTTTTTAAGAACGCTTAAACTATTTTCAACTCCTGCTGTATCCATACCGCTGTCAATTAGCTCGTCGATGAACAATAAGTTAATGTTTTGGTATAAACTTTCCCATACATCACGAAATGCAAAGCTCAATCCTAATATAAGTCTGTTTCGCTCGCCTCTGCTTAGGTTGTCAAAATCTAGATCCTGACCAAGCTGAGTAATTTGTACGTTTAGATCGTTTTGAAACTCTACTTGATGTGGTAACCCTAGCTTATCAAGATAATATGTAAGTCTATTGTTTAGGTACGCTAAGTTTTGATCAATAATCTTTTTACGAATAAAACTATCTTTGTTTGTTAACAATTTAAGTAAAAACTCTTGATGTTCTTTAAGATTATTAAGATCGTTAACAACAGACCAGTCGATAGATTGCAGTGCTGTCTGTGTTAGGTCATCAATCTGTGCTTGATACGGATCTTCTTCTGCTTGTTTATTTGTTAATGCTGTACGAAGATTATCTACGTTACCTCGGTGAGCGTATGCTTCTTTAGCAGTTTCATAATAAGTATTAGGGCGTCCATTAATGTCGCCTATGGTACTAAGTCCAAGCATAACAACTTCTAACTTACCTGCAACTTCTAATTTATAAGCGTCTGCGTCTTTAAATTCTTTTAATTTTTTTGCAAGAATTTCTTCTTTTTTATCGTCATGTAAGGGTTGTCCGCAGGTATAACACAGCGCATCTTCTAAATTTGCGATGTCTTTTTCAACCTTTTTTACAGTTTTATCAGCTTGCATTAGAGCACTCTCTAGTGTGCTTTTCTCTTTGTTTAAGGCGGTTATTTTATTGTTTAGCTCAGACCAATTAGCAAGTTTTTCATGTAGATCTAGTTCGGCATCGATGTCAAGATGCTCTAATTCCTGTATTGCTTCTTGCAATTTTGTAACATCTTGAGTCTTTTTTGCCTGCCAAGCACGTTGAGTCTTGCCTAAATTTTCAATAGCAACATTGATTTTTTCGTTTGCGGCCTGTACAGCATTAATTTTTGCTGTTTCTTCTATAATAGCATCTTTAGTAGCACGTACTTGTTCCTTAAGAACTTCTGCCTTTACTGAAAGTAAAGTAATACCTAGCAGTTGTTCAATAATATCTCTCTGTTCATTCTGCTTCATGCTTAAGAATGGTTCAGAGTAAGTGTTTAACGCAACAATATGCTTAAACATATCGTGGCTCATACCTAGTAAATTGCTAATGTAGTTCTGTGTTTCTCTACTGTCGCCCTGACTTTCGTCAACTGATTCTTGTTCTTGGTCGTTAACATAGAACTTGAGTATGTTAGGAGAACGCCCTCTCTCTATGCGATAATCCTGCCCGTCTTTTTCAAAATGCAGTGTAACCAACATGCCCTTACTATTGGTCTTATTAATTAAATTATTTCTTTTAATGTTAGTTAACGCTGTACCATAGAGAGCATAGCTTAGTGCATTAATAATAGTAGTCTTGCCAGTACCATTGCGACTTCCGCTGTCGTCACCGCCTTGATCTAAGTTTTCGCCTAGTACTAGTGTTAGCTGTTCTTTATTAAAATCTACAGCTTGGGTCTGATTACCCACACTCATAAAATTCTTTACAGTTAAATCTTTAATTTTTAGCATATTATAGCTCGTTATAGATGTCTAGCAATAACTTTTTATTAAATTGTTCGGAGTCAATAGCACCAATTTCTTTACTAACGATTTCGTCAACACTCTCAAAGTCTTTAATATCAATTTGAGAAGTAATTTCCTCTACTTGTTTTTGAGGAATTAGTGTAATTTCTCTACAATCGTGATTTTTTATAAATGTTTCTTTGATAAATTGTGCTTCTTCGTAACTAATAGGAAGATCCAACGTTACACGCAGATACATTTTAGGTTTGATTATTTCTTCTGTCTTGTCTAATAGGGTTGATAACTTAACTGTACGATACTTAGGACAGTTCCACCAATTAATATACTCAGGTGGTTTATTATTTTCTCGGTCTAAAATCATCATACCGCGCTCGTCGTCGCCAGAATCAGCATAGTTGTGCGGAAAAGCGTTGCCGATGTAATGTATTTTACCCTTAACTTGACGCTTGTGGAAGTGTCCTGAAAACACATAGTCTTGGTATTCAAAATGTTCTGCTTTAAGTTCACCGTGATCTGGCATCTGTACCATTGCATTCATATAAAAATGAGGCAATTCAAAGTGACCAAACATGTATTTTGCTTTACATACTTGTATTTTCCTCCATTCGTCGCCTACTAACCAGGGCACAAGTGCAACATCATCAACTACAGTTAGTTCGTTTACAACAGTAACACCCGGTACGTATTTGCCAAATTCTACTGAATGAATGTCTCTACGATCTTTATAATATAGATCATGATTGCCAGGAAAGTAAAAAAACTGCTCAAAGGCTGCACCTAACTTTTCTAAACTACGTAAAGTAGCGTCCATAGTGGTGATATTTAGACTGTTTCGATTATGATGCCAATCTCCGCAGAAAATTCCTGTCTCACAACCGTTTTTCTTTGCTTGATCGATGAACCAGTCTACGAATTCTTCGCAATCGTCGTTGTGTACTTTTGAATTGCCTTTAAGGCCAAAATGAATGTCTGTAAATACGGCTGCTTTTTTAAACAAAATAGAAATCTCTTTTTATATAGTATAGTTCTTTTAGCTGTTTTGTCAACAGTTTATTCTCCAGAATGTTCTCGTTCTCTACGCATTGCATTTTCCCATTCTCCACTCATTTGTCTAGAATAGCTAGGGTCCATACCATTCTGCTCTAAGATATCGTCGCGAATGTTTTGATTACGTTTTTCAATATTAATTACTCTTACAAATGAATTAGTGACAGCGGCTGTATAATATGCAAAAGGATTATTTGACTTAGATTCATCAAACTGTAGACCTATTTGAGTCAATTGCAGTATAGCTTGTCCCTTCATTTCGTCGTTGTAGGTATAACCTCGAACATTACCGCGTGTAGCATAGCGTTCGCATAACTTCATCCACATAAGAGCTAATTTATTAGTAGCCTGACCGTGATCTTTAGAAAATTTGCCTTTTTCGACAGTGCCTTTCCAATGGCTTTTTCCAACGCAATCTAATTGGTCTTCGTCGTTGTATTTCCAATGTTGGAACGGCGGAAAGTTTAATTTAGATTTTCCGTCTGCTACAGTCTTTGGATTTTTCTTTCTACCAACTTCGTCTGGTATGTGTTCAAACGTCATAACTCGAAATATTAGCTCAGTCTTTGCAATTTTTTTATAGTCTACTTCGCAGTCTGCTTGCTTTACCTTTTCACCAGCTGTCTTTCGACGTTCATATGCTTCTTGACTTAGTCGTTTAGCTTTATTACGTTTAGCTTCTGCTATGGTTCGAATATTGATCTTATCCAAACTAGTAAGAATTATATCGTAATCAGCATATTCGGGCATTTCGTAACTGCTGTATGTGTTTTTTGATCTATGTATTTCTAGTAATAAATCTTTGTTATTTAAATAATTGACTTTTCTCATAATTCTCCGTTCGTACTACTATTATAATATACTCACATAAAAAAGTCAACTAAATAATGTAAGGAGACTAAGATATGACAATTGATGTAAGAAGTAGTGTTGATAACTTTATAGGGTCCGCTGGCGATGCATTTAACAGAGCTTCGGGTTCAGTAAGTGCCGCTGCAACTAAACTAGTAACTGATTCTGGGTTTGGTAAAGCTCTACGGTCAATTGGACTGCTCCCCGGTGCAGTACCTACAACTGGTATTGCATTTACAGATGCTAATTGGGGATCTGAGACCGATCTTGACTGGAGAGTTCGTTTATCCATACCACAGCTTTACAAAAGCAGTCCGCTTTTACAGCCGTTGTTAGAAACTAACGGTTTCTGTTTTCCTTACACTCCTCAAATTATTATAGAACATCAAGCAAACTATAACGCATTAACACCGACGCATAGTAATTATCCTTTTCCTGCTTATCAGAACAGTCAAGTGAGTGCAATGACAATTATTGGAGAGTTTCTAATAGAGAATCCAAGAGAAGGCGAATATTGGGTAGCCGCAGTACATTATTTGCGATCAATTACAAAAATGGCGTACGGTGCAAGTTCAAATCAAGGTAGTCCTCCTCCAGTAGTTAAATTAAACGGATACGGTGATTACGTTTTTAAAAATGTACCTGTAGTAGTAACAATGTTTACAGTAGATTTGCCTAATGATGTTGACTACATACAAGTAGGCTTAGGCGAAAACGGCTCTTGGGTACCAACAAGAAGTCAGATGTCTGTAACCGTGCAACCACTATACAGTAGAAAAAGTGTTACACAATTTAGTCTTGATGCATTTGTTAATGGTTCGTATGTTGTTAATGGAAAAGGATTTATTTAATGGCAGCTTATGTTAATACATCTCCGTGGCACGTTACTCCTATTATAAATGAATTTTATCTAGACATTTTAGAAATAAGACCAATACCTGCTGAGAATGACGATATAAAATATGTTGTACAGACACAGTATGCATACAGACCAGATTTGCTAGCCTACGACCTGTACGGAACAACTAAGTTATGGTGGGTATTTTCTCAACGTAACATGGATATAATTAAAGATCCTATTTACGATTTAGTACCAGGTATAGAAATTTATCTACCAAAAGGTCCTAATTTATCTAGACAACTAGGAGTCTAACATTGGTCACCCAAGTAAACGCCAACGGTAACCCTGTACTTACCCCTGGGGGTAATACAATAACTACCACTGCATCTAATCTAGTGCAGTCTAGTATAAACACTAGCGGAAGCATTGCATTAGGAACAGCAAATGTTGTTGTTGGCGGCGCAGCGTCTGCTGTAGTAGGAGTTGCAGGTGCTGTGGTAGGAGCAGCAATTAAACCTGTAGTTGATGTAGCACGTCAAGTTAACACAGTTGTTGAATTAATTCAAAATCCTACTTTGGGAGGCGCCCTGGCGCTCTTAGGACGCGGATTTCCACCTTACAGAAATGAACTAGACCAATTTGCTAGTTACAATTATATTTTTACTCTGTCGTGTTTGACTAATTTAGAATTAAACTATCCGTTAAGTTACAGAACAGTTGGCCCTTTAATACAAATAATTAGAAGCGGAGGCACTGGTGGAAAAAAACTTCCCACTATATATGAGACAGACGGAGTAGTTGAATTTTTTATTGATGATGTAACAATTGATTCATATATTGCACCTAATTCTAGGACTAGACATTCTAACGCAATGGCGATTAATTTTAATGTAATTGAACCATACAGTATGGGCCAGTTTTTACAGAATCTTAGAACAGCGGCATTAGTTGCTGGACATTTAAATTATATTGAAGCACCGTTTTTATTATCAGTAGAATTTATTGGTTACGATGATGAGGGTAATATTAAATCACCGTTCTTTTCAAAGAGGCATATTCCAATTAAACTTATTAAAGCTGATATGAATGTCACCGAAGCTGGCGCAGTTTACAGCGTGTCTGCGGTTCCATATAATGAAATAGCCTTAACAAATACTAATAGAGAAGCAAAAACAGACGTTGACGTTAGAGGATCAACAGTAGGTGAAATTTTACAATCAGGACCTAATAGTTTAACCAGCGTGTTAAATGAGACAATGATTAAACTTCAAGAAGCAGGCCAAGTCAATACTGCTGATCAATATGTGATTAGTTTTCCTAAAGGTGATTTTATCTCTAGCGCAGTAGGCGGAGTTACTAGTTCTACAAGTGCTGTTACATCGTCGTCTAGCACACGCCAGCAACTGTACGAAGCACTCACTGGAATTAAAGGAGGAAACATTCCTCCAGAGTTTGAAAAAAAATTACAAGAATTAAAAGGGGTGTCAATCACAAGATCAGCTCTTGGTGAGGCTGTTCGTGCCGAAGCCAATGCACAAGTTTCTTGGAACGATATAGGCAGTTCTAAAATTGTTAAAAGTTTCTTAGACGGCGGAAAAATGCCATTTGCAGAACCTTCTTTTGTTGAGATGCAGGATAATAAAGGTCATATACTGCGTGGCGCAATGCAGACTAGCGATGAAAACAGAAAGTTTACATTTAAGTCTGGAACTACTATTGAAGAAATGATCGAAGAAGTTATTTTAAGCAGCGACTATGCTAGAAAATTTGTTGAGAAAACAGCAGATGCTAAAGGCAAAATAACATGGTTTAGAATTGAAACTCATGTTTACAATGTAACAGATTGGACAACTGTAGGACAAATAGGAAGGAGTCCTCGAATATTCGTATATAGGATCTTGCCTTTTAAGATTGACGCCGCAAAGATTGAAGGATCTAAACCTAACGTATTTAAATCGTTAATTAAACAGTCTAGTGCTATTAAAGCATATAACTACATTTACACTGGACAAAATATCGATATTATTAATTTTGATTTAAATTTTGATCTATCATTTTTTACTAATATTTCAACTACTAGAGGCCAAATGCAGGCTGGTAGTAAAAAACCAGATGGTATGGCAGCTGGTACACCTGATCCTAATTTTGTAGGCCCGTTACCAGTTCCGTCTCCTGCGCCTGCTGAAGGTTCAGCAGCAGTTAATAATTCAACAGGTCCTCAGACAGGTAAAAAAGGTGGCGGCGCTAAAGAACACGTTGAGAATTCTATAGCTAGAATGTTTAATGATTCTATATTAAACAGTGATGCAGATTTAATTAATGTAAAATTAACAATACACGGAGATCCCTTTTATATTATAGACGCAGGTTTAGGAAATTATTTAGGAATTGAAAATCCAATAAACGAAGCAATAACTATAGAAGGATCGTTAAATCCTAGAAAAGGTGAAGTAGATGTAGTTTTAAATTTTAGAACTCCTATAGACTATGATGGCGAAGACGGCTTTGTGAAATATCCTCTAGGAGGGTTTTTACCTATAGGTATGTTTAGCGGAGTATATCAAGTTATTTTAGTAAACAACAAGTTTAGTAAAGGTCAATTTACACAAGAATTAGACCTAGTGCGAAAACGTGGCCAAGACTTAACATTAGAGGGCCTTGCAAGTTCAGCAGTATCATTATTTAAAGATGCTAAGGCACTAGTAACTGGATCTAAGAAAAATCAAATAGATGAAAAAGACGCAAATGCAGGACCTCCATAATGTCAACTGATTCAAGAACTGCCCCTAGAGAGCAAAACCCTTCCGGCATATATGTAGGAATGGTAGTTAGTCATCTCGATACAAAGTTTATGGGGTCTTTAGAAATTGAACTATTAAAGTCAACAGAGTCGGGTAACTTAACAAGACGCACAGGACAAATTGTTCAAGCAAAATACATGAGTCCTTTTTACGGAATAACACCGTATAAAGATATGACCAAAAATAGTGGTTATGCTAATACACAAAAAAGTTACGGATGGTGGGCAATACCTCCTGATCCTGGCTCATTAGTGCTTGTGTTGTTCACAGAAAATAATTTTGGTAATCCGTATTGGATAGGCTGCGTACAAGACGAATATACAAATTTTATGTTACCAGGGTATGCTGCTACCACGTTCAATGATTTCGACAAAGCTACTGCTTTACCAGTTGGTGAATATAATAAAAAAGTAGAAACTGCCTCGGGTAGAGATCCTACAAAATTTATTAAACCGTACAACAACATTGCATTTGACCAACTTGAAATCCAAGGCCTTACAGCTGACCATATAAGAGGAACAACAACCTCTAGTGCTAGAAGAGAAGCACCTAGTATGGTGTTTGGAATGTCAACCCCGGGCCCATATGATGTAAAAGGACCAAAAGCTGAATACGGGCCTCAAGGCTCAAGAATTAACGTGCCATTTAATCGATTGGGGGGTAGTTCGTTTGTAATGGACGATGGAGACATGAGTCTTCTTCGTAAGAAGCCACCCAGCGGAACCGACGCTGGCCCATTAGAATATGCTAGTGTAGAAAACGGAGAAAAAGACGGCAACGTACTTCATCCTGCAAATGAGCTAGTGCGAATTAAAACAAGAACAGGTCATCAAATTGTATTTCATAACTCTGAAGATTTAATTTACATTTCCCACGGTAGCGGTAACAGTTGGATTGAAATGACTGGCAACGGCAAAATTGATATTTACGCTAAAGATTCAATCAGTGTACATTCAGAAAATGATCTTAATTTTTCAGCAGGTAGAGATATTAACTTTAGAGCAAAAAATAATATTAATGCAACAGCTGGTGCTAATGTTTTTGTAAAAGCCATAGAAAATATAGAACTTAAAGCAGACAAAGATGGCAGAATATATGCCAAAGGCAGTACACATATTAGAGCTGAATTAGATCATATTGAAACTACAGTCAAAGGCAAAATTTTTATGAATAGCTCAGTTACGGCAATTCAAGCAAAGGATGCATTTATACCTAAAAGAGTTCCTCAACACGAACCGTGGAGAGAACACGAAAATCTTAACCCTAAGGATTTTACACCAGAGCAGACTAAAGCGATTAGTCCTACAGAAGAAGATCCAGATGCAGTACTACCGCCATTTAATTTTCCACCAATCGCTGACACATTTAAGAAGCCTACAAAATAAGGTAAATATATTATGAGCGCACTAGAAAAAAATCTTTATAAACAAATATCAGTTAAGTCAACTAGATCTAGATCCAACGATAATGTTGCAACCGCAGCACCTACTTATAAAGGATTTAGCACAGTAAATTCTACAAATTCTAGTCCAGCACTTTATGATATTGCTCTTATCAAACAAGATATTATAAATCACTTTCATATTAGGCAAGGTGAAAAATTAAGTGATCCAGAATTTGGCACTATAATTTGGGACATTATTTTTGAACCTCTAACAGACGATACTGTAAATGCAATAATTCAAAATATTTCTAGGATTGTTAATTATGATCCAAGAGTCAAGGTTAATAAGATTGATGTCAAGCAACCTTACGAACATGCAATTCGGATTGATTGTGAATTGGTATATTTGCCTTATTCAATTGTAGAAAAATTACAATTTACGTTTGACGAAAAAGCTGGGTTCATCAATTAACTACGCACTTTTCAAATCAAATAAATATTGATATAGTTAAGGAAAGCGCACATGTCATCTACAGATAGACAAAATAGATTATTACTTGCAGAAGATTGGAAGCGTGTCTACCAATCTTTTCGCAATGCAGATTTTCAAAGTTATGATTTTGATAATCTAAGACGTACGATGATATCGTATCTAAGAGAAAATTATCCCGAAGACTTTAATGACTATGTTGAATCAAGCGAATATCTTGCGTTAGTAGACTTAATAGCGTTCCTTGGGCAAAATATTGCTTTCCGTATAGATTTAAACGCTAGAGAAAATTTCTTAGAATTAGCAGACAGACGTGAAAGTGTATTACGACTAGCTCGATTACTTTCTTATAATCCTAAGAGAGTACAATCTTGCAATGGATTATTAAAAATTGCATCAGTTAGAACCTCAGAAGAAATTCGCGATAGCAATAACATTAATTTACAAAATCAAACTATAGTATGGAATGATCCTAGTAATATTGATTGGTACGAACAGTTTATAAAAGTAATAAATGCAGCCTTACCTGTTAATGGTACGTTTGGTCGCCCAGTTAAAAAAGACAACGTTAATGGAATTCCTACAGATCAATATAGATTGAATAGTACAAATTCAGAACTACCTGTTTATTCATTTAATAAAACAATTGACGGCAGAGCTACAACTTTTGAAATAGTTTCAACTGATGTATCTGATGGAAATATTCTTGAAGAAGCTCCCTTCCCAGGAAATAATTTTGCTTTTATATATCGAGACGACGGACGTGGTCCAGCAAGCTCAAACACAGGATTTTTCTCACATTTTAGACAAGGAAATCTAGACGAAGGATTGTTTAATATTTCGGCGCCTATCTCAAATCAAACTGTTTCTATTGAGTCTCCTAACATTAACAACTCCGATGTATGGCTCTATCGTTTAGATTCATTTGGCAATGAAACAGAATTATGGACTAAGGTTGATGCACTAGAAGGCAATAACGTAATCTATAATAGTGTAAACAAAAAAAATAGAAACATTTATAGTGTACTAACTCGTGTAGGTGATAGAATTAATTTAATATTCTCCGACGGCACATTTGGAGAATTACCTAAAGGTCAATTTAAGATATATTATAGAACAAGTCTACCAGATAGATTAATTGTTGGCCCTGAAGATATGCGAGCTATTTCTATTACAATTCCGTATCTAAGCAAATTAGGCAAAGAAGAATCAATAGTTATAACTTTTGAACTAAAATATACAGTTGATAATAGTAGTCCTAGCGAAAGTAACGACAGCATTAAATTAAATGCTCCTAGCACATATTATACACAAAATAGAATGATAACTGGTGAGGACTATCAAATAGCACCTCTAGGTATTAATCAAGAAATTATTAAAGTTAAAGCAGTTAACAGAACATCAAGCGGAATAAGTCGTTACTTTGACTTAATAGACGCTACAGGAAAATATAGTCAAACTACCCTGTTTGGGAACGACGGTGTTGTGTATAAAGAATTTTTAGAATTACAAAAAAGTTTTACTTTTAATACTCGAACAGACGTTGAAGGAGCAGTAGAAAATATAATCGTTCCTATCCTCAATGATAAAAAACTTAGAAATTATTATCACGATAGATTTCCAAAAATTCTAACTAGCGACTTAGGAGTTAACTGGGTCCAAGAAACTAAAGAAACTAATCTAAGCACAGGATATTTTAAAAATAGAGAAGAGGTAAAATCAAGACTGGGTAGTTTTACAGCATCTATTCTTAGTCTAGTACGTCCAGGAGCCATGATAAAATTAGTAGCACCTGGATTCCGACCAAAAACTGTTCCAACAGCAGCGGACCTATCAACTAATCATTTCGTTCCTGATGGTACCATGCGAACCGGCGTTGCTAACAGTCTAGGTGCGTCTTATTATAATTGGGTTAAAGTGTTAAGTGTCAACGGCCCAGGAGTTGACAATACAGATGACGGATTTGGACCTGTAGCACTCAATGACATAATACCAGGACCAACAGCAGGAGTATCTCCAATTGGAGCAATTCTTGCAGAAATTAAACCAACATTACCTAACGATTTAACTGATGAAGTTAAGGCTCAAATAATTGATCAAATATTTGCTAACAGAACTTTTGGTATCCGTTTTGATCAAACTAGCGGTCAGTGGCGTGTTATTACAGAAAATAATTTAAACACAACATCTGAATTTTCTACAGGTAAAACAGGTGATGCTACAAATCAGCGGTTAGATTCTAGTTGGCTTGTATGGTTTAAAACTGACGGCGAGCGATATACTATTACATATCGAGCTATGAGATTTGTATTTGAAAGTGATCAAGAAATTCGGTTTTATTACGATAGCAGCGACAAGATATACAACACAAAAACTGGCAAAATTGTTAAAGATACTATAACAGTATTAAACGTTAATAATAAACCTGATGAAACAAACTCGTTCACTAAAGATTTTAACTGGGAAATAGTTGAAGCTTATCGTGATACTGAAGGTTATGTTGACAGTAAAAAAATAGAAGTTAGTTTTTATGACGACGACGAAGACGGAGTAGTTGATGATGTAGAATTATTTGAACAAATCGTATCACCACAAGTTAATCAAACACAAAAATATGTTATGTTTGAAAAATATCTAACACAAGACGGAGTTGAAGATTTTAATTTTTATTCCAATGATACTCAACAAATAATTGTACTAGCAAGGAAAGCTGACCTATTACCACTAAGCGCATACAACGACGGCCAAGTTTTTTATTACATTGATCTAGATATTTTTGAAGTATGGAATAAGGAACGAGGTGTGTTGGAGTTATCAATTAATTATAAAGCTCGCCTTGGCAGAGATAAACTTAAATTCCGTTATATTCATGCTGCGGATTCTAATTCAAGGATTGATCCTAGCGCAAGCAATATTGTTGATTTATATTTGCTAACAAAAGCATACGATACAAGTTTTAGACTTTGGTTAACTGAAGAAATAATAACTAAACCATTACCACCAAGTAGTGATCAGTTGTTTATAAATTATAGTTCCCAACTTAATCAAATTAAATCACTTAGTGACGAAATAATTTATCATCCAGTTAAGTATAAGATACTGTTTGGAAAAAATGCAAGTGATGATTTAAAAGCAACATTTAAAGTTGTAAAAAATCCTGACATGGTATTAAATGATAACGATATAAAAGCAAGAGTAATATCAGCTATGTCACAATTTTTTGCACTTGAAAATTGGGAGTTTGGCGAAACGTTTTATTTCTCTGAATTAAGCAGTTATGTTATGAATAGAATGGCACCAGATTTAGTAACATTTGTTATAGTGCCGTTCCAAGATTCTCAAGCATTTGGATCATTGTTTGAAATTAAGGCAGAAGCAGATGAAATTTTTATCAGCGGAGCAACAGTTGATGATATTGAAATAATAGATGCTATTACAGCGTCTAGATTAAAAGCAGGCGGAAGAGTGATTACCCAGTCAACTAGTACTAATGTAGGAATACAAAGTTCGTCTACCGGAGGATACAATTAATGGCATACGATGATAGACAAACAGAATTACCTTTACCAGGTGACGGATCTGAAAAAAGAAAAAGTGAAATTCATCTTCCAAAATATTTTCGAACAGAATCTAATACTAAATTCTTATCAAGCACCCTTGATCAGTTACTACAGCCCGGCGTGGCAGAAAAACTTAACGGATACTTTGGCAGAAAAACTGCTACAGCGTTTAATCCATCAGACACATATATAGCAGATGTTTCCAAAGACAGAGAGGATTATCAGTTTGAACCAGCTTCAGTAATTACAGACGCATTAGGTAATGTAGAATTTTTTAAAAATTATAATGACCTTATTAATCAAGTTAAAAACTTTGGCGGCGTTAATCGCAATCATAGTAATATAAACAAAGAAGAATTTTATACTTGGGATCCCCATATCAATTGGGATAAATTTACAAATTTTAGAGAATACTATTGGTTACCCACAGGTCCCCAAACACTTAATATTGTTGGTGATGTTAAAGAAATAACCAGTACATATTCTGTATCTTTGCAAGATAACGGTGACAATTATTCTTATATTTTTTCGCCTGACGGATTAACTCCTAATCCTAATTTTAAATTATTTAGAGGAGTTACATATAGGTTTGAAATCAATACACCGGGTTTACCTCTTACTTTTAGAACACAGCGTACCCTTGATGATGCATTTTTAATTAAACAAGGAATTAATGCCCAGGCAGTTGAAAACGGAGTTATTGAAATAACTTTAAATGAAGCTACTCCTAATGAAATTTTTTATGTAGCTGATAATAATATTAATCTTGGCGGAGTAATTCGCGTAGCAAATATTGAAGAATCTAGTTTTATTGATGTAGAAACAGAAATTTTAGGTAAAAAAACATACACTACAAAAGCCGGATGGAGTGTAACTAACGGTATGAAAATTAGATTTGTTGGAGAAGTAATCCCAGCAATATATTCAAACTCTGAGTGGTATGTAGAAGGTGTTGGAGATAAGATTAAACTAATATCCGACATTGATGTTGAAGTATCTTTTCCGGTAGGCATTGACCTAAACGTTCCTTTTGACACCGAAGACGGATTTGATAGATTACCATTTAGCTCTGCAATTGGTTTTCCACGAGATAAAGATTACATTGTAATTAATAGAGCATCTAGCGACGGCAATTTTTGGAGTAGATATAATCGATGGTTCCATAAAGATGTCATAGAATTAGTAGCAAGTATTAATAATCAACCAGCAAATCTTGATCAAGCTGCAAGAGCCAATCGACCAATTATTGAATTTGAAGCTAATTTAAAATTATTTAATTTTGGTACAACAACAAAACCTGTTATTGATTTAATAGATGATTTTAGCGTAGATGCATTTTCCAGTATTGAAGGAACACTAGGGTATAGTGTTGACGGAGTTCAGTTAAGAAACGGAATGCGAATATTGTTTTTAGCAGACACTGATCCGTTAGTAAGAGGAAGAATTTTTAAGGTTGAATTTATTAAATTTACAGGTAGTGGTGTAGCAGGACAGATCGCACTACGAGAAACAGAAGATTCTTTACCTCAGATAAACGAAAACGTACTAGTAACTAAAGGAAATACCTACACAGGATCTATGTGGTTCTTTAACGGTACAGAGTGGAAACGTGCCCAGGAAAAAACACAAGTTAATCAGCCGCCACTGTTTGATGCATACGATGCCGCCGGCGTCTCGTTTGCAGATACGTCAAAATACGAAGCATCAAACTTTAAAGGAACTGAAATTTTCAGTTATAAGACTGGAGTTGGCACAGCTGATTCTGTATTAGGGTTTCCGTTGGTATACCGTAGTATTGATAACGTAGGCGATATCTTATTTGATTTTGATTATAATTCTGATATAGTTGAATATCAGATTGATACAGTTCCTCAAACAGTTCCAATTGCTTCTGGTTATTTAAAAAAATATACAGATAAAAATAATTTTATTAATTTAGGTGCATGGACTAAAGCTGATAAACTTTCGTCTCAAGCTGTAATACTACAATATATTAATGATAACACTAAAATAAATTATCCTATTAATTGTTTTGATCAAAGTGGATTCCTTACTGATTTATTAGTAAGGGTGTTTGTAAATAACAAAGTAGTTAAAGAAGGGGTAGATTATGAATTAGTACTTACTGCTGACAAGTTTAAAGCAGTTAAGTTCATTAAAAATATTAAACTTAATGACGTAATTAAATTTAAGTGTTTTTCTAATACTGCAAAAAACGAAAACGGTTATTACGAAATTGCTGCTAATCTTGAAAAAAATCCTCTTAATGAAGATGTAACAGATTTCACACTAGGCGAAGTTAATGATCATGTAGCAAGTATTGTAGAAAATTTACAAGCATTTACAGGGGTATTTCCAGGAACAGGAAATTTACGTGATATAACAGATTTAAGTAAGTACGGCCGTAAGTTCATAAAACATTCCTCGCCATTAAATCTATCAATGTATCACTTGCTTGATAGAGAAGCTAATTTAGTTAAATCAATTCGATACGCACGAAGAGAATACGGTAAATTTAAACGTCAATTTTTAGAGATTGCAAGCTCGTTAGGGTATGAAGGTCCAGTTAAAGAACACGTTGATCGAATACTGCTTGAAATTAATAAAGATAAAATTAATAAAATGCCTTTCTATTCTAGTGATATGCTTCCTTACGGAGCAGCTATTAGAAACAGAATAACTGTAGAAGATCCTGACTCAAGATTTTATTCACTAACGCAGCCTTTTAAGTATAATGAAATTAATACAAGGGCTGTTGGAGTATACATTAATAATGAACAATTATTATATCAGAAAGATTATGAGTTTAATGATAACGGATTTTTAATAGTAACGGTACAAAAAGAATTTGGCGATGTTCTCGATATCTACGAGTACGAATCTACTAACGGAAGTTATATTCCGCCTACGCCAACTAAATTAGGATTATATCCTAAATTTGAACCTAAAATTTATATAGACAATAGTTACAATAATTCTGTTAAAGTTATTCAAGGCCACGACGGTAGTATAATTGCAGCGTATGATGATTTTAGAGATGCATTAATTTTAGAATTAGAAAGAAGAATATTTAATAATATTAAAATAGATTATAATGCTGACCTATTTGACTTGAATGACTACAAACCAGGCGCATTTAGAAACACTGGATTTACGCGAGAAGAAGTTGATCAACCTATTATTACTGACTTTGTCCAATGGCTTCAATTAGTAGATCAAGATTATACTGAGCACAAATATTTTGACAGAGAAGATTCTTTTACTTTTAATTATTCTAGTTTAAGAAGTCCAACAAATACTTCGTTGCCAGGTTGGTGGAGAGGAGTGTTTGACCATGTGTATGACACTGACAAACCAAATACCAATCCGTGGGAAATGTTAGGTTTTAAAATTAAACCAAATTGGTGGGAAGAACAATACGGCCCTGCTCCTTATACTAGTGAAAACTTATTACTATGGGAAGACCTAGAGCAAGGTATAATAAGAATTCCTGGTCAACCATTTAAAATTAATTCTAAATATGCACGCCCGGGTTTGAAAAATTTCTTACCAGTAGACGCAGACGGAAATTTATTAAGCCCATCTGATGCTAATATTTGTTTAAAGTATGATAGTTTAGATATTAAAAATAGTTTTAAATTTGGTGATTATTCTCCTGTTGAATTAGCTTGGAGAAAGAGTTCCGAATACCCGTTTGCAATGTTAGCAAGTTGGGCAATAAATCAACCAACTCGACTATTAGCTACAGGTTTTGATAGATCTAGACAGATTCGAAATAAACTTGGACATATAGTTTATAAAGACTCGGGCAGACATATACAACTTGCAGACATTTTATTTCCTAATACTGTTGACGATACAACACAAGTATTAACATTGGGAGTAGTTAATTATATTGCAGACTATATGGCATCAAGTGTAACTGCAAATTTTAAAAATTATAATACTAGACTAAAGTCTATAAAAAATAATCTAACTATTAGATTAGGTGGATTTACTGACAAATCTAAATTTAAATTAATTTTAGATTCAAGAACACCGTTAAACAAAGGTAACGTTTTTGTTCCAGAAGAAAACTATAGAGTTTTCTTAAACACTAGTTCTCCATTACGAACAATTAGCTATAGTGGTGTTATAGTTGAAAAACGACAATCTGGATTTATTATTAGAGGTTATGATTCTGAATCACCAACATTTACTTACTTTGAACCTTTTAAAACACAACGCGATACGTTAATAAATGTAGGAGGAATCTCTGAGATTTTCACACGTTGGGAATCTGGACAATTATATAGAGAAGGCTCAAATGTTGAATATAATAATGCTTATTATAAAGTAATTACAACTCATACTGCAACTGGAGTGTTTGACGTAACTAAATTTGCTAAATTGCCTGCACTGCCATTAAAAGGCGGCCGATCAGCAACATTTAGTAAGAAATTTAATACCTTTCAGCCTATAACTATTCCTTACGGCACATTGTTTAAAACAGTCCAAGAAATTGTTGATTTTCTATTAGGTTATGGTAATTGGTTAGAAGCTAATGGATTCCGATTTGAGTATTATGACGGCGAAGAAAAGATTATTTCTAACTGGGAAACTAGTGCTAGAGAATTTTTATTCTGGACTACTCAAAATTGGGGAGAAGGTACATTATTAGCTCTAAGCCCAGCAGCCGATGAAATTAATTTTACTACAGAGTATAGTATTGTTGATAATATCTATGACAATTTTTACGGTTACTCTATTCTTAAAGCAGACGGTAAAAAATTAGTAGAAGAATTTAGTAGAATTAATAGGACTGATCCTAACAACTTCCAATTACGTCCAAAGAATACCGCTGACGGAGTTTATGCCATACAAGTTCCAGTAGTTCAAAAGGAACACATAGTTTTAATTGACAATTTTACAGTGTTTGGCGATGTAATTTATGATCAACCTACTGGTTATCGACAAGAACGTATTAAAGTTCTAGGATACAGGACCTCTGACTGGGACGGTAGTTTAAATATTCCTGGATTCTTATATGATGCAGCCACTGTTACAGACTGGAAACAATGGACTGATTATGCTATTGGTGATTTAGTAAAATATAAAGAATTTTATTATACAGCTAAAAATAAAATAGCAGGTGCTGAAAATTTTGAAATAAACAGTTGGGCACGATTACCTAGCCGACCTGAATCAGGTTTGATTACAAATTTTGAATATAAAGTAAATCAGTTTGCAGATTTTTATAATTTAGATAGTGATAACTTTGATGTTACACAACAAAAACTTGCACAACATTTAATTGGTTATCAAAAGCGTGAATACTTAGAAAATATTATAAATGACGAAGTTTCTCAATATAAATTCTATCAAGGAATGATACAAGATAAAGGTACTAAAAATGCTCTTACAAAGTTATTTGATGTACTAAGTAGTAACGACAAAGAAAGTTTAGAATTTTTTGAAGAATGGGCCATTAAAGAAGGTCAATATGGTGCCAGCGAAGGGTTCGACGAAGTTGAATTTAAATTAGATGAATCAAAATTTAGAAATACTCCACAGCCATTTGAGCTAGTTAGTTCTGTACCTGGCGGCGAGACAGATTTAATATATCGCATACGTCCATTTGAAGTATTTAAAAAACCGCTTAATTATAATCATAAGCCTTTTCCTGTTAGAGAATCTAGCATAGGATACACCCGCGATGCAGGTTATGTAAATCAGGAAGATGTGCAGTTTATTGTACCTTCATATTATGATATTTTAAATATTAATATTGATGAGTTTTCTAACAAAAATTATGTATGGGTAGGCACAGAAAAACAATCATGGAATGTTTATCAACATGTCTTATCAGATTATCTTGTTACAAAACTTGTAGGTAATGCTAATGCAGTATCAATAGGAGATCCTACAAAAAATCAATTTAAATTATCTCTAAACAAAGCAGCTACAGATATTAAAGCAGGCGACATTATCGGATTGTACGATTTAATAATATCAACTAGGGGCGAAGAAGATTCAACTACTATACCTATAGTAACACAAGAAACTTCAACAGTTCAAGGATTTTTTAAGGTATTAGCAGTTAATGTTAATGAACTTATTATTGATACTGATCTTACGGTTAGTGACATTGACGATTGTCGTGGTTTACTAACTCGTTTAGTGTCATCAAGAGTAGAAAATATTAACGAAGCAAATATTCTTACACAAGGTACAATTGACAATAACGACTTGGTATGGATTGATAATGACGGTGTTGATTGGAGAGTAATAAAAAATAATCAAGCCTTTGACTTATTACAAAAAATTCCCGCAGAGGAAGTTGGAATATCAAATAAATTTGGATTTTCTATAGATGTAGATAGTCGTAATACGGTCATTGTTGTTGGATCACCGGGTGCTTCAACTAATGGAAAGGCTTTTGTCTATACTCGTGGTGCAAATTCTCAAAACTTTCAATTTACACAAATCATTGAACCTACAGACAATTTAGCTGACCTAGGGCAGCAGTATGCTGAAAGTGTAGCAGTATCCCCAGACGGCAAATTTATTGTTGTAGGTTCGCCTAATGCTTCAAATATAAAAACTTTATTTAGAGGTGACTACGACGAAGAAACAGACTATCAAAACGGCGAAAGTGTATTGTTTAGCGATCAACTGTGGGAAGCTGTTGTAGACATTCGCGGAGCAGACGATTCACTTGAGTTTTCTAGCTTTGGATCAATTATTGAAATTTTACAAAAGTATAATATCACTGCCGGCGAAATTACATTTAATAATTTAATAACAGGTAATTATCCGTTTAAAAATGTAGAAACAAATCATATATTAGTTAGAGCACCAGCAGATCAATATGCCGGTACAGGCCCGGGAGATAGAGTATTTTTAGATTGGTATTTAAGGACCACAGCAAATCAAGATCAGCTACCTTTAACTTTAACTGCTAGACAACCGTTTGGCGGAGCAGTAACTGGATTTACAGAGGCAAATCTTGAAGGTGGTTTAATAATTCAAAAGAAAATTGATGCAGTATTGTATGTTGAAACATTTGCTAATCTACCTGAAATTGGAGAACAAATAGACTCCGAAGGAGTATTTGGATATGTGGCTTATGTATATCAAGATGAAGGCGCAGCAACAGTTTATGTTGAGGGATCGTTTGGTCGTTGGCAACCTACAGGATCTTTATTTACTGAACAAGGCGAGTTCGTAGGAGAGTATGTAAGAGTTGCACCAATTGAAACATTAGATGTATCTGATGATCTAGGCGGATATTGGTGGTTTAATACTACGTCAACAATCAATGTAGGATTAGTTAACGAAGATGAAGGCCGAGCGTTAGCAGTATACAACGTTATACCTAACGGAAAAGCTGATCCAGGTGCTCGTGGCGGCAATATCTATGATTATAACAACACTATTGTTAATAGTGAAAATAATATTAATAGCTATATTAGAACACTAACGTATCAAGGAGCACCAGGTGCATACAATAATCTAAACATAATTCCAAGTGATTTGTTCGTAGTTAGAGCACCAAATAGTCTTACAACTAAATTATCAACCGGTGACAGAGTTACACTTGAAGTAGTTAATTTACCTAATTATTCAGATGGTGGGTTTGTAGATATTTCACCGCTTGGTATAACTACTTTTAATACAAATAAAACACATACTATTGTCGACGTATGGAGCGGCTATATTAATTTCAATCTAGATGAGACTGATACATTTGGTAATCCGTTTGAACCGCGTGTTGGACAGTTTGTTAGAGATAGAAATACTGGCGCAACTGGTCTAATAACGTTTTATCAACGTAACGGTTTAAGTGCTACGATCTTTGTTAAAAACGTTGTAGGAACTTGGTCAAGAGGTAGAAATTTTGGTAATGTTTCTAGCATTGAATTTATAGGAGAACCAACTGATCCAAGTCCAGTGTATTCAGTTACTAGAAGAATGGGCGAAATTCGCTCAGTATCTTTAGGTAATGCATCATTAGGAATTGGCGGTTTAGTAGTATTTAGATTAGCTGCACCTATTGTAACAGTGCCTGTTCAGGCAGTAATAACTGGTGCAGAATATATTATCTATAGAGACGATCCTATACTAGGTATTGCAACACAGCCTAATATACCGTCACAGGCAAATTTTGATTGGAGACCTATTTACAATGTATCTGTAAATGCCGATGGGTTTGTAGTTAATACTGATAATCTTGGCATGTTTACAGTTTATGCTAAAGAAGCTTCAACAACTTATAGTTTAGTAGGATCGTTTATTGTTCCAGAAATTCAAGATAATCTAAGATTAGGCTCAAAAGTTTTAATTAGAAAAAATAATAACTTATACAAATTATTTGTAGGTTGTCGTGGCTCAGGAACATCTAACAATCCTGGAAGAATTTATTTTGTAAATTACGGACTTACTGCCGACGGAACTTTCTATAACTGGGAACTTGCTAAAAATAAAAAATACAGGGGTGAGTTTGGTCCAGAAAAAGAATATTTTATAAATGATATTGTTTTCTTAGATGGAATATTTTATCAAGCACAAACTAATATTGCCCCAGGACTTCAGTTTAATATTTTAGATTGGGAAAGAGTTGCCTTTGACGGATTACAATATACTGGCATTGATTATGTAGGTTATATTCCTAACGATACAAATTTTGTTCCAGGTAATGATAGTTCGTTAAATCTTGATCAAGAAGGGTTACTTGAGTTTGGAACTATTTTTGATGCAGACGAAAAAGGTGAAGTTGTTGTTGTTACAGCAATTTACAACAATACTAAACCTAACAGGGTTGTTATATACAGAGCAATTAATGGTAATTATATAAAAGCACAAGAGTTATTAGCTACTAATACTACATCTAATTTTGGAGAAGCAGTTAGTATTAGTCGAGATGGTACATTGATTGCAGTAGGAGCATCACTAGACTCAGCAGATATAGATAGTCAAGGAGCAGTTTATGTATACCGACAAGTTGCCGGTGAATTTGTACTAGATCTTAATAATAACACTGGACAAAAATTAACTAGTGCAAATGCGAAAAGAAAAGAATTATTTGGAGCATCATTAGATTTTGACGGTGATACCCTTTATGTTTCTGCTCACAACTCATATTCAGATGAAATCACAACTTTTGATAATCATGCAAAACCAATATTCAATTATTTGTTAGGGTATGACAATGATCAAGATCCAATATATTCACAATTTGTGCTTGATCAAGAGTCGTTGTTAAATGAAAAACGTACAACGTTTGATAATAATTTTACAAACTTTAAAAATAAGATTTTAGGTAACGGTGTTGTTTACGTTTATGATAGAATAGAAAATAGTTTAGTCTATGGTCAAACTTTAGATTTTAATGATACTGAAGCAAGATCGTTTGGACAGACCATTGTTGCCAAGCAGAATCACTTATACACAGCATTAACTGATTTTACTAATACTGGGGGTAAAAAAGGTGCAGTGTTTGATTTTCGTAGACCTGAAAACAAACGTGTTTGGGAAACATATCGTGTTCCTAAGAAAATCCCCAACCTTGACAAGATCAAGCGAGTATTAATTTACGATAATTTAAAAAATGAAATCATAACTAACCTTGATTATATTGATCCTGTACAGGGAAAAATTGCTGGAATAGCAGATCAAGAAATTAGATACAAAACAGTATTTGATCCTGCTACATACAATATAGGATTAAATGGTGCAACAGTAAACAAAACAAGCACTTGGGGAGCAGAGCAAACAGGTCAACTTTGGTGGGACTTGTCAATTACTAAGTTTATAAATCCTTATCAATCTAATGTAATTTATTCTACAAGTAATTGGAATAGATTATTTGTAGGTTCGTCAATAAAGGTATATGAGTGGGTAGAAACAGAGCTAACTCCTGTAGAATGGGACGAAATAGCAGAGTCGCCTGATGGACTTTCGTTAGGAATAACAGGCAAATCCAAATACGGCAACAACGCTTATGTTTCTAAAAGAGTCTACGATCCTATAGCAGAACGTTTTACCCCTCTAAACTATTTCTGGGTCGAAGGCAAAACTACAGTCCCAGATATAGAATCAAGATCAATAAGTGCAAAAACAGTAGCTGATTTTATAGCCGACCCTGCAAGTATAGGACATAAATTTATATCGTTTATTAGCGAAGATACATTTGCATTATGGAATTGCGGATCGCTAATCAAAGATACTGATTGTATTTTAAATGTTCAGTACTGGACATCTAGTGATAAAAATTCTAATATACATAATCAGTATCGAATTCTCACAGAAGGTCTTGGATCTAGTAAGCCTAGTACTGATACGGAGCGTAAATGGTTTGATAGCTTAATAGGGTACGACGAACAATCGCGAGCTGTACCTAATCCTAATTTGTCTCCTAGAGAACGATATGGTATTTTAAATAAGCCACGACAAAGCTGGTTTGTTAATAGAACTGAAGCACTAAAACAGTTTATTGAAAGAACTAATTCTGTTCTTCGTAATAATCTTATTGTAGAATCTAGAGATATTAGCGAGTTATTCCAGAGTGATTTACCACCAACTAACACATCCAGACTTTATGATACAGTAGTAGACACTGAAATAGATCTACAATTTGTTGGAGTTGCCCGGGCTGAACGTGCAGTATTAACTCCAATTGTAGAAGATGGCAAGATTGTTCGAGTTGATATAAAAGAACGCGGTCGAGGTTATAAAGTTGTTCCTACTTTTGAAATTTTAGGTACCGGTAGCGGAGCAAATATAGAACTAACTATTAATAATCTAGGACAAGTGGTATCTGCTATTGTTTTAGATGCTGGTAATAATTACAAATCTGACACACAAATAATTGTAAGACGATTTAATGTGTTAGTCAGCAATGACTCAAGTATACGTGGAAAATGGGCAATTTATGAAAGAATTAATGAAACCCGTTCATGGAATAGGATTATAAGTCAATCTTACGACACTACTGCGTACTGGGAATATTTAGATTGGTACGCTGACGGTTATAACAGCTTTACTGAAATCGATTTTGTAATTGATCAAAGTTTTTCATTACAAACGCTAGACGATGACCTAGGTGATATTATAAAAATATTAACAGTAGGCACAGGCGGTTGGTTATTACTTGAAAAAATTGATGTTCAAGATACAGTTGACTATACAGTAAATTATAAAACAATAGGAAAACAAAATGGTACTATTCAATTTAAATCTGATCTTTACAATTTACAGAATAGTCAAGTAGGTTTTGATAGTCAAAGCTATGACACTAAGTTCTTTGATAGTCAGCCTATTGAAGAAGTTAGAATTATTCTTAACACAATTAGAAATAAGATTTTTACAGATAATCTAGAAGTTGAATATAATAAATTATTTTTTGCAAGTTTAAGATATGTATTTTCTGAACAAGGATATGTTGATTGGGCTTTCAAAACTAGTTTTGTTAAGGCTAGACATAATGTTGGCGACCTAAAAGAAAAACTAACATTCCAAAATGATAACCTTGCAAGTTATGAAGATTATCTGCAAGAAGTAAAACCGTACAAAACAAAATTACGAGAATATTTAAGCACGTATGATAAATTAGAAAATTCTTCTAGCGTAATAACTGATTTTGATCTTCCACCAGCGTACGATCCTATCAGAAAAGTAATATCTCCAGTATCAGTTAAAGTTATTAACGGCTTGTTAGTAGGCGATTCTGTTAGCTCTTATCCTAACAAATATTGGCTTGAAAATGTAGCATATCAAATAGTTGCTGTTAAAGTAAGTGACCCGGGAGAAGGGTATATAACTGCACCCGTTATCAGTATAGAAAGCGAGTCAGGAGAAGGAGCAATAGCAGTAGCATCTTTAGGACCAAATGGAACTATTGCAAGTGTTACTGTTACAAATCCAGGCAGTGGTTATTTAACAATTCCTCGAGTAACAATTAATGGTGCTACTCGCGATGGAGGCCGTTCGGCAGTTCTTGCAGCAGAAATAGGCAATAGCTTGGTTAGAAACATACATTCTGTTGTAAAATTTGATAGAGTTTCAGGATCATTTTTAATAACACAATTAAATCAAAGTGAAAGATTCGTAGGAACTGGTTCTAAAACACAGTTTAATTTAAAATATCCAATGGATATGAGAACTAATACTATTGAAATTACCATTAACGGAGTAGTAGTGTTAGGTAGTCAATACACATATGAAAATGTCCTTGATAGAGATAATGGATATGATAGATATAGTGGCCGAATTAGTTTTGTTTTACCGCCAGAAAATTTAAGAGAAATTATAGTTAACTACAAAAAGTCTATTAGATTATTATCAGCAGCTGATAGAATTAATTTGTTTTATGATCCTAAAACTGGTCAAATAGGAAAAGACATTTCTCAATTAATGGAAGGTATTGACTATGGCGGAGTAGAAGTTAGAAGCTACGGGTTTGTTGGCCCTGAAGGTTGGGATTCAGATCGTTGGTATGAAAATGCATGGGATCTATTTGATGAAAATTTTGACGAAGAAAGTTTCGAAACTGACGGCTCAACTTTAACATTCCAATTAAGCAAACCACTAGCTAAAGATGTAGAATACAACGTTTATATTAATGATGTAAGAGTTGACGATAATAACTATGATGGTACTACATCAACAGATAATTTAGTAAACAAGCAAGCATTTATGGCTCCTGTAGTCGGCGACGGCATAACAGATACATTTACGTTTGAGAATGAAATAGGTTATCGAACTTACTTAGAACAAAATTCTGCTTCAGGTCAAAATAATCCACCTATAGAAATAGTAACAATTCGTAGAAGCACTAGTGACGGTTCTAGGGAACTTAATGCAGAAAGTTTTGATACAGCATTAATAGGCGGCGACTTAGCATATACAACAGCTAAAGGTATTAAGGCTGAAGAAATTACAGTTGATGGTGACGGCTTTGTAACTCCTACAACATCAAAAGGTCCAGAAGAAATTATTCCTGGACAAATTATGGATACCTTAGATATTACAGTTTACGAACGTCCAGTTGGTGGTTCAAGCATTATGTATAGTTCTAATCATCGAGGCGATGGTGTGACAAAAGAATTTTTTATGCAAGGATTGCCTTTCTCGTTTAGTTCTATGTTAGTTAAAGTAGACTATGAAATTTTGACACAGCAATCTGATTTTAGAATCGATTGGGACAAAAAGAGTGTTGTATTTTATCAAGCACCTACTGCCGGTTCTGAGATACATTTATTAGCTATGGGACTATCTGGTGATAATATACTGGACTATGATGAGTTTACAGCCAACGGTTCTGTGGCTGAATTCTTAACAAATGTAAGATGGACAGATAACATTAACGGATATGTAACTGTAAACGGTGAAGTAAAACCTTTTGAATTATTTGAATCAGATGACAGTTACGCTGTAGCTAATAACGTTGTAATTAAATTTGTACAGCCACCGTTAGCTGGAACTAAAATACAGTTTGCACTGTTTGAAAGTTCAGCAATTACGTTTAGTCAAGTAACAGTAGACGATTTTATTGCCGACGGCAGTTCAACGTCATATCAAATTAGTCAAGCACCGTTTAATCAAGAACCAGTACAATTTTATACCCTTGTAACTGTAAACGACAAAGTTCTAAATGCTGGTTACGTTCAACGATTTGATGTCACTACCTCTAGACAGTATCAATTGAAAAAATGGCAAGTGCCTGTAGGTTCAATAACAGGTGATAAGATTGATGTTTACTTAAACAATAGAAAACTAAGTCTTTTACAAGAGTGGACTTATGAAGGTGCAGGATCTTTTAATCCTGCTATTAGTCCTGATGCACAAGAGGGTAGTACAGTTATTTTAAATAGCGGTGTTGGAGTTCCAGGCGACACATTGCGTGTGCATTTAATAGCTGACGGCGAGTATAGATTTGGGTATTTTGAAATAGGTGAAGATTCAAGTGACACGTTTGTAGGAACGCCTGATACAATTTATTTTGATGATACTTACCCTGCAGGCACTAAAATTCGTGTATATCAATTTAGTAATCACGACAGTCAAGGCATCGAAAGACAAAAATTTGATGTAATTGAACGTACACAAATGAGTGAAGCGTCAGACGGTTATCATGAATACAGAACACTTAAAAATGGACTAATTCAGTTACGTGAGCAAGCAGTAGATGTAGCATATATATGGGTATCTGTAAATGGTACCTTATTAACTCCTACAGCTGATTACATCTTATTAGAAAATAAACGTTACATTAAGATGATTACACCACTTAATGATAATGATGTAGTTGATATTATACATTTTAGTAATCCGCCTGTATCAAACAAATACGGTTGGAGAATATTTAAGGATATGCTAAACAGATATCACTATAAGAGATTAGGTAATGATGCTCGATATACATTAGCAGAACCTTTACAATATTATGATAAAATAATTACTCTTGACAATGCTGAAGGTCTACCAACTCCTGCGGTACGTAGTCGTATACCTGGTGTAATTTTTATTAACGGAGAACGTATTGAATATTTCCGCAGAGAGGGAAATGTATTAAAACAACTACGCAGAGGTACGTTAGGTACTGGAGTTAAAACAGTTCATAGTCTAGGAGACAGGGTTTATGATCAAAGCATAGATTCTAATATTCCTTATAAGGATGAAGTAGTAACATTTGAAGCGTTCTCAGGCAACTATAAGGATATGAGTGTTGACTACAACAATATAGGTGCAATAAGTGTAAACAGTATAACATATACAGCTAATAATAACACGGCATTTCCTTTAGGATACGAAGAACTTGATAATTTAGGTCTAGGTCTCCGTCAAAAGTGTGTTATAAAAGGTAGCGGATTTAGACCAGTTGTAAAAGTTATTATGCAAGGAACACTTGCAGATGAAAATACTCAAACAAATGTTGAACTAATAACAGAATATATTAACGATACAGAAATTCGTTTCCGATTGCCTGCAATGTCAGTAGGAGCATACGATCTAGTAATTGTAAATCCAACTGAAACAGATCCTTTCTTAATTCCTGCTACAAGTTTAGTGGTACCAAAAGCAATTAAATATGTACAATTATTATTGCCATTTGCTCCGTTACCTAACCCAAGAACAGAAACTGGTTGGTATAAAGAACTTAGAGAAATAAATGTTTCAAGTATTATACCTGGCAGATACTATACAGTTAGCAAAATAGGCAATACAAGATGGAGTAATGTAGGCGGCGCAAGCGTAGTAGGATACGACTTTAGAGCAACAGCGACCGGTACAGGAACAGGCACAGTTTACGACTATAGCAGTATACCATATGAATATTGGGAAGGCATGGACATTGATATATTCATTAGTGGTCGTAGACTACGTAAGAATCCATTAACAATATGGGATTCTACAGTAGGACAAGATAGTCCAACGGGCGATATTACATTAGAAGCAGAATACGCTGTTAATAGAGTATTAGGTACTTATGTGCGATTTACTACTCCGCCTGCACCAGGAACTAAAATCGTTGTACAGAAACGTACAGGATTATTATGGAATGAACCAGGGGTCTCATTGAGACAAAGTTCTACAGAAATAGCCACTTTCTTACGCGAGAAAACTATTGATTTACCGCGATAAATACATGTACAGGACATAAACATGACAGATAACTTTAAAGAAAATAACGGAATTTTACTCCAAGGTCACATAAAAATTCACGATCCGATTAGTGGAGAAGTACTCATCAATAAGCGTAATGCTATACATTACGAAAATATGAGTATTTCTTTAGCAGAAAGTTTAGCAAATGCTGGACAGGGTTGGATTTATGAAATGAGTTTTGGCAATGGAGGTACTAGTATAGACCCAACAGGGATTATTACGTATCTAACACCTAACTCAACCGGTGCTAATGCAAGTTTATATAACCAAACATTTACTAAAGTTGTTGATGACAGAAGTGTAAACAATATTGATCCTGTAAGAAATAAGATTGAAACTCGTCATGTAAGCGGAACAAATTATACAGATATTCTAGTTACTTGTTTATTAGATTATGGCGAGCCAAACGGACAAGAAGCGTTTGATACAGCAACAGATGTTAAGAGTTTATATGTTTTTGACGAACTTGGTCTTAAAGCATTTAATCCTACAGGTTCAGGACGACTATTAACACATGTAATTTTTCACCCTATACAAAAAAGTTTAAACAGACTAATTCAAATTGATTATACAGTCCGTGTTCAGAGCTTAACTGGTTTTAACGAGGTATAATCATGAGCTATACAATTTCATATACAGACGTTGCTAATAAAGGTACTATTGTAGTTGAAGACGGTACTGTTAATACAGAAACTAGTATAGGTATCCCTGGAAGAAATACAACTGCTTATGGTGCAGTTATTGCAGAAAGTTTTTTACATCTTTTAGAAAATTTTGCAAATTCAACAGAACCTAACAATCCTTCGGAAGGGCAGTTATGGTATGATAATACCTTAGGAACCGAAACATTAAAAGTATATGACGGAACTAATTGGGTACCTGCATCAGGTATTATTAAACAGATCAATACTCCAGCAATTGCACAGATTGGTGATTTATGGGTTGATACAGACAATCAACAATTATATCTATTTACAGGCGGTGGTTGGATTTTAGTAGGTCCTAGTTTTTCACAAGGTCTTTCAACAGGAGCAACTCCTGCACAGATTTTAGGTTCTGATAACGTATCCTATAATGTATTACAGATTGAAGTTGGATCTGAAATTATAGCAATCATTTCTAATAATATACCGTTTAGTCCAAAAGCAACTGTTGCAGGATTTGCAACTATTAATCCTGGTGTAAATTTAATTAATAAAGATACTGATAATGACGGTCAAAGCAATTTTAAATTTTACGGTACTGCGGAAAAAGCTGAAAATTTAATTGTAGCAAACGAAAGTATATCAGCAGCAAACTTTTTAAGAGGCGATAGCACCAGTACTACAAGTTTTCCTTTAAACGTACAAAATAATCAAGGTTTAAGTGTTGGTATTAATGCAGAATTAACTGTAGGTGTTGAAGGTAACGCCGGCATTATACAACAAAATATTGGTGGCGCAAACATTGACATTCGTGTAAGAAATAACGATGTTACTCGAACGTTGATGCGATTAGATAGTGCGTTACGTGTTGGTATTAATAACGAAGCGCCAGAAAAAGAATTAGATGTTACTGGTGATATTCAAAATAGTGGATCGTTATTAGTTAATGGCACTACAGAATCAACAGTGTTTAACAACGGTGCTGTAATAATTAAAGGTGGTACTGGTATTGCTAAAAATTTAAATGTTGGTGGCAACAGTAGAATATCTGGAACATTAACATCAGCGCAAATATCCCCAGACGATAATAACATAAGAGATATTGGATCACCGGCATTTAAATATAGAAATATTTATGCTTCAACATTTACAGGAAATTTAGTAGGTAACGTTAGTGGTACAATTACTGGACGTTCTACATCTTCAGACAGATTAACTTCTAGAACAACGTTTGCTATTAGAGGAGACGTTGAATCAGTTGTTGATGTAGTGTTTGACGGGCAGTTCCAAGACCCAACATTTAATAACGGTACAGGAGTACCGGCTGGCGAGTTGCCGTTACGTAAAGTTTTAAGAACAGAAATATCAAATACATTCATTGCCGATAAAACTGCAATAACAGAGTCAGACAGCAAAGATGAATTAATTATTAACTCTGTATCAGGGGATATTGGTTTAAAGAAAATAACTAGAGAAAATCTTTTAAAGTCGGTTCCTGTCAATCCACCAGGCGTACTAGTGCCGTACGCAGGAGATGCAGCACCGGTTGGTTGGTTATTGTGCGATGGCAAAGAGTATGAACAAGAATCATTTAAAGAATTATTTGCAGTAATTGGATTTAAATTTGGTAGTAGAAGTTCAGTTACTCCAGGCTTTTTTAAAATCCCAGATCTTAGAGGTAGATTACCTTTAGGCGCTGATAATATGGGCGGCGCAAGTGCTAATATTATTGTTGCTGAATCTGCAGATAACATTGGTACGTTTGATGGAACAGAAACTAAACCAATTACACTTGCAAACCTACCAGAACATAAGCATGATTTACGAGACAGCACACGTCAGCAATTTTATGCTATCGCAGACGTATTAGGCACACCTACTGACGATAATGTTCAGATATATGATGCTCCTACTGGCACAGGGTTAGGTCAGGCTCTTTCAAACAGCGGCGGCGTTATTTCTAGTGTAGGGTTAGGAGAACCGTTCAATGTTATGCCTCCAACTATAACACTAAATTATATCATTTATACAGGAAGAGCATAATGAGTTACAGACTTAATAAAACCAACGGCGAACTACTAATAGAGTTAGTAGACGGACAAATTGATGCTACTTCAACGGATATAGTTTTAGTAGGAAGAAATTATAAAGGCTTTGGTGAATTTTTAAACGAAAACTATATTAAGCTTCTTGAAAATTTTGCAAAGACAAGTGCTCCAGGCAAGCCTTTAACTGGACAACTGTGGTATGATACCGCAGAAGAACGACTAAAGATTTACAACGGAGAAACATTTAAGGCTGCAGGCGGACCAGTAGTAAGTAATGTAAGACCTAATCTAGTAGTTGGTGACTTATGGATTGATAGTGAAAATAACAAGTTGTATTTTTTCGATGGTTCGGATCTAGTATTAGTAGGCCCTAATTATGACGCAGCACAGGGAAGAACAGGATTTGAAGCAGTTACTATTTTAGATAGAAATAGTCAAGACCAAACAGTATTATTCATGTATGTTGCTGGCCAATTAACTGGAATCATATCTAGAACTACATTTGTTCCTCTAATCAATATTGTTGGATATCCATTAAACCCGGATGACCTAAGTACACCTCGACGACAAATTGTTAAACAGGGTCTTAATCCTGTAAATTTAGATTTTTGGTTTAGAGGAACATCACAGAGTACACGATCTCTAATCAGTGATGCTGGCGAAGAATTTACTGAAGCCAACTTCATGAAAACAGACAGAAATACTACAACTACTGGTAATATTAAAATTAGAAATAGTGGTGGTTTAAGTATTGGTGTTAGTGATACAGAATTTCTTGTTTTAAAAATTGCAAGCGAAATAAGCACTATTGAAACTCAACGATCTAATAAAGATTTTACAATTAGAACACGTCGAGGAAACTCTTTTGATAATGCGTTATATATTGATGCTACAAATAAACGTGCCGGCATTTGGACAGTAACTCCGTCAACTGATCTTGACATAAACGGAAGCACTAGAATTACTGGAGATCTTGAAGTTGAAGGTAATTTTACAGTTAAAGGTGAAACTTTATTTTTAGATGTATCTAATTTAAGAATTGAAGATAAAACAATTGAACTAGCTTCTACATCTGACAGCACATTACTTACTCCTGAAGCAGCCGACGGCGCTGGAATTATTGTAAGAATGCAAGGTGATAGTAAAACATTAACTTGGGAATATGAGACTGGCGCTTGGACATTTAGTGAAGATCTTAATTTAGTAGCCGGAAAATCTTATAAAATAGGTAATGTTACTAAATTATCAACAAACAGATTAGATGATAGCATTTTATATGCTGAAGGATTAATTAGTATTGGTACTTTAGTAGAATTAAATGTTGACAATTTTAATTTTAACGGTTCTAATATGGTAGTATCGGGCCCACTAGGAATTTCGTCAACGGGCACAATAGTCATAAACAATCAAAATATTACAGGAGTGTTAGATCCAACTACTAACTTTGACGTAGCAAATAAACGCTATGTAGATCAAACAGTTGCATCAGAACCTCTTGTAATGAGTTTAGACTTAACAGGGTTATCAAATCCTAATGCATCTTTTGCATCAGATGGTCCTTATAATGATGTTATTGGGATTCTCAATTTTATGTATCCTGCAATAGAAAAACAACCAGGAACAATTGCTAGAGTTTATTGTATTTCTTATACAGGAACAACAGTTTCAGGGATCGATGTTACAGCAGCATCTAATAAATCTTATGTTTCAGTCTATATAGATCCTGATGACAGTACTACTCCACAGCTAGAAAGCGTATTGCAGGATATTAACTTTGCTACAGTTTCGGGTATTGCAAATCTAAGTCCAAGCAGAGCAACTATGGAATTTACAGTAAACAGCGGAGTTTGGCAATGGGTTCGTACAAACCCACTATAATGGATAAATACTACATCGCTTTAGGGGTTAAACATAATGGCATATACAATTGATAGATATAATAAAGGTCAACTAACCGTAATTGAAGACGGTACTATTGATCAAAGCACCGACTTAAAATTAGTAGGTAAGAATTATGCAGGTTACGGTGAAATACAAAACGAAAACTTTGTATTTTTACTTGAAAACTTTTCAGGAACAAATGCGCCTCCTAGAGCAGTAAGCGGACAGCTTTGGTTTGACAGTGCAAATAGCAAACTTAAATTTTATGACGGATTCCAGTGGAGAACCACAGGCGGTGCTGAAGTAAGTAGTAATGTTCCAACCGGTCTAAAGCGAGGCGATTTTTGGTGGGATACAGCTAATGAACAGTTGTATACATACAACGGTATTGATTTTGTACTTATTGGACCACAAAGTGCAGGATCAGGACAAACACAGATTGTAAGTCGTACAGTTAGAGATACCGGTGGTGGATCAAGAGGCATTATTACAGCAGTTGTTAATGATGAAGTTATTTTTGTCATAAGCAATCAAGATTTTACTATTGACACTAGTGATGTTGCTAGTAACATTTCTGGATTTGACAGAATCAAACAAGGTATTACATTAAAGAATACGTTAAATAGCTCAGGCGGAGTTACATCAGGCGATTGGAGATTCTGGGGAACTGCATCTAACACTGAAAAATTAGGTGGTCAACCTGCGGCTAATTATGTTCGATCTGACAATCCAACATTTAACTCTTTAGCATCTTTTAGAGATGCAGGTATATTAGTAGGTGATTCTGGAGATTTTAGAATCAGTGTTGAATCAACAACTACTAATGCTATAATTGCAAACGAAGTTGGTAATCAAATTGTTTTTAAAGCAAAGGATCTTTTAGGCAACATCAAAAATCCAATGCGTATATTTGCTGATAATATTATACCAGGATTTGTTGCAGGTACTGAATTTACTCCAAATCCAACTAGATTAGGTTCAACAATTGGTACAGCTGATTATCCTTGGCTAAACATATATGCAGACACATTTACAGGTTTAGCTCAACGTGCTAGTGCTCTTGTAGTAGCAGGCGAAAATAGACTTGGTTCATTAACAGCAACACCTAACACTGTTGCTATTAGAAATAATGATGGAGATATTTTTGCAAATGTATTTCAAGGAGTTGCAGCTGAAGCACGATATGCTGACTTAGCAGAAAAATATACAACTGATCAAGAACATATTCCAGGAACTATTATGATGGTATGTGAACATCCAGATCATGAGTTAGAAGCATGTCAAAGCACTGGCTTTCCTGTAGGTGTTGTGTCAACAGCGCCAGCATTTACAATGAATGCCGAAGCTGATGGTCAAGCCATTGCTCTAAAAGGCAGAGTTCCAGTAAGAATTATAGGCGCTGTTAAAAAGGGTGATATAATATATGCAGGAGACCACGGCGTAGGATCATTATCAGGCCCTTATAAAATTGGTGTAGCATTAGAAAGTAATTCTTTAGAAAATGAAAAATTAATCGAGTGTGTACTAGTATTATAAATATAGTAGTATTTAATAGGAAATAACATGTCAGTAACAGTCGGCTCAAAGATTACAGCAGCAAATTATAATACCTTACAAAGTAGGGTTGCCAACATATTGGGGCAAGGCTTTGATCAATCTGGATACGGACAGTCATTAGTTAGTAGTTTAGTTGATGCTGAGACGTTAATAACAGCTGAACATATGGAATTATTAAGAACTGATCTTAATAGAATTTGTGTACATCAAACTGGTAGTCTCTCAAATCTTTCAGAATTAGATTCTGGCGACAAAATTAGTGCTAACGCAGTAAATGGTGATCCAACTAAAGGTTTTAACGCTTATGTTTCACTAATGAATGTTCTTGAACCAAATGCTCAAATAGTAGATCCTACACAAGTTACAATAGAAACAGCTATTACAAGTGTTAGATATAGTCCATGGAACGGTCAGCCAGTACATTCTTTTACAGTAACTTGGAATAGCCAAGATCAGCGTAGAGCATTTTTTAACGCTGGCGGCGAAATACACGTATCTGCTGAAATTGCTGGAGATACAACATCAAAAGGCTTAGATTGGAATGCCATGCTTCAAAACATGGGTACTATTAAATTTGGCAAAAATGCTACAACTAAAACAGGTAGTGGCGGAACAGCTTATTCAATTGGAAATTACCAAATAACATCTTCTTATCAAAGAATTTTTGAAAGAAATGGACAACTTAGCACTTATGCCGAAAACAGATACTACGTGTCAGCAAAAGAAATAAGTACTAGAGCGATCCAGTTTAGAATAGAATTTTTAGATGCTGATAGCGGAGATCCAGGAAACGACGAATCAGTCTTTGGAACACTTACTAGTTTAGTTAAACAACTCCGTCCAACCGGAAGTTACGTATCAATTACATCTCCATCATATTCTAATCAAGTTGATCTCGCCAGCGGCGCTTAACAAGGTTAAACTATGACAGTAAGTATTGGTAATGTAGCACAAAACACAGACTATAATAATTTAGTTTCTGAGATAAGAAATATCTTAGGCAACGGTGTTGGTGCAGCAGGGTACGGTCAATTAATTTCTAACTTAACAACAGTAACTGGAAGTTCTACAAAAGATATAGCCATTACAGAATGGAACAATCTTAGAACACAAATTAATAGAATTTCTAGACATCAGCAAAATACTGATCAAAGTATTGGTGCTCTTACTACCGGTAGAATTATTGGTGCAGATGAATCAGGTACTAGTGTAACACGGGTAGATACTGGTGGAACCATAACATTTACTCATAATAGTTCTGACACTACTATGGGAGTTAACGATTTTATTACAGCCGTTGCAAACGTAAAAACTATATCTGATGCAGTCACTCCTACAGTTCATCCTATACAAAATACATTAACAAATACTAGGGTATTTGCATCGAGTACACGTACTGCATCATGGGGCGGCGCTGGACAGCTACAAACAGTAAATTGTATATTTGAAATAGTTTTTGAAGGCGGGTATCAAGTTTCTGATTCTACTACCGGTGCTACAGTCACAGCAACTGGAGCAGATCATAGAAGACACTTTTTTAATACAGGCGGCGAAATAAGAATTTCAGGCGCAAATACTAGTACTAGTCAAGTTAAAGGGTCAGACTGGGCAGTGATGCTTCAAAATATGGGAGCAGTAGTACTTGGTAAAAATAAGACTACTGTGACTGGCACAGGAAGAGCAAGAGACGGCGTTACTGATGTTAACCTAGATGGTATTGTTGATAGTAGCATAGGAAATTTTCAATTAACAACAAGTTATCAATTAATTTTTCAACGTAATGGCGGCGGGGAAAGTGCAAACTATGCTGAAAATACCATTACAATGTATGCACGACGAAACCTTACTGGCGACATTATTACTATATCAATTGAATTAACTGATAACGATTTAGGCGACCAAACAGGTACAGGGCCAGGAGTTGACGAGCCAGTTGACGGTACATTACAGATTGGGTTAGATCTAAGACGAGCCACTGGCAGTTTTGTTTCAGTCCCTACTCCTGTAGCAATAGTAGCAGACGAATTATTCACATAATCATTGACATCCTGCACATTTTGTTATATAATAGTGTGTAGGAGGTCTCAATGGACGATCGTTTAGAAAAAGCACTTGAATTTTCAAATTTTATGACTACGCTGAATAATCAGCGCAGAGTCATTCGTGAACAATTTTTAGAAAATTGTATACATTATCTTAATGGCGGTAAATTTTCAGTTACTAGAGAACTGATCAATTTTTGCAGTTTAATGCAAAGTCGAGGTCACGCTAATATTGTTCTTATAGATGACAACGATGCTCCGGTTGAAGTATCTGATCTAGAAAAATTTTTAGATGACATAACTGACATTTATTTTACTAACTCAAATGAATACCTTAATAAGTACAACGAAATCAAAAAAAATAGAACAGTAAAGGGACTTGTTAATTTATGACGAGGGGAGTATTACTGTTTGCTCTTAATAATTCTACAATTGATTATATTAAACAAGCAATCTATTGTGCAAAAAAAATTAAGAAACATTTAGGCATTCCTGTAGCTCTTGCAACAGATAATCCTGACTATCTAAAAAGTCAATTTCCGTATTATGAAAAATACATACAACATATAATCCCGTTAGATTTTTATACAACCACTCAAACTCGAAGGTTTCGTGACGGTACAATGAGCAAGCGTGATCTAGAATGGAAGAATCATAATAGATCAAGTGCATACAATATAACGCCGTTTGACGAAACTATTGTTATGGATACTGATTTTATCATAGGTAACAATTTGCTTTTAAATTGTTTTGGTACCGACGAAGAGTTTTTCATATATAGAAATGTTGAAGATTTAAATCAAGATAGGCCTGACGGTCACGAATTTAATAAAATTAGTGACAGAAGTATTGATATGTATTGGGCTACTGTTTTTTATTTTAAAAAAACAGAGTTTATGCAAAGTTTTTTTGAATTACTAGATCACATTAAAGAAAATTGGCATTTCTATAGATTAATATATCAAATTCCGTTTAAATTGTTTCGTAATGATTATACGTTTAGTATAGCAATTCATATGCTAAATGGGTTTCAGCGTACTAGCTGGCCTAAAGCATTACCTGGAAAATTATGGTTTACTACTGACGCTGACGTATTAATAAAAATGGAAGATGAGAGTTATACATTTTTATTAGATAAAAAAGAGTGGGTAGGGCATTATACCGCCGGATACATTAAAGATACTAATATTCATATCATGAATAAGTTTAGCCTTAATCGTGCAATAGATGAGGCCTTGACAAATGAATAAAGGATTTTGTTTACTTGCACAAAATAATGAAACTACTGATTATGTAAAACAGGCATATGCTTTAGCATTGAGTCTTCACAAGTATAACAAAGATCAAAAAATTTCGTTAATTACAAACGACACAGTTCCAACAGAATACAAAAATGTCTTTGATCAAATACTTCCAATTCCGTGGGACGATAGTGCAAAAGATGCACAATGGAAAATACAGAATCGTTGGAAGGTATATCATGCTAGTCCCTACGACGAAACAATTGTCTTAGAAGCAGACATGTTAATACTAACTGACATTACACATTGGTGGCAAGAACTAGGCAAGCGAGATTTATTTTTTGTAAGTAATGTCCGCACATATCGAGACGAATTAGTAACTTCTGCTTATTATAGAAAAACTTTTATTGCTAATAAACTTCCTAATCTTTATAGTGCCTGTCATTATTTTAAAAAGGGAGATGTTGCTAAGGAGTTTTATAATCTAGTTGAAATGATTACAAATAATTGGCAATTATTCTATGGTAAATTTGCGTCAGAAGAATATCAAAAATGGTGTTCAATGGATGTTAGCTGTGCTCTTGCAAGTAAAATATTAGGTAACGAAACAGAAATAACTGATCCTAATAGTTTTATTACCTTTACGCATATGAAACCTCATGTGCAAGGATGGAGACAAACTCCAGAGCAATGGACTAAAGTTATTGGAAAATATTATAGACCTGATGGTACATTAATTCTGGGTAATTATGTTCAAAAAGGTTTATTACATTATGTGGAAGACGAGTTTCTAACAGATAATATTATTGAGAAATTAATATAAAAGGAAAATAATAATGAAAATTTTAATGACTGGAACAAGCGGCTTTATAGGTCAACATTTAGAACCGTTGTTAAAAGAACAACACGAGATTTATTCTTTAAAAAGCGACTTACTAGATTTTGATGCAGTTACAAAAGAAGTTTTAGACTTTCAGCCTGACATTATTGTACACCTTGCCGCACGTACAGAAGTAGAAAAAAGTTTTTACGAACAAATAACATTTAGTCAAATTAATTATGTAGGTAGTGTCAATTTAATTGAAACTGCAACAAAAATTCCTAATCTTAAAAACTTCGTGTTTGCAAGTACTATGGAAGTGTATGGTTGGCAACCTATTAGTGATATTGTCCAATCTGGTAGAGTTCCGGAAATATTTGAAGCTTTTGACGAAAACACACCGCCCAATCCTAATGCGCCTTATGCTGTGGCTAAGTATGGAGTTGAAAAATATTTAGAATATGCACATCGTTGTTTAGAACTACCATTTACTGCTATTAGACAAACAAACTGTTATGGCCGCAAGGATAATGAATTTTTTGTTACTGAACAAATTATTAGTCAGATGCTGGCTAATCCGTATGAAGCAGAGTTTGGATATGCAGAGCCATATCGTAACTTTATCTTTATCGATGACATGCTAAGTGCTTGGACTACTATTATCAATAATCCTGCACTAGTAAACACAGGAAAAATCTTAACTATTGGTCCAGATAATCCAATTAAGATTAGAGAATATGCAACTATAATTGCAAAGAAACTTAATTGGGATGGTAAAATACATTGGCATCGCAAACTACACCGTCCAGGAGAAATTTATTGGTTGAATAGTAATCATAATTTACTTACCAAGCTAACCGGGTGGACACCTAAAGTAAGTTTAAGTGACGGTCTTGACAAAACTATTGAAATTTGGAAAGAAAAATTAAAATGAAATGGTATTTTAATTTTAAAGATCCTGGAGGCGAGATATGGAAAATAACCAATGAGCTTGACGAGTCAACTCCGTATATAGAAGTAGAAGCCGAACTTTATAAAGAGTTTTCAACTGAACAAAAGCGAATGCAAGACTACATTATTGTTCCTACTGGCAAGACAGATTTAAAATATGAATTGCAATTGAAACATCAAGATCTATTAACATTTGACGTAGATACAAGCGTTCATCAAATTCAAAAAGTTGATAATGTTAATACTAATAATGCAGTTGTAATCGAACAAGATGTTAAACAGGGAGTTTGGACAATCAGTATGACCGAACAACTACGAGCGTTATTAACTCAGACTGCATATTATAAAGATAAAACTCAGCTGATATATGTTACTGATCAAGACGACCCAAATATTTTACTAGACACAATAGAAGTAAAGTTGTATAATATACTATTCGATAAATCGTTTGTGCTGCCTAATCAATTAGTAAAAGTTGCTCAACGATTAAATGTAAGTTTGTATTGTGGTAAGATATTTGAAAATTATTATCATTTGGTAAAAAATTATGAAAATTAAAGTAGCGGAACAGGACATTATTTTCCTTAGTTATGACGAACCTAATGCTGAAAAAAATTATGCTGACCTATGTGCAAAAGTTCCTTGGGCAAAAAGAGTTCATGGAGTTAAGGGCAGCGACGCCGCACACAAAGCATGTGCCGCACTAAGCGAAACAGAATACTTTGTTACTGTAGATGCTGATAATATAATTGATCCAAAATTTCTTGACATTGAAGTAGACTTAGCAGAATTAGGTCTCACTACTGAGCATGTGTTTAGTTGGTGCGGAAAAGTTCACGTCAACGGCCTTATGTATGGCAATGGTGGTTTAAAAATGTGGACACGTAAATTTGTTAATAATATGCGTACACACGAAAATTCAGCAGTTGACGACGAAAAGGGAAAAGTAGAATTTTGTTTTGACGAAAAGTATTATCAGTTCAACGACAGTTATTCAGAAAGTTTTACTAATGCAACACCTTTTCAAGCCTGGCGAGCAGGATTCCGCGAAGGTGTTAAAATGAGCCTCAACCAAGGCACTAAAACTACTGATATAAAAAAGGTGTGGTGGCAAAATTATCAACGATTACTTATATGGTGCAATATTGGTGTAGACGTTGATAACGGCATTTGGAGTACAATAGGTGCTCGAGAAGGTTGTTACATGACTAATTGTACTGACTGGGATTATGCACAGGTGCGCGACTTTGAATATTTAACTGAGTATTGGAAAGAAAAGGGATACGGTCCTACAACAGATACTTCTGATTATTTTAATTGGTTAGGTACTGAACTTAAACACAAGTGCGGTTTAGAAGTTTCCAATATTGATAGTGACGGTTCAAAATTTTTCAAGACGGTGTATCAAAACACGCCAAGAATAATTAAAAGGGCAAAATGAGCAACGAGCAAAAAATACAAATACTCAAAGATAAACGAGATAAAATTAACTCAGTAAGTTGTAGTTTTTGCACAGCTAAATGGTTACAAACAACTTTATATCTGCAAAACGGTTACAATCACAGTTGCCATCATCCTGCTCCTCATAAGATTCCTCTCGAAGAAGTACTAGCAGATCCTGCGGCATTGCATAACAGTAAATTTAAAAAAAGCCAACGTGAACTGATGCTCAAAGGCGAGCGACCTAGTGAGTGTGATTATTGTTGGAACATAGAAGATTTAAATAAAGATTATTTTAGCGATAGGCATTATAAAACATCGGATTACTGGGCATGGGATAAATTTGATCAAATTGCTAACAGCGACCCTAATGATAATGTTTATCCTAGTTATTTAGAAATTAGTTTTTCCAATGCATGTAATTTTGCGTGTATTTACTGTAGTCCTGAAATTTCATCTAAATGGATGGAAGATATACAACAGAACGGGTCTTACCCAGTTAAGAATGGAGCTCATCATTTAGGCTGGTTAAAACAAGTGGGACGTTATCCGTATGCACATCACGATGAGAATCCGTATGTAGACGCTTTCTGGAAATGGTTTCCAGAAACGTTACCGCATTTAAAAGTGTTGCGTATTACAGGCGGTGAACCAACTATGAGTAAAGACTTATGGAAATTATTAGATTACTTAATTGAAAACCCGCAGCCTGAATTAGAATTAGCTATTAACACTAACATGTGTGTGCCTGATGTATTAATTGAAAAATTAATTAATAAAATTAATAGCTTACGAGGTGTGATAAAGCGTTTAGATATTTACACTAGTCTTGAAAGCACTGGATCTCAGGCAGAATATGCAAGAGACGGATTAGACATCAGTGTATGGCAGCAGAATGTTTGTAAAGTATTAGATAATACGCAATCAACAGTGGCTATAATGACCACTGTTAACATATTAAGTTTACCTACCTTTGTAGATTTTATAGAACTAGTAATGCAGTTACGTAAAGATTACAATACAAACTTTGAACATAATCGAATTCCGCTCAGTATAAATTATCTAAGATGGCCACCACATTTGCAATGCACTCTTTTAGATAAAGAAGAAAGACAGCAGTATGCAGATGATATCTATGTAGCTTGTGAAAAATGGCTGAAATATTATAGCTTAGAAAAGTATGCTCGAATCTATTTAGAAGAATGGGATCAAATACAAAGATTTTGTGATTACTTACGCACAGCAGAACCAGCAGTAGAACACAGACAGGACTTTGTAAGATACATACAAGAGTATAATTTTAGAAGAAACAAATCGTTTACTAAGATATTTCCTGAATTCAAAAACTTATTAAAGGAATGGGATGCCCAAGAAGCCTGAAGAAGATTTAAAGCAATATAGAGAACGTGTTCTAGACACTAAGAGCACCAGCTTCTGCGGAGCAAAATGGTATAATGCTACTACATGGCTAGGTAGTGGTACCACAGCAAGTTGCCATCATCCTCCAGCACATAAAATTCCAATAGAGGAAATTAAACGTAATTACACTGCTATTCATAATACTGAACATAAAAAAGAAATGCGTCGAATGATGCAGTCTGGCGAACGCCCTCGCGAGTGTGAGTACTGTTGGAAAATGGAAGACATGGGCAAAGATGCTGTTAGTGATCGAACATTTAAAAGTATCATTTATACTGATGAAGAACTACAACAGGCGTTTGATGCAGACATAAACGAAAATACTAATTTAAAAACTTTTGAAATTGCATTTGATAGGGTATGTAATCTTGCCTGTTCATATTGTAATGCTAGTTTCTCAACTACATGGGCAAAGGATATTAAAAACAACGGTCCTTATATTAATCTTGTAAGTGACGGCGCAGGCGCATTTCATCACGATGGATCTTGGGCACAGCCTTACAAAGACGATGAAGATAATCCCTATGTACAAGCATTTTGGAAATGGTGGGATAACGGACTATCAGAAAGTCTACAAGAGTTACGAATCACAGGCGGCGAACCTCTAATGAGTGGTAACACATGGAAATTATTTGATTGGTTTGAAGCGCAAAACAGTGATATGAGATTTGCTATTAACAGTAACTTAATTGCAAAGTCTGATATTATAGATAAGTTAATTGCTAAATCAAAAAATATTAAACACTTTGATTTGTACACAAGTTGCGAAGCAGTAGGCGATCAAGCAGAATACATACGTGATGGTCTAGATTATCAACTATGGAAAACAAATCTAAAAAGAATTCTTACAGAAGCAAACTATAAAGGTGTACACATAATGATGACTATTAATAGTTTATCTTTGTTTAGTATTACTGAATTTCTTGACGAAATGTACCAGCTAAAAGAAATGACACAAAGTAGAACTCCTACTGTTAGTTTAAATCTGTTAAGATTTCCTAGTTTTCAAAGTCCGTTGGCACTACCTAATCATATTAAAGATCATTGCCATAAAAAGCTGTCAACATGGTATGCGCAAAATAAAGACCTACCAGGTTGGCACGAATTTGAACGTGCAAGTATTGAAAGATTAATTGATTATCTTGTTACAGTAGATGCACCTCATCGCAGAACAAGTAATCCTATTACACTGTGGAGAGACTTTAAAACTTTTTATCAGCAGTACGATCAGCGCAGATCAAAATCCATATATGTATTTCCTAAAATTTTAACAGATTGGATTGATACTATACCTGATACAGACATAGCAATAAAAGAGTTAGCAGACAAAGAAGGCTGGGTGTTAACACCTGACTCAAGGAACATTGATGATCCTATTGCGACCTACAATTAATTTATATTACGATAATATTGTTAACGGAATACCTGTTCCTAACGGCATAACACGATATAAAATTAATAAACAGTACGATATTCCAGTGATGTCTAGTTTAGAATACAGTGATCAAGTCCTTAAAACTACGTATTTTTATAATGTAATGAAGGCAAACGAAGTCACAGTTAATTTGTTTACTAAAAGAGATATGGCGTCAAATTTATTTTATCCATTGGAGCTTTCAAAAACAGCAATACGGAATCGTCTTATTGATATTATTCCGGAAAAGACATTAACTCGTATTAAAAAACGAAAAATGAAATTATTATTACTTTATCAACAATGGATAGGTGATTATAACTTTATGCAAAATCTTAAAGAAAGAATTGATGTATTAATTCGAAACGGAGTTCCTACTGATCAAATTTATTTAATAACCGGTGATATTAATTGTTCCTATCAGGAATTATTTGACAAGGTTAAAGTATTTGGTATTGATTGGTGGCAAATTGCTTATCAACTAACTTGTAAATCTAAGTATCAAAATATTGATTATCATTGGGTCACATTTTTACTAGATGATGAAGTGCGTGAAAGTTTTGATATCAATAATTGGAATAATCCCAGTTTACTATTTACAGCATTAACTGGTGAATCGTCAATGCATTCACTGGCTACTATTACTGAACTAGAATCTAGAGAATTATTAGATAAAGGTTGCTATGAATTTAATGTTAAGAAAAACAAAAATCTAAATTTAGATAGTAAAATATTTACTAATGAGTCATTGTTAAATAACAAACAGTCAAAAAAAGATATAATTAATAATTTATTATCATCTGAGACAACTATCGCAAATATATCGGAGTCATTAGAAGACAGTCTATTTGCAATTGTAGCAGAGCCGTTCACACCTATGATGGATAAAACGTATCTGTCAGAAACAAATGCACTATGGGTATCGCCAAATATATGGAACGCTATTGCTCAAGGTTATCCTTTTATGGTAGTAGGAAGTTTATCTACTATGCGTTATCTTAATAACGAAGGATATTTTAGTTATGTAGATCTGTTTAATGAAACATATGATAGTGTTAGTGATTTAAAAATTAAATTAAATTTAATAATGACTGAAGTTGACAGATTATCTAAATTGTCTAAAGAAGAAATTAATGATCGTATAATTTTAACAAAACCATTTATCGAGGCCAATAAGAAAAAGTTTTATGATAAAAAACACACTTGGAAATTTTACGACCTTTTCAAAGAAATGCAATATGAATAAAGATTTTAATAATTTTTGTGTAGCACCCTGGATGCACTTGCACGTCATCAACGACGGTAGAGCTTTTGCATGTTGTCAAACCCCATTAAAAAACGAAAATAGTTTTGGAAATGTAAAAACTCAAAAACTTATAGAAATTGTTAATAGTGATCAAGCTAAAGTAATGAGGAAAAATATGCTTGAAGGCAAGCCTCTGCCTACTGCTTGTGAAAGATGTACTTCTAAAGAAGCTGTTGGACTTAATAGTATGCGAACAGGCTTTAATGATAGATGGTATGCAGAAATGCAACCGTTAATTGAACAAACAGATATAGACGGTGCCATTCCTTCATTGCAATTAAAATACTGGGATTTTAGATTTAGTAACTATTGTAATCTAGCTTGCACAACATGTTCACCACTGTTTAGTACACAGTGGGCATCTGATTGGATTAAACTACATCCTGGATACGACAAATATTCTGAAACAAGATTAATTGATTTAGAAAAAGCAGATTTATTTTGGGACGACATTGCACAAAATTTAGATACAATGAAGCAGATACATTTTGCAGGTGGCGAACCACTAATGATGCCTGAACATTGGAAAATTTTAAAACTACTTGATGAACGTAAAAAATATGACATTGAATTAAGATACAGTACCAATGGGACCACGTTAGGTAGAGATAAAGACAATGTATTAGATTATTGGAAAAAATTTAAACATGTACATTTAAGTTTGAGCATCGATGGCGAAGGTGATGCATTTGAATATATCAGATATAAAGGTAACTGGAAATCTACATTTGAAAATTTAAAACGTATACGAGAAAGCGGAGTAGTTGATTATTGGTTTCATCCTACAGTGAGTATATTAAATATATTTAGATTAACAGAATTGCATGAAGTTTTACATAAAGCAGATCTTATGCCTTTAAAATCAATACACAAGCACATGGGCTTCAACATTGAAAATTATTGGGTTGATAGATTTCACCTGAATCCTTTGTTTACTCCTGATTATTATAGTATAACAGTTCTTCCTGCCCATTTAAAAGATCAAGCCGCTGAAAAAATAACAAAGTATGGCAAGAAGCTTGAGGCTGACACAGCAATACCTTTTAGCGGTTGGCAAAATATTATTGATTTTATGTATAGTGAAGATCGCAGCATACTATTTGAAAAGTTTAAATGGAAATCGCAACAGATTGATACTATTCGAAACAATGATGTTTTTGCATTTAATCCGGAGCTTATCAATGTTAAATAAAATAAAAAAATATATAAGAGGTTTAACTCTTGAAGAGTATATAAAATATGTAAAAACATCATCAAGTCATGTTAATAGTATTGACGACCTTGCACAATTTGGTATTAAAAAATCAGTATGGTCTAAAGATGACTATGAGCGCGGCTATACAACTGTACTAGGTATGAATTCAGCAGAGGAAAAAATAGTAAAACCTGGAGATTGGGAGTACGTTATCAATAGATACAATTTTAGAGAAATATGGGACTTTAATTCTCCTAGACCTAAAATTGGATTTTTTGGTTGTAGTTTTACATTTGGTGAAGGTATAGAATATAAAGATACATTTGTTAGTATGGTTTCAAAGCAGTTTGACCTTAATTGTTTTAATTTAGCTATAGGTGGATCTTCTTTACAAAGGGTGGCAAAAACGTTTAGTGCTGCCTCTAAAGTAATAGATCTTGATTATGCTGTGTTTACCTTGCCGCAATGGCATAGACAAATGTATCTTGACGATCAAGGTAAAATTGTTAATCTTATACCCCAATGGCCGCATCAACAGTATGAAGAATTAAGTAATCAGCTTACTGCTTTAGACGAGGAATATTATATAGTACAAGCAGTATCTTATGTAAACTGGATACATGATTTAGCAGAACATAAAAATATAAAAATAATTTTATGTTCTTGGGATTATCCACTAAACGATTTATGTGAGGTTATGTACCCTAATGAAACAATAAAACCTTTTCCTAATATTGATGATAAATGCGCTAGAGATAAAATGCATCCTGGTATACGTTCTCAACATGCACATGCAGAGCAAATTAAAAGAGCAATATATGATAGAGCTTGGTTTTAGAAATAAAGATAATCAAATAAAATATCTTCAGATTAAACCTGATGATACAGCATTGGCATCTGCATGGACTAAACAATTAGATCATTTATTACTAACACATAATAACAAAATATTTCAAAAGAATTTTAGTTTGTTAGGGTTTCATAACGATTGCAGAACGCGAGAACATATTTGTAATGATTTAGATAGGAGTATCCAAACAATAAATTATTATAAAGCATATAGAATTAATGAAGATTTTAGTTCTTTAAGATACGAACACAATCAAGATCTTCTTAATGTTCTACATCATCATTTTGAAATAACACAAGGACAATTATGGAAACCAGGTACTGTTTTAGCTAAAGCTAATGGGGAAACAAGAAATGCAATATCTATGCTTAACCATTGTTGCCATGAATTAGAGGCATGGTATGAAACAGAAAAAAATAGCCCTGAATGGACCAACGGATATTTTTATTATAATGTACTTGGAGTAACAGATCGTATTGAAATTCCTCTAGAAGAAAAACGAAATTTTACTAGAGACATTACTGATGGTTTAGTTTATCTTCATTATGCGCAAACAGGCAAGACATGGTACGAAGCATATCTTGACAATGATAATATAGTAGAAGCAAATGGCATTTCAGAACACAGAATAATCAGCGGCGAGTTTAATTGTTACTTTGGAACAGGCTATGAATTGCCTATGGATGACAATTTTACAAAATGGTTAGAAGCAAGAGGAGTAGATCCTACAGACGAACAGCTTGCACTTGGTTATGCACCTGTGGGAAAAATTATTGATATGCCATATACTGAGGCAGTAGATTTTTTTAAAGAATATACAGATTTTTACTCAATTGAATTTAATAAAAAACGCATAGAATACGACTACAGACATACTGATATTGGTTATTTTCCTATGTTAGAACGTATGTGGAGTAAATGGAATGGCTAATTTTATTAATGGTATATGGGAAAATGCTGGAAATGAATTTTGGAATATTAAGAAACCTGACGAAATATTAGGTATAGCTCGTGTGTCTAAACACATGTTAAGTTATTGGCCCAGAATTAAAAACTACGAAAACTACTTAATAAATTATTTTCAATACGGTATTAATAAAGAAGTAGAACCTACTATATGGTTATCTCACACAGATCCTGTGTATAACAGATATCAAGAAGAAATTGAAGGATATGTAAAAGCAGTTTGGCTTACACATGGATTTTTTACTGAAGGCGGTCTAAGAAAGCCAGTTGGGGTTCATTGGAGTCCTGTGTCTCTTGACTGGAGAATACATCCGGGTGGAACAAGACAAGCAATTATAAAATATTTTGCACCCGATGAAATAGATTGTCTTTGTTTTAATACAGGCGGTCAACCTATGCAATTTATAAAAGAATTTAACACAGTAGAAGAAATTGCTGAATATACTAATAGCTCTAAAGTTTTTTTAGTAGTTACAGATGAACGCGGTCATTATATACCGCATGTTCATTTAGATGGATTTACTATTAAACCTGCAATGGTCGAGACACATGCACAGATGAAAAAGTTTTTTAGAAAAACTAAGATTGAAGCTAATTTTGATTTAGCTGAGTTAGGATATGATGAAACAAAAATATTAAAAACTGAAAAAAAACGCATAAAAATAACTATTGAAGATCAGTCTATGGATACAAAGGTAAAAGCAATGCTACTATTACCGTCGTTTAATAATTTTGAAGGACATGGAGTTAAAATTGAGCGTACCTAATCTAGAACGTGCAGTAGTTGAAGTTTTTGGGGGATGTAATTATACCTGTCAAATGTGTCCACAGACTGAAGGTAGAGGCAAGGCCTGGACACGTAAAATGCCACTTAATATGTTTGAAAATATATTAGATCAGTTACCAGGTAATCCAGTTATTAATCTTGAAGGTAGTGGCGAACCTACTCTTGCTAAAGATTTGCCTTTGTACATAGAAGCATGCACTAAACGAAATTTTCCTAGTTTTATGTATACTAATGGAAGTTTTTTCAGCGGTCATTTCATGCAAGATTGTGTAGACGCTGGACTAAGTTTTGCAAGATTTAGCTGTATTGGATACAATAAAGAAAAATATCGTGAGTGGATGAATGTTGATAATTTTGATTTACTAAAGACCAATGTAATAAAGGCCAAAGAGTATATTAAAAAATCTAACAGCAAATGTATACTGTCTAGTTATCATTTGATATTAGATAATACGCAAATAGATTACGAAGTTGAACAGTACCGTAATAATTTTATTGGCCCAACTGGAACGTTAGGATACATATGGAAAATGCACAACTGGAGTGGCAATTATACTCCTGTATATTTTAGAGATCCTAAAAAACGTAGAACTTGTGGTAGACCATTTGCTCCTGAAATTACAATCCGAGCCGGTGGCAATAATGGTCTTACAGGCGCAGTTACTTCGTGTTGTCAAACAATGGGTCCACCAAACGAAAGTTTAAGTGTGCTAGGACATGTAGAAACACAATCAATAGAAGAAATATGGAACGGAGAAGCATACAATAAATTACGTGATGCACATGCTAACAAAAATTTTGATAGTATTGATTACTGTAAGAATTGTGATTTTTTATACGACGACCCCGAGGTGTTAGTTTGGAGTAACGACAAAGCAGCATCACTAGATCATATGCTTGGAACTAATTTTAGTCTTAAAGACTTTATGGTTGACAATACTTTAAAATAATAGTATAATAATAATATGTATGATATCATTTTTATTTCTTATCAAGAACCTTATGCAGACATTAATTGGGAAAGATTAAAGTCTAAATTTCCTACAGCTAAAAGAGTTCACGGAGTAAAAGGAATTCATCAAGCACACATCCAAGCGGCAAAATTGTGTTTTACAAAGATGTTTTGGGTCGTAGATGCTGATGCAGAAATAGTTGAAGATTTTAAATTTGATTATGTTGTTCCTGAATGGGATTTAGAAACAGTACATGTATGGCGCAGTATAAATCCTGTTAACGATTTAGTTTATGGTTACGGAGGTGTTAAACTACTTCCTCGTAAATTAACAATAAACATGGATACATCAAAAACTGATATGACAACAAGTATTAGTACGTTGTTTAAAGCAATGCCTGAAATATCTAATATTACAGCATTTAATACTGATCCGTTTAATACGTGGAAAAGTGCATTTAGAGAATGTGTAAAATTATCAAGCAAAACAATCGATAGGCAAGACGATATAGAAACTCAGTTAAGACTAGAAGCGTGGTGTACATTAAATGAGTCAGCGCCATACGGCAAATATGCACATCTGGGAGCTATTGCTGGAAAATATTTTGGTTTGTTTTGGCAAAATGCACCTAGTGAATTAGCGAAGATAAATGACTTCGAATGGTTAAATGAACAATTTTCAAAAAATACCTTTTGAACAAATAGTACGCTTTGGTCAAAAAACTTTATTAGATACTCGTCTTTTTACAGTATCGTGGATCCTTGCAAGATTCTGTAATTATAATTGTTCCTATTGCTGGCCCTATGCTAGGTCTGACAAACCAGATCATCAAGAATTAGAATTATACCTACGTACTATTGACAGTATAAAAGCTCAAGCTCGCGCAAATAATTTTCCAGATTTTCATTTTAGTTTTAGTGGCGGCGAACCTACTGCTTACAAACAATTTGATAAAATTATAGAACATTACTGTGCGGATAGTAATGCTTTGTATCAAAGCATCCACATGACCACTAATTTATCCCCTGGCAGTAAATGGTGGAACAATTGGTTAACTACTACAGACTCTTTACAGCGAAGAAGTATTACAGCAAGTTATCATGCTGAGTTTGCAAAAGAGCAAGAGTTTGGCGACAAATGTTTATATCTTATAAACAATGGAGTATTTGTAACCATTAATCAAGTTATGGTTCCTAATCAGTTTGATGACTTATATGCTAGATGTGAAAGATTTGCTGAACGAGGTATTAATGTTACTTTAAAACCTCAAAGTGACCCCACCGCAAGTTTTGTAATAAATGAATACACAACGGATCAAATTGATAAAATGCAAATAGGGTTTCCGCAAGTGTGGCAAAGCGAAAATGTATCTCAAATTGAATTAGAGGATGCAACAGGTAATAAGTATTATATAGATCAAGCTGAGCGATTCAATGCATTTGGATTTAATAAATTTAAAGGTTGGTTATGTAATGCAGGATATCAAGGAATAGTAATTCGAGAAAACGAAGTAAAGCGTAGCTATAGTTGTTACGAACAACCTTTAGGAACATTAGAGCATGGGTTTGATATTTTTAAATCAGCAAAACACTGTGTAACACCTAGTTGCGTTAGTAGCGCAGATAGCAAAATACCAAAGATGAAAAATGTATAAATTAGAAGATATACGAGACATACACTTAGAAATTACCAGCAAGTGCCAGGCTCGTTGTCCTATGTGTCCTCGAAGGATAAACGGCGGTGTAATTAATCCGTTAATTAAATTAGATGAAATTAATCTAGACAAATTTAAGTCTTGGTTTCCTGACTCATTTATTAAACAACTAGATAGTTTGTTTATGTGTGGTAACTTAGGTGATCCTATTATTGCTAAAGACTGTTTAGAAATCTTTGAATATCTTAGAACAGTAAATCCTTTAATACAATTATCAATGCACACAAACGGTAGTGCAAGAGATAAATCATGGTGGCAAGGTCTAGCCCGTGCAAATGTTCGAACAGTATTTGGTATAGACGGGTTAGAAGACACTCATAATTTGTATCGAATTAACACAGACTTTGATAAGATAATTGACAATGCTTATGACTTTATACAAGCTGGTGGATATGCTGAATGGCATATGTTAGTGTTTGATCATAACGAGCATCAAATAGAAAAATGTAAAAAACTAAGCGAAGAGCTTGGATTTAAAAAATTTCAAATTAAACATACTACTAGATTTGAAAAAGGTAAATTCAATGTACTTGACGATGTAGGTAAAACTACACATATCTTATACCCTACACAAAAAAGCAAAGATATGATGAGTAAGGTAACTGGTTACATTACAGATGTTAAACCAGAGATAAAATGTAAAGCACAGAAGAACAAAAATTTCTATGTATCCTCGTGTGGTAAAATTACTCCGTGCTGTTGGTTAGACTTTGATTGGATACTGCCTAATCAAAATCGGCGGATTGATTATATGGATAAAATTGGAGTATTACCAGATCTAAATAGTCATTCCTTGGGTGAAATTTTTAACAGTGGGTATTTTGATAAAATAGCAGAAACTTGGAATAATGATCCTCTAATAGAATGTAGTAAACAGTGTGGAACGTTTGACAAATTAGGAGCGCAGTTTGAAAGTTGATATACAAGATGTTTTATTTTGGATGGATGCAATTCGTAACAGCGATAATCAACATCGCACACTTGAAAGTTTTTGGAAAGGACAAATTAACAGTAAAGTTTGGTTAATAGAATCTTTAGAAAAAACGTTCTCATGGCTTCCAGTAACAGCAAATATTGTTATATATGGAGGATGGAATGGAGTACTTGCAAGTTTGTTGTTTAATACAGATATAGGTATTAATCATATTACAAGTATTGACATTGACCCTGAATGTGAAAAAATTGCATCTACAGTTAATAAGAGACAAGAGATAGAAGGTAGATTTAGTGCTATTACAGGTGATATGTGTCATTACACTAATCCCGAAGCTACTATAGTTATTAACACAAGTTGTGAACATATAACACAACAACAATACGATCAATGGTTTAATTTACTCTCTGACGATGTATTAATTATTGTGCAAGGTAATAATTACAATATACCAGAGCATGTTAGAATTTCTCAAGATTTAGAAGAATTCAAATCTCAGTGTAATATTAAAAATATTTTATATGCTGGCGAAATTGATCTTCCTCTATATAAAAGATTTATGATTATTGGTAAAAAATGAATAAAATTAAACAATGGCAAGATAAAATTGAAGTAGTATCAGGAAGCAAGACTTTTTGCATATTGCCATGGATACATTTTGCTACACGACCCAACGGTGATATGCGATTGTGCTGTAGTGCTAATGCTAGTGGTGCAGGTGAGAATCATACTGTAGGCCTTGTTAAAAACGAAAAAGGGCAACCAGCAAATTTTGGCCGTGAAACTCCTATGAGTGCTTGGAACAATGAGTATATGAAAGATGTACGCTTAACTATGCTTGAAGGGAAGATACCTGCTAGTTGTAGTAAGTGCATTGCTGAAGAGTCACGTGGGGTTGCCAGTAAACGTATTTGGGAAACAGGTTCTTGGATGGAAGATGGAATTGATGTTGAAGAACTTATTAAACAAACCAAAGAAGATGGCACTGTTCCTGAGAAACTTGTTTATTTAGATTTAAGATTAGGACACACTTGTAACTTAAAGTGTGTTATGTGCAGTCCGCATGACAGCAGTCAATGGGTTGGTGATCACAAGAAAATCTATCCACTATTTCAAGCAAAAGAACTTAAAGAACAAATGCAATGGGATAGAAAAGATTTTAATAACTTTTGGCATGAAAATCCAGACTTCTGGAAAGAAATGTATGCACAGATTCCTAATTTAAAACAAGTATACTTTGCTGGCGGAGAACCATTGATGATTCGCGAGCATAAGTGGTTCCTTGAAGAAATTATTCGTCAAGGGTATTCAGATAAAATTCTTATACGTTATAATACAAATGGATTATTAGTTGATGACGAAATTATTGAGCTTTGGAAAAAATTTAAAAAAGTTAAAGTGGGATTCAGCATCGATGCAGTCGGCGATCGTAATTATTATATACGCTATCCTAGTGACTGGGATACTATCGAGCGTAATCTTCACAAGTTAGATAATACACCTGACAACATACAAGTTAGTATTGCTACTGCTATACAAATTCTTAATATTAAACACTTGGCTGATTTTGCTAAATGGAAAATTAAACAGAATTTTAAGAAAGTTAATCTTGAAAATACTGTAGGCGGTATACAAGCTGGCGGCGGAATTGTTAATATGCATCTGTTGTACATACCTACATTTTTAAGTATTAGACTATTGCCCGAAGCAGACAAAGAAGAAGTACGTAAGAGTTTTGCAGATCTTGCTAGTTGGTTATATGAAAATTACAGACAAGATGAAGACTTCTGGAAAAATAATCCGTACGGTTGGAAACGTTGGCAAGCAGTATTAGATTTTATGAATGCAGAAGATCATACTGATCAACTACCTGCTTTTAAAGAATACATTGAAAAATTAGAAGCATTACGTAAGACTAATTTTAAATCTACGTTTCCAGAGCTGGCACATTTGCTACATTGCCCAGTCTAACTTTAGGGTTATTAAAGACTGGATTAGTTAGCACTTCTTTAAATGCTGTATATTCTGGATGTTCTGTTTTCCAGATAGTACGTTGATTGTAAATGTCCTCACTCCATGTTCCCCAATCAATAACTAACTGAAACTCTACATAATAAAAATTAGGGTAACGTGTAAGTATTAAGTTAGTATAGTCGATCATTTCTTTATAATTTAAATCTTGTACTACAAATTGTGTTAGTACGTTAATGTTGGGATATTTGCTTATTTCGTTATTGATGTAGTCGCAGTTTATTAGCAACGTTGGCCAATTTCCTCCCCGCCGCACTACGTTATAAGTTTCCTCGCAAGCCGCATCAAAGCTAATTCGAATACTTCTAATTTTACTGTGCCACTTAGCTATTCTACGCCAATATGCTGGTGTAAGCATTACCCCGTTGGTTTGTAGGTCTAATATTAAGTTAGGCCACGGTGTTGGATCAAAATTAACTAGAAACTCACGAAATATTTTAGAACCAAATGGATCTCCACTGCCGGTCATATCTAATGTAATATGTTTGTTATGTGGTTTGTCAAATACAGTATTGATAATTTTATAATGTAATGCCAACTTACGTTCATAGTCCGGCCCTTCATGGTCGTATATTTTTTCAGTACGACAACTTGGACAAGTTAAATTACAACTAGCATCGTTTTCAAACATAATGTGTGTTGGAAATCCTGCTGGTGTAGGAGTGCCTTCAATATCAGGCAACCGGTTATCGGATATATCGCCACACACTGTATGATTACAATATCTAAAACTTCCGTCTAGTATAGATTCACGAATTATAGTGGCCACTTCGCCGTGCCATATATCTTCAAATGACTGTTCGTTTAAATTGCCAATGCTATAAGGTAACCAGCTTGTACAGCACATCCAGCAACTGCCATCATCACGCACTGATAATGTTTCAAATGGCTTACTACAAAATTTACCCTGTAAATTCTTTGTTTCGTGATTAAGGCCGGCAAGGTCACGCCCATTATCTACCTTAATCATTATTATTTTACTAGTTGAGTCCATATTACTTTAAAGTCCTTTTCATCTCTTGCTTTAGGAGTACACATACCACATCCGCATCGTTGATTTGGACAAATAATTGGTGTTGGATTTTTTAAACGTTCTTTTAAATCTGCAATAAGTTTTTCACCATCTTTAAGATTACCAATAGCACCTATCTTCTCACCGTGTAATGCTCGGCAAGTTTGATGATGGAATATATCTCCAAACTCTTGATTAATATGTAAAAAGTACCAGTCAACTGTACAACTCCAGCCTTTAAAGTGATTGTCAACTAATTTTATATCTTGCCATTCGTCTTCTACTTTTCCTATTAAACATCTACCGCCACAACATTTACGACCAATATTTGTGCCCTCATTACTATTACTAGCTGAACCTTTAAAGTTAGTTTTCTTCCAAAACCATTCTTGTTGTTCTTTATTGTAAACATGACTTGTACGTCGATTGTTTCCGTCGGCATCAATGAACCAACCACTGATGGCTCTATTGCCATCTCCAATCGGAACAGGGTTATATTTGATTCCTTTAGAATCTAGAAAGTCACATACTTGTACAACCTCATCCCAATAATCAACATGAAGCATTACGTTAACTTGTAACCAAAGACTAGTCTGCGCAATTTCAACAATATTTTTTAAAACACGGTCTTTTAATTTTTTATCTGCTTCTGGGTGATAACTAATTGAAAGACCAAATAATGTATCAAGCACAGTGTCCATACGCTTATAATGCCAAGTGCCGTTAGTAGTTAAACTTAGTCTCCAGCGATCATCGATAGTTTTAATCTCTTTAATTAATTTCCAAAAGTTAGGATTGTTAGTTGGTTCACCACCAGTGAAATCAATGCCAGGATCGTACACTGGATTCGCACGATGAGCTGTATAAGTTTCATACCACTCTTTTGCAAAATGAAAAGTCTTTAAAAGTTCATCTAAACTAGAATGTTTGCTATAATTAGTATGTCTGGTTGCATCACAATATGTACAGTCGTAGTTACATCTACGTCCAGTATCCCATGTAATCATCATACTAGATTGAACTTTTTCGTTGATTGCTGTTGTCTTTATCATTACTGACCTTTTTTTAATTGTATATTATTGTATATCGATAGCAGATTTAATGTAATTAAATACTAGTTCATTTTTTAATTTATTGGATAAATGATTGGGAGCTGTATCATTAAAGATATCATCTAAAGGGTTATCCATCATACACACCGACATTAACGACGGCCTAACTTCAACACCATTTTTCCAAGTATAATAATATTCAAGATTACTTGCGTTAAATCCTGCCGTATTCCATTCTTTTGGTTTTCCAAACGACCACAGATGTACAATTTTAGTTTTAGTTGGTAGTTTAGGTAACACGTTATTATCAACATGTTCTAATAATGCTACATATTGTAATTCTAAAAATTCCTGATCATTTAAGTATGTAAAATAATCTCGAGCTGAATCCCATACCTTAGATCGTTCAGTATTAGTTTGTACCGATGCGTAATTTAAATTTCTAATAGTTCGATGAAATAATCTACCTGGATCAGTCCATGCAAAAACACAAATATCAGGAACCTTGTTTTTTTGAATGAATGGTTTTAATTGCAACAAAATAAGATCGCCAATAGAACTACCGCCAGTTCCCAAATTTACAATTTTAGCATTATAATAATCAGAAAGCATTGAGGTATAAGTTTTGTAGTTAAACGACAATGAATATCGACTAGCACAAAAGCTATCACCAAAAAATCCAATAGTACGTTTCACAATTTTTCCTTAGTTAACGGTATGTCTGCCGCGCAGGTACAGAAATTACGGTTGCACGTAACTGGTTCGCTAGGAACAACAAAGTTATCTTCATAAATATTGCCTAGACTACCACCAACTCTACAAGTTGCCCTGTGTACATCTCCATCCCAATTTATCATCAGGCTTTCTATACCTGCGTTGCAAGTCCAACCATTGTATTTGTTTAAATGCAATTTAATTACATCGTTGGCATGTATTAATTGCGTGTCATCTATTATTGTATTTGGCTGAACTGTTGCATCTTGTTCTTTTAACCAATTTAAGTCATTTGCATTATATCGAAGATCGTCAAATAAATCGTGATCACCCTTAGTCCATCGTATACGTCTAACAGTACTAGGAATTTCTGCTAGCAAACACTTTGCTCGTAATTGTAATACAGCGTCCATATAATTGTGATGAGCCATAATTTGTGCTATTACATTTATCTTAGTAATGTCAACAACACTTTCTATAGTGTTAAAAACACGTTTCCAGTCATACTCTAGATGTATGCTGAATACATATTGATCTACTGGAAGACTAGCATAGAATTCGTACGGTAATGTGCCGTTAGTTGTTACACTAATCCAACTAATGCCTACATGTTTACAGTATCTTACTAATTCTAGGAACTTAGGATGAACGCATGGTTCACCGCCTGTAAAACTTAAACGTATAGATTTGCCTAATGTTACTAATTTATCTACAGTACGTTTAAGTATTTCTATATCAGTATGTGGACTTGAGTTGTCGTGTATACTACTTGGACAATAACTACAATCATAGTTACAACGTTTGCCGATGTTCCATTCGATCTTAATACTATTCTGGTGCGGCCACCTACTTGTAACTTTATACATATGGCCTAAACTCTGGAATTACATCAAACAAACTTTGATTGCGTGTGGCATCTAAAGCTAGATTAAACTCTAAAAAGTCTCTCCATAGATTATGCTGATCTTTTGCTTGAAGATAGTTAATATTATCTTGTATTTGTTGATGTGTAACTGTTCTTAGTAAAGGATTTTTCTTAACTGCTTCCCATTCATCTACTTGAGACTTAACTGCTAACAATTTAGTAATAGCTAATGCTTTTAAATCGTTAGGCAATACCTGTGCTGATAAGCAATTAGGGTAGCTTACGCGATGACTATAAAATACTATGTCCATTTTGTTAATAAAATAATCAATACATTCTGCGGCTTGTAGTATGTTACCAGCCTGTGCTGTAAATGCACCAACTACACGACTTACATTTGGAATCTTTTTTATCTCTTTAATGTTTCTTTCAACGTCATTAAAGTTACCGTTACCACGTATGTAATTGTAAATATCGTGAATGCCGTCAATGCTGACATTAACGGCAACACTTCTAAAATGTGGCCAATAATCATGTATAGTCCTTCCTTTGCTTATGCCTAATGTTGTGCCATTAGTGGCATATTTAATTTCTATATTCTTACCATATGGTTTAAGCATATCAAGTATTTTGTAATGCTGCGGATCCATTAGTGGTTCTCCGCCTGCAAACTCAACTCGTTTAAAATGTGGAATTAATTTTTCAAAACTTGTCCACCAATTATCTGTGTCGTCAAATGGTCCAATATATTGACCTGGTGTTTTAACAAGACTTTCTATAGTAGGTACAAGATAGTTATTTTCTTTTTTATAAAATGGAACAACCTCATTCCAATCTTTCCAGTTAGTGCTATCTAGCGGATTGCACATACGACATTTTAAATTACATAAATTATTAAGTTTAATTTCCATTGTAGGAAATTCAAAAGGCATTATTTCTTGTAGCGGTGTATTAGGATATAAGTTAATACGTGCTTCAGGTATAACACCATTAATGTGACGTTGTCGTAAACTTTCTACACCTTGATCTTCTAAATCAAAACAGGGTTTACAAACTTCAGGACGTTCTCCGCACAATACTTGCTTGCGAACAAGTTGCATATTGTCACTATTCCACACCTCTTCTAAACTTTGATTTTGTATCCAGCCAATAGGTTGGCTCCGGCAGCAAATTTTAATTGCACCATCTTCGCGTGTTGCTAACCCTGTAAAAGGGTGCATACAAAATGTTTCACTTTTCATTTATAATCTTATAAAGTTTTTCTGCGGCAATACTGTGTGAAATAGGACCAGGATGACTGTTATCGCTTGCTAAATCAACAATGTTTAAAATATTACTATACAGAGTATTTTTACCAACAAATTTAGGTATACTTCCAAGATACTGTCCGGCAACAGAATCTAATATCTTATCCAATATAGAATCTGCATAAGACGGAGCCCAAAAATTACAATGTTTAATGCCTATACTATTCATATATAACTCTGCGTGATGTATATAAATTCCTGCTCTCACATTATTATCATAATTGCTATGTAGCTCAGTCCATTTTTTAAATAACGTACTATCTCTGCCTGGCGAAATTCTTATATCTGGCAATAATTTATTAAACACTATATCTCTATGACAATATGTCCATCCTACAACAACTATATCATCTTCTTTAAATTTAAACGATAATATGTTATTAAGTATTTCAAGATTACTACTTCCTGGAATACTTTTATTAACTACAGTCCGTTTAATAAGTTTACCTAAAACTACAGGCCATGCTTGTGATGAATCTGTTAGTCCGTAACCAGATGTAAACGAACACCCGAATGTTATAAGCCTTGACACTCTAATGCCCACTCACGTTCTTTACACCAGAAACAATTACCGCATACAGGAACATATTGTCCTGGTGTATATGTTGTATAATCTATATCTTCAAATTCGCCCTCACAACTACGAGTTAATTTTAAAAGGTCTTCAATGTTGTTTTTAAAATACTGTTTTATTATCCAGTCTTTCATAGTATACACGAAAGGATGATAAATGTCAATACCCATATGTTTCATATGAATGGGTAACACGCCTTCATCTCTTTCTTTTAAAGCTCCTACTATATCTATATTTGGATTTTTAGTTACAGCAGAAAACCAAGCATCTAATTTATATGTATGAATTATGAATTCGTTATGGGCCCTAAGTATTATCCTATTACCTGGTTTAGTTTGTCCGTATTCGTCTTTAATATAGGTAGTATTTGGTTCTTCTAATTCTGGCGGAATAAACCCTTCGTGTCTTACAAATTTATTTTTTGGAAAACGCTTTTCTAACCATTTAAACACTTCCAAACTATTATGTCGTTGCCATGGTCGATTTTTCCAACATCTTACTTGACTAACAATATGTATTTCTGCATCTGTTCTAAGACAAATTAGATAAGCAAGAAGTGCGCTATCAGCACCACCACTTAGACTTATTCCAATTTTTTGCCACGCAGGATTTATATAAAGTTCCATGTTAATATTTACCAGGATAACTGCGCACTTAATTTAGAAGCGGTAAATATTATTATGCTAGTAAAAACGACAATAACAGTACCTTCTGATCTACTATTAATTGCAGAAACAAAGTCTTTTGATGTGATGAAAACTACATTAAATGAGCCGACGGGCGATCTATTTTATGATCCTTGGACATTAAAACAAGAATTTATTGGATCTGTATGGGAAAAACTAATTGAGCCTCTAGGCCCTAACATAGGTGAGGTTAGAATTATTGTATTAGATTCACCAAGTGCTTATACACAACATGCTGATATTGACGATAGATATCATTTAAACATTACAGGGGACGGTAGTTACTTGTTGGACCTCAATGATTTAAAAATATATCCTTTAATTAATGATGGCATATGGTATATAATGAATGCTGGTAAACTACACACAGCAATCGCTGTTGGAAAGAAATACAGAATTCAATTAGTTGTTAGAAAATTATTAACTCATTCTGTATTAGTAGATCCAATTAATGTTAAATTAACACAAATTGATCCAAACTCAAGATATGACTTTGATAATTCTATAAGTAGTTGGTTAAATCAAGCAGTTAAAAGAAGTATTTTAGACAACTTTAGAATAGAAGGTAATAGTGCGTTATTTGCAGTTGAACATAAGTGTTTGCATGAGTTACTAACAATAGTACCATCAACTATAAAGATTTATATGAATTGATATGCAGTGGACACCTTATTTAAAACTTAATGAAGAAGGTATTTCTAGTATGGCTCAGCAAACCTATGAGCCATTAATAAGTAGTGACGGAAAAATTTTCTGCAAAAACTACAGTTGGCCAAATAACTATCAGTTCATGTATGAAAAAGAAAGACCGCTTTATACCAAAGAAGTCGTAGATTGGTTTTTTTCTAATGAATTATATTGGATAGAATATTTTAAAGATAGTGCATATGCACCTGAAGTAACTGATATTGATTTAATCAATAAGAAAATATACATTAAGTGGTACGGCGAAAGCTGTAATCAAATTATATACAGCGGAAAATTTTGGCCACAGCAAGAATGGCGTAAACAAATAAAAGATATAATTATTGATCAATATTCTAAAGGAGTTTATAAATTAACAATGTATCCTCATTGTCATTATATTGATAATAACAACAATATGAGAGCAATAGATTGGTATGGATGTGTACCGGTCAATGAACCTTATATACAGGAAAAATTTATGCAAGGTATTATACACGAAACTGCAAAATTTAGATTAGATGAAACTGGATCTTCAATTAATAATTTATTAAATTTAGAAACTATGTTCAAACGTAGTTTAAACACACATGTAATGTGGGGTAATCAAAATATGAATTACATTTACAAGGAGATTTTTAATGCCTAAAAGAGTAGGAACAACACAGGGCTTAATTGACTGGGATAAAGTTGTTGCTGATATTCAACATCATGTTGGTGATCATAATACTGTTACTAGTGTAGTGGATCGCAGCGAAGCAGAAGCAGTAGACGACCAAGAATTACTAAGCTCTTATAGAGAAGTAATTGGTACTTGGGAAAAAGCTGGTTACGATTTAAAACAAATAGAATGGTGGGACTATTATCCAGGGCAACACTTTGATATAGAAGTACAACAGGTGTTTGAACGTATGTTTAATATAAAACCTCGACGAGTGTTTATAAGCAAAGTAATGCCAGGTAACATGGTTCCTTATCACTGGGACGTCGAGGATCATGAAAAGGAATGGTTAAAAGAAGGTACATTAGTGCGCTACGTTTGTTTTATAGACCCTCCAAAATTTGGTCACGTAATGATTTTAGAAGACAAGGCCTTTCATAATATTAAACGTGGAGAAATATATCAGTGGGATAATTATCGATCCCATCACGCAGGTGTTAATGGCGGCGAAGGACCGCAATATCTATTTCATTTTTTAGGATCGTTAAATGATTAAATTTTTAGGTAACTCTAGCGATATAATTAACTGGGACGAAGTTATAGCCGGACTAGAAAAATGTGGTCACGAAAGTCATCCAGGCCCGTTTACTGGGCCAAGTCACAAAGAAGGTGATGATATTCCTAAGTTAAATGAAGTTATTGAGTTATGGAAGCAAAATGGATACAAAGCCGTAGAAGAAGGTGGTACTGTGCAATGGGATATGTTTTTTCCCGGTGTACACTTTGATCAGAGTGTAGTAGATGCATTTTGTAAAAAGTATAGTATTGAAAAGTATGACTCTGCGTGGATTAGTCGAGTGTGGCCAGGCCGCTTTGCCCCAATACACTGGGACGTAAACGACAACGAGGAATACTACCTGTCTATTCCAGATAGATTAAGATGGCATGCTCATATTAGCAAGCCAGCATTTGGTCATGTATTTGTAGTAGATGATGAAATACTGTATAGTAAAGAACAAGGTGACGTATTTCAGTGGGATAGTCGAAGGTTATGGCACTCGGGTATGAACTGCGGCTTAGTACCAAAATATTTATTTAACATATGGTGATAAAATGGAAAAAGGTATAGTTACATGGTTTAATGATGCTAAAGGCTTTGGATTTGTTAGAACAGATCAAGGTGACGAAATAATCTGTGACAAGCGACACTTAATTACAGAACCAAAGACTATGAAGGAACTACAACAAATTTCTTTTGAGCGTGTAACTGTAAATGGCAGAGATCACGCAACTGTTATTTCTGTTATACGTGATGATGCTATAGCTAAACCCATTCTTACTATGAAAAACTGCAAAGTATATTCTATGATGCCGTTCATAGCTGTATTTGAAGATGTAGTATCTATTGATATGTGTAACGAAATAATAAACAAACATGTCTTAGATGGTATGAATCCTAATAGTGGCGGTCAATCAAGACAAGAAAGCTACACTCAAGTAACTGAAGATGTTGAAAATCGAGGAATTAGCCTAGGTATGGATCCGCATCATTACAACATTATTGCTAGAACTATCGTAGATAACATTGGTATACCTTATTCGTATATAGAAGCGATCGACATATACAATTATGAAGTAGGACAGTTCTTAGATCTACATCACGATTACCCTTATGATCCTACGCAGATTAATTATTACAGTCACGGTGGTGATAGAGTTGGTACAGGTATTTTATATTTAAACGATAACTTTGACGGCGGCATTACTAGTTTCCCTAAATTAGATGTACACATTAAACCAAAAACTGGTTCAATGTTATATTTTAAACAAGGATACGAGGACGAAGCTATAAATTGGTCAACAATTCATGAAAGTACACTAATAACCAAAGGTACTAAATGGGTAGCTAGTTGTTTTTTTAGTGCTAGTGAACGAATTGGATTTACTGACAGAGAAGATTTTGTTCCTCAGGAAAATCCTCAACTACGTAACGAATTTTATGTTAAGAAGTTTATGGACATACAAAGGGGTAATATTCAACTTTATAGAAAATTAAAAAATCTTGAAACCAGTCCATTAAGAACAAAAGTTGAAGAAGTGTTAGGTATAGACTTTTTTAAAAATATAGATGATTTAGTTAAATGAAAGTCGGTATTACTGGAACTACTCGCGGACTTGGCCAAGCACTACACGACCATTTTGTTAACAAAGGTCATCATGTTATAGCCTTTAATAGAGGATCAGACATTGGTGACGCAGTTGGTTGTGACTTGCTTATTAATAACGCCTATGGTATACAAATGGATATACTTAATCAGTTGTACACAAGTGTTGGCAAAATGGTTGTTATGGGCAGTATAGTTACAGACTTTCCTGATGTAGAAATGCCAGACTATACACAGCAAAAAACAAAATTAGAAGAACGTGTACTAGATCTTAAAAGTCCGAACGTAGTTCTATTAAAACTATCTAGTACTGCCTACAACGATTCGCAAATCGTAATCAATGCTATTGAGTATTGGCTGGCAAATCCATTAGTTAATGTTATATCGTTCAGAGCAACCGGAGGTCCTAATAGATGACAAAGAAAATAATTATAACAGGCCATACACATGGTATAGGTAAAGCAATATATGATAAGTTTACAGAAATAAGTTGCCACGAGATTATAGGAATGAGTCGTAGCAACGGTTACGATATTGATAAAGACTTTGACAAGATAGTTGCTGAAGCGGAAGGATGTGAGTTGTTTATCAATAATGCTTACCGTGATCAGCAACAGACTAAACTAGTTAATGCTCTTAAAGACAAAGTAGATATGATGGTAGTTATGGGAAGTGTTAGTAGATTCTACCCTGAACTTATACCTACGCAATATGTACATGATAAACAAGAACTAGCAGAAACTTGTAGACTAATAAGTTTGAATCCAGATGGTATTCCTTTATTACATTTAGACTTAGGATTTTTAGAAGGTACAGCAGTAGATAATGCTGACCCAACTGCGTTTGTTAGCGACTACAATACTAAATTAGACGATATTGTTGATACAATTATATTCTGGGCGCAAAAGCCTAGCATTAGGCAAATTGAATTTAGATGGAAATTAACTCCACATGTATTAGCAGAATTAAATCGTATCAATCCTAACCTAGATCCATCTAGGATACAGTTCTAAATTAGCAAGAAATCGATCTGGATATATTCGCCAGACAGTTTGATCAGTATTGCGATAATTCATTTCGCACACACGTTCTACAATCCCTAGTTTAGCAAGTGTAGGAAAATAATGTCTATGTACTAGACGTTGACTTGCTACAACACTTTCATTGCTTGTAGCATACAAATCCCCCTTTGCCCAGTTAATACATGCAGGGAGTAAAAACTGATCTGTTAAGTTTTGATGTTCAGCAATTAATTTCTTAGCTGTAATCAATCCAGTGTTTAAATTAGCCTCAGCAAGTGTACAGGTACGTGCTAGTACACGATAAGCGTTAGGCCCCATGATATTAAAACTATGTGCAGCTACACTTCCAATAGCACGATCATTTTGATATAGAATCCATGCTGCCCACTCTGGTTCATTTTGAAAACAGTCAATCATTACTTTTTGATTACTATTGTTTTCAAACCCCCTACGTTTTGCATTAGAATAGAATTCGGTTAAGTCTAATTCTTCTGACCATGGAACAATTTTAAACATATAATTTTTTACATTCATCCATAAAGTCTGAAGGAAAATTTGTTTTAAAACTTTCAAATGCTAGTAACTGTATATCTTTAAAAGGAGTTGGCATATTTACGTCTATACCCGCAGCAGTCATTTTAGGTAGCAAGTCCTTTTGTCTATCTTCGCTGATGTGACTCATCACACTACGTAAACTAATTTGCTGATCAAGGTCTCGATAACAGAAAAAATAATTGATACTTTTAAGCTGACCGTTAACAACAAAATAACTACTGGGATGTAAACTATATTTGTATATTCCTAATGACGTATGCGCCTTAAATATTTCCAACATTTGTTCACGCCAATTGGGTAGTACACTATCATAGTCTTGTTTAATAGGATCAGCTTGTTGCCAAAAATCAACACCGTCTATTTCAAGATAGAGTTTTCTTTTTTCTAAATCTATATTAATAATCTTAGGAACTAGATGCGGAAATGTATTACGCATTTGAGTAATGTAGTTTACTTCACGTAACCATTTTTCCTCCATTAAGTCAGGATCAACAATTTGATTTTGTCCTCGATGATAATCAGTATCATTATGGTACCATTGACAAAATGTTTTACGATCCTTACTTATAAGACTTGTATAAATTAAATTATTACGACATAATCCTTTACCAGGTACGTCATTATAATAGTATTCAAAATTAGTGGACAAAGTTAATCACCTTATTTTTTGGTGTTTCAATTATATTGTACTTGTGCTTGTGTTCTTCTTTGATTAAATGTATTGTTTGATCATTATATGAAAATATAAAATTTCCGTCAGCAAAATTTTGTTCTATTCTAAAATTATTGTTGGCATTTACAATTAATGGATATTGTGCAAAAGTTCCCCAGTTGTCACAAATGTCTGTATAAAGTTTATGTTCTTTGTACTTGATTCCAGTTCTAAATATTAACAAATAATTAGTTCCTGTTTCTAATTCAATGTTCCAATCAATACCTTCTTGTGTAACAGGTTCGTTAATATTAATATTATACATTTTTGTAGGTAAACTGTTTGATATTTCGCAAACATCTAATACTTGATGTATATTATTGATAGTTATACCATGAAGACCATCTTTAAGTTGTACTTCTGATTTATTTAATATTTTGTTTACTACTGCACTAAATTTTTCAGTAATTTCTAAACCGGGATTACAAACTTCTTTATCGTCATTGATTAATCTTTTTGCATAATTATTGCTAATTGGAACTGCATATACTTCTAAAAAATAAATGTTCGGTAAAATTTCTGGAAGCGCACCACCTACTGCCTTAAGCATAGACTCTCCAAACAGAGTGTGATTAATTGTTTCAGTAAAAATGTAATCTATATTTTTGTGGTTGTGTATTTTATCTGGTCTAAACTGTTGGCCTATAAGTTCAATTTTATTTTGTAAACCTAAATTTTGAATAATCTCAAGTCCTAGTTGATAAGTTTCTAAATCTTCTTCGTAAGCAACAATATGATTAGCACCCGCTTCAAGTGCAAGGATAGATAATATACCAGATCCAAAACCTATTTCTAAACAGTTTTTATTTTTTGTATCTTTTAGAATCTTTTTATAAAAACTATTTCGAACAACGTCATTTATCATTGTCATGCCGTACTTGAGATGTTTATATACCATGTGTCAGTTTCTCGATTGTATATATAATTACCAGATAAATATTTTATGATTAAAGGAATTGGCGGTAAGCCTTATATAAACTTAGATCCATTTTTAGATATTGATGGATTTAAAAATCTACATCCAGAAATATGTAAAGGGTTTGCCCTAGCTAGAGATTATGCCAAGGAAGGCACTTGGATGAAACCAGGGTTTGATTGGAAAGATGCTAGTTACATAGTTAATTGGAAACCAATTTATAAAGCAGTAGAAGAATATCTAGCTTTACCCAAGGAGCATCCTATTCGTGTACACGGCGATCCTATGTATTTTACAGACTTGAGTGATTTTAAAAATCGTAACTTATTCACACGTTATCTTAAAATGGCCATGGGTGCGAGTGATCCTTATATTTACTACTTTCTGTGGGAACAAGGTGATTGGAACGACCGTAGCGCAGAACGCAAACCTACAGAAGAAAGCAAATACTTTCCTGGTGTAGTAACGTGGGTAAACAATCTAGTAGAACAAAACATTATTAGCCAAATTGGTCGAGTTATATTCTTTCACTGTGATCATAATGGACTAGGGTTTGAGCACAGAGACTTAGATGCTAACAATGGTGTATTAGAAAAGAACTCCTACACTGACCACCGCAACGAATTTATACACATACGTTTTAGAACCAAGCGTGGATTTTATATTTGGGATCCGGATACTGAGAACAAACACTATATCAATAGCAATGCCGGCTTCTGGAATGACGAAGACTGGCATGGCGGCGACAGTATAGGCGAACAGGATTATGCTTTACGTGTAGATTGTAAATTTACAGAAGAGTTTCGCAAGGCTCTTAAGATAGATTATTTGGAAAATTATTAATGAAAATAGGTTTTTTTGGCGACAGCTTTTGTGCAGAAATGAATAATACTTATACTTGGAAAAACAAGTATGATACTTATATCAACAAATTGCAGGATCATTACAAAGCAAAAATAGTAAATTTAGGATATGGGGGTAGTAGCTATTGGGATCTAATACTGTATCAATTTCCAAAGTTTATTAATAACTTACCTGATGTATGCATATTTGTATGGACTTCGCCTGGACGAATTTATCATCCTGAGTGTCGAAACATTACTTCTTGGGTTTTAGATATAGATAATGTGCCTATTTCAGAATTTCATTATACTAGACTTTTATATAAGAAAAAATATAAAGTTGCAGCTGAATTTTATAAAGAGCTCTATAATGAGGAAAAAGAAAAGCGAGAAAGATTAGCAGCCTTATATCATTACGATAGAGAAGTATTACTTCCCTTAATGGAAAAAACTAAAATAATTCATCTATGGAGTTTTGGTAACTTTAAAACTTGGCACGACCCTAACACACGTTATAGTGCAAACAACATGTATTATGATTATAGATTTTTAAGTGGCACAGAGTGTAGACCAGCTTTAGAAAATTTTTCTAAGTATAATAAAGATGTTGATTATAATACAGATACAGTTTCAAATCATTTATTTGGTAATGAAATTAATGATCTTGTAAAAAACATGTTAGTAGAAGCAATTGACAATCATGGTAACGGAAAAGTTTTAGATTTTAATTTATGAAATATATAGGAAATTATAGTTCTTGGATAAATGACAATTGGATTTCTAAAATATTAGAAACTCCAGGACAAGCCCGCCCCAGAGATTGGCCGCCAAATTCTAAAATTGAACAAGAAGAATATCAGCGATATGCAACTTCTGGATACGATCTAAACGCAGTTAATTGGTGGATTTACGAAAGTAAAGATCTAGATATAATAATTTCCCCGCCTTGGACCAATGGAAAAATTCATTGGTGGATTACTAAATTAACCCCAGGACAATTCATGCCAATGCACACTGATCCTCATACACACGATGTTAGCTGTTTGCGATATTGGGTTCCGTTACAGGACTATCATCCTGGGCATATATTTGTATACAAAGATGAAATGATCACTAATTATAAAAAAGGTGATGTATATGTTTACACTAGTTCTACAGATTTACATGGCGCTGCTAACATAGGCCAGATACCTAGACTTGTTTTACAAATTACAGAATATGACATCTAAGACATATTGCGTATATCCTTTTATAAGTTCTAGTCTGCAAGCAGATAACACAGTTTTGCCTTGCGGACAGTTTATGAAATCTACTCTATTTCAAAACATTATTCCAATAAATGAAGTAAGACACGGCCCTGTAATGCAAGAAATGCGTAGAAAAATGTTAAACGGCGAACGAGTAGAAGGATGTCAATGCTATGCTGAAGAAGATGTAGGTATTCCGTCAATGCGCCAAAGCGGACTTAACAAATATGAATTTACTACTGACACTACAATAAAAAAATTAGAATTAGTCATGGATAACATCTGTAACATAAAATGCAGAAGTTGTGGTTCACCTAATAGTCATACTTGGCACGAAGATGAAATAAAAATTTACGGAGAATCTTTTTCTAAGAAAAAATATATTAAAAATACTTTATACAAAGATCTTGAGTTAGATAGCTTAATTGAAATAGAAGTTCTTGGTGGTGAGCCAATGTACAGTCCGGGAACTAGAGATTTTTTTAAATTATTAAAAGACAAGGACATTTTAAAAAATCTTTCTATACAACTAAGCACAAACGGAACTATAGAACCAACTGACTCTGTATTAGACAGTTTATTAAGTTGTAAAGAATTAAGTTTAAATATTAGTATAGACGGATTTGGTCATTATAATGATTATATTAGAAGCGGCTCCGATTGGAATGCAATTGAACAGAATTTAAAATTTTATGATAACTTAATTGATTTAAGAAAAGATAAAAAAACATCAATGAACGTGCATACGGCAGTAAGCATTTATAATGTAAACCAACTCGACTTGTTAGACAACTACGTTAAAGAACACTTCCCTAGATTTTCTAAAACATTTCAACTAGTACAATATCCAGTATTTTTGTCTATTAAAAACACTCCATTAGAATATAAAGAACTAGTCTCTAAATACATTAATAACGATAGTATTACTGAATATCTCAACTCAGAAGGAAATGATCATTTCCAACATTTTATAAACTATTCTCAACAGCTTGATGAAATTAGATCGGAAGATATGGCAGAATTTAATCCGCTGTTAAAACAATATATTGAAAAGTATACTTCTAAGGTAACTAGAGCAGAAAGTAAAGTTTTTTTAATAAAAGAATTTAAAAAACTACAAAATTAATTCCAGTCTAGATTATAATGCCAAGTTGGTTTTTTTAAAGTTTCCATATTAGTAATTTTAAAATCTTTACTAATTCCCAATGTCTTTAAATTTTCTACAAATCCAACTGCGGCCCTAATATTAAAATTAATTGTACATTCAGGAACTTTTTCTTTTAATGAATTAATAATTTCATTTTCTTTGTGTACCCTATAGTACAACGGTGACAAACATGCTGTACCTTCGTAGCAAAAAATATTTGATAAATTAATTAACGTAGTTGAATTATGCTCTGCGTTGATGTAATCTATAAGATTATTTTCTAATAGTAAATCGGCTTTTACAAATATATACTCAATATTATTCTTTTGTTGAATTTTGTTCTTCCAGTAGTTTAAAGCATTATCATTGTAATCATAAACAACGATTCGACCCTCGTCAATTAAATCAGTATAAAGTAGACCACTAGCTGGAATAATTAATTGTGTAAATTTTTTATTAACATTGCTATGTTCTTCGGTATTTTCTGTATGAATAAATTCAGATGCTGCATACTTTTCTCGAAAGTATACCCAATTAAGATTTTCTAAAAAGTCTTTTTTAGATTCTGGATAAAGATGTTTTTTGTTATGTCTAATATCGTTATTAAATATTTTAACAGGCAGATTATATGTAAGTGCTAAACTTAATATATTCCATCCGTGACATTTATGATCATATGATTTAGTTTGATATCCAGTTTTAACCCAAATAGGTGTATAATCATCGTGTATATTTTCTACACTTCTTTCTGGAATCACTTGAGTATGTTTAGTACCAAGCTCTAATTGACCAATTGCTGGACAACCTAATTTACGATATATTTCTAAATTTATTAGATAACACTGATTGTGCAGTTCATAATATGCGGTACCTCTATCTAGAATATGTCCATAGATAAAAAAATCGTCTTTGATAAGATCTTCTAATGAATTAAAAAACTCACTTCCGTTAATAAATTCTGTCCCAGTACTAAAGACAAGAGCATAGGTATAATCTAAATTTGCTACATGTTGTAATACAGTATCCTCATTTAAAGACTGATATACATCATAATTTTTATTTAGTACATTTGATAATGTATAATCAGACTGATTTTTTATAATTTCCTTACAAAAATTATCTTGTATCTGATTAGTATTATCTATAAAACAAAATGCAATCTTATTAGAAGAATTATAATTGTACTCAACTACATTCATTTTTTATAAAATTTAATAGGCAAAACATTTTCTTCGGTCAATATTACTTCATTTTGAGATGACGGACACATTGAACATTCACTAATTGGTTTATACTTAGAAATAGAAAAATTTTCTACTTCTTCGTCAGTACAATTAGTTAAGTCAAGAGGTTTGTATGCTAAAAATTTCTGCCATTCTTCGTCGTCGACTGCATTATGTCTTTCTAAAAAGTTTTTTAAAGTTCCTAATGCTGCACACTTATAAAGTTTTTTATTATACATAAATGTACAGTAACAACTTGGACAGTTACCATAATAAGCCTTTTCAATATCCGTTGAGTTAAACGGTTTTGGTTTATTATCTTTCATGTAAAAATGTTTTAGATGGGAATCTTGATCAATTGAAAGTACACCGTACTGGCCGTTCCACCAAAAGTCATCATCAGGCGGAATTGGTGATTTATTTTCTATAGCACAATAAGCATTATGTCTATAGTCCTTAACATCAATCCAATAATTCCTCCAACCATCAGTAGAGTCGTACATCATCTTTGACCAAAAATTCTCACTAGGAAGTTTTTGAATATCAAGTTTTTCTGTTAACACTTCAACGGCAGCTTTTATTCTATTTGATCGAGTCTTATCTTCAAATTGAATAAAGTGATCACTAACTAATATCATAACTTTATACTTAACAATAATATTAGATAAGAAGTCTATGTTCTTATCGATAAGTTCGCCATTAGTTGGAATCCATACTGGTGTAGTTTGATCAAAGCTTCTAATAAATTCTAGGAGTGATTCAATTCTGTCTTTGTATAACAGTGGTTCACCGCCTAGTAAACTATAGTGTTCAATATGAAACTTTTCTTTAGTTAACAGAATTCCTTCTTTGATTGTTTCAAGGTCAGGATCATGTTCTCCTTTTCTAATCAAGTCACTACGTGTATCACACTGTTGGCAGGCAATTTGACATTTATTGCCGTAAAAAATATCAAAAACTTTAAGATTGGGCATTATATTCCTTTTTATAACTTCTAGCAACGAGTTTAGTAAACTCACTTGTTTTATTTTCTAATTTACCGTGCGCAATTAAATGTATCCTAGACGTGTTAGATAAATTTATTACGCTATGATAATTTCTAATATTTATGATAAATGCTTTTCCGGTTTTAAATGGAACACATCCGTAACCGTCCAAGCTCATATAACATTCTTCTGGATGTACTAATGCTATGTTTATGGGAACTCCAAATTTGAGAGCATCAAAGTTTTCTTCACCAGGTAATTTACCAGGGGCATCACTATGCGGGCTAATATGCCCTCCTGCTTCCAATTCCATAAATCTTATTCTTCTATAAGTATCGTACGGAAAGTTCTTCCAAAATTCTTTAATTACAGGTGTTTTGGATGCTACCGGGGTCCAATCATATGGTACTTGATCTTCATGGGTGTAACCATACGAAGTCCATGCACCGGTGCTAGCCGCGTTTATACCGTGTATACAGCAACTATTCCACCCATGACTATCGCTTTCTCTATGAGGAACTAAATGTACTTTTGAATCCTCAGCTTCTTTAATCCATTTATCAACATCAAACTCAATATCAAGTTCTAACCAACCAAAATTACTTTTGTTCAATAACCAATCTGCTATTTCATAATCAGTTTTCGCCCATTCAGGCATTTTAGGTAAGTTAGATTTTATATTTTTGTTTTTGTGATAAAAATCCAACGCAGTGGTATTCATGTCATTAACCTAGTATTTTATATCTTGTATTTATAAATAGTTTATGAACACAAAAATAAAAATCCCACATCTTGAGTGGCATGTTGCTCATGCTTGTAATCTATCTTGTAAAGGTTGTTGCCATCTTTCTGATTATGGGCAAAAAGGAATAGTTAGTTATAATGAGATCAAAGACTGGTATTCAAAATGGAGTCATAGACTAGCACCAAAATCAATAGACATTTTAGGGGGAGAACCTTTATTAAACAAAGATATCTGTAAAATTATTTCTTTAACAAGAGAAATGTGGGATGATCCGTATCTAGAACAATTACAATTAACAACTAACGGACTTTTAATTCACAAATTTCCAGATTTACCTAAAGTATTAAAAGATTCTAATTGTTCTATTTCAGTGTCTTGGCATAGTGAAGATCCAAGTTATAATAAATTGTTTGATAAATCTAAAAACATTTTAAATGAATGGGTAGAAAAATACGGAATCCAAGTTCGTATACTAGATTTTTATAATTATTGGACTCCATTTTATAAAGGTTACGGTAGCACTATGGAACCGTTTAACGAAGAAAACTTTGAAAAAAGTTGGGATAATTGTATAACGGGACAAGATTGTTTTCAGATATATAATGGCGATATTTATAAATGCTCAAATTTAGCGTACTTGCCTATGACTAAACAAAAAATTAATCTTTCAGAGAATTGGGATTATTATCTAAGTTATGTTCCACTAAAGCCGGAAGCTTCGGACAATGAAATTACAGAGTTTTTTAATAAAGGTGCAGAAAAATTTTGTAGTATGTGTCCCAATTCAGTTGAAATGATTAAAAAACCAGATCCTTTAAAATTTCGTAAACAAATACTGATGAAGAAAATTTGATTATGAAACAAGGAAGATTAATAAACTTTGAATTACTGTGGGATACTGACCTAAGCGTCAATGTTGTATTACCAAAACTACTTGAATTAGAATTTCAAGAAGCAGTAGCTGACGGAGTAACTACCATTTTTGGAATGTTTTTAATGGAGGGAATTTATCCGCATGATTGTCATAATCAACAACTGTTTTTAGAAATTAAAAAAATAGCTGACAAATACAATTTAGAAGTTATTCTATTGTCAGGCCTTGGAGAAAGTTTTAACAATCAGTATAGTATAGAAAATGGTAGTATTTTAAACAATCTTCCATTTGAGGTAATATACTCATCATATCCTTTAAGAGTATGTTACAACATCATTAATAATATTCCTAGAAAATCAAAAACTATCAATAATAAGTTTTTATTCTTAGGTGGAATTCCTACTAGATTAAATAGAATTTATTTATTAAGTAAGTTGTATGAAAACAATCTTTTAATAAATGGTAAATGGTCATTTTTTATTCCGTTATCCCAAGAAGATAAAAATTATTGCAGAAATTTATTATCACATTATTCAGATGAAGAGTACGAAACTTTTTTAAAAAACTGTACTAGCTCAATAGATGAAAAATATCAAGAAATGGCTAACTTTTTTCAAGACTATGCACCGTACGAAGAAGGCGATCTTGAAAAGTGGGGCGAAATAGTTCATACTGATTTTTGGAAAAATCCTATATACATAGATCCTGAAGTTTACGATGAAACTTCGTTAAGTATAATTTCTGAAGGTCCAAATTATTGGTCGCCTGATTATAAATTTATTACAGAAAAAACATGGCGGACAATAATTTATAAGCATCCTTTTATATTTGCAGGCCCGCCTGAACAGTTTAGATATATTAAACAAATGGGATTTGAAACATTTGAAAAATATATGCTTATTCAAAATTATGCACAGGTGGAAGATGAAAAAGAAAGAATTGAATTGATTGTTAAAAATGTAGAACATTTTTTAAAACACCAAACTTATCATCAAAAAGAAATACAACAAGATATTGAACATAATTTTAACTTATTCTTAAAACTAGCCAATGATCAAAATTGTCTACTAACATCTTTAAAATCAAAATACAATATTCCTGATGCTGAGTTTTCAAAATTTTTTAGTACAACCGGCTATGAAAATTTGATTAGGCCCGTTGCCGACCTCAAAAAATTAGGCTAGCATCATATTCGTAGTTATCAATAGTGTATGGTTATAAATAAGTTTATGACTATATCTGTTAGACTATCATGAAAAATAATTACGATAAACGGCATCTTCCTTTTGGACATTCTACAGCTATACAAGACAAAGAAACATTATCTTTTATCAATAATTGTAGTATCTCAACACAAACATTAAACGATCAAACAATTAACGAACAATTCCTTAGCAAGTATGTAGAATGGATATTGACTACAACAAATAACAAAGTAACTGGTATTGATCAGTATCCATTCAAATGTTTTTCGCAAGGGACATCTGAAGCGTTTGAAAAATTTTATATGAATTATTCTCATAGAAGATTTCGATGTTTTAAAGGCGAGTATGTTTATCATAAATTAGCTTGGAGAGATGATAGATTTAATTGGAAATACTTAGAGGATGATGCGCTTGATGCCAATGACGTAGTAATAATTAGTCAACCTTTTTCTGATACAGGCGATCAGCATCCTTTACTTAATGATATTTTAGATCAATGTGACAAACTAAATATTCCTGTAGTACTTGATTGTTGCTACTTTGGTATTTGTAGTAATATAAATTTTGATTTTACAAGACCTTGTATAAAAGAAATCATCTTTAGTTTATCTAAAACTTTTCCAGTAGCTCATATTAGAATAGGTATGCGTCTTTCAAGGATTGATAATGACGATTTGTTATTTGTGTATAACAAAAGTGGCTACACAAATAGATTAGCAGCAAGTATAGGACTTAATCTTATTAATCATTTTGATTCTGACTACATAGTTAATAAGTATAAAAATAAACAAATTGAAATCTGTAAAAAATTAAATGTAACTCCTAGCAATACTGTGTTGTTTGGAATAGGCGGCTCTGAATGGCAGGAATACAATCGTGATAGAGCTACTAACAGATTAGGATTACATAATTTTTTACACATGGAAGATACAGAGTGCTTAGATGAATATGTCAAAATCTAAAATTATAAATTTTGAATGGATGTGTGATCACAATCATTACACCCATGAACAATTTGATAAAATTAAAACTGATTTAATTAAAAAAGACATTGATCAAGCCATAGATGAAAATGTTGATACTGTTGTAGGGCTTTATCTAATGGATGGGTTTTTACAACCTAAGTATAGATACAAAGAGTTTATTTTGCACCTAAACGAAATAAAAGATTATGCTTACAATGCTGGAATTAAAAAAATAATTCTAATAAGTGGCCATGGCGAAACATTAGATAATTGTCCCTTTGAATACCTGTTTTTAGATTTTAATCTTAGATTATTAATTAATAGCTATCCTGATCTAAATGTATTACCTAAATTCAATCCTGAAAATACAAAGTTTCTCTTTTTAACTGGCATGCCAAATAGACCTAATCGTATAGGTCTATTGAGCAAGTACTATGATAAAGATTTATTAGACACTGCTGAGTGGAGTTTTTTTGGCCCATGGACACCTATGGATCAATCTTGGTGTAGAGAATATCTTAAACATTATAGTGATGAACACTACAATACATTTTTAATTAATTGTGAAAGATCTTTTGATAATAGATATGAAACGTGTAAGCCATTCTATGGATCGTATACTTCAACGGAAAATGCACCGCTATGGTATGATGTAGTTAATATTGACTGGGTTCAATTACCCAGTCATATTGATTCTAAAGTATATAGCGATACACTTTTTAGTGTTATATCTGAAGGTCCAAATTTTTGGTCTGAAGATTGGAGTTTCATTACAGAAAAAACATGGCGAACTTTTTTACATCGTCATCCTTTTATATTTGCCGGGCACCCTGATCAATTTAGATATATTAAGAAACTTGGATTTAAAACATTTGAAGAATATTTGTTAATCAAAGATTACGCCTATATTGAAGATGAAAATGAAAGACTAGATGCTGTAGTCAAAAATACAGAATACTTATTAAAAAATATAAAAAATAATTTAGATGCTATAGAAAAAGACGTAGAATATAATTATCAAATGTATTTTAATCATGTAAACAATCAGGATAAAATTTTTAAATTCTTAAAGCACGATTTAAATGTTTCGTCAGATGATATCCAGCCATATGCTAATATCAAAGGTTATCCGTATCTCATTAGGAGAATACCTGATGGATTCTAAATGTGCAGCTTTCTGGAAACATACTAATGTTCGTAGCGATAACAAAATATTTCCCTGTTGTAGATTTAAGAATCCTGTAGATAATTTCAACGGCGATTTAATTCATATATTAGAGTCCAGTGCATATAAAGAACTTAGAAAAAAAAGTTTAAACGGTGAATTTATCCAAGGTTGCGAAAAATGCTATTACGAAGATGCCAACGGTAGGCAAAGTCTTCGACAACGATTAAACAAAGAATATACTACTGACACAGTTGAATTAGAATTTTTAGAAATAGGGTTTGACAATATATGTAATTTAACCTGTGACGGATGCTGGAGTGATTTTAGTTCCGAGTGGAGTAAAAAACTTAACCCTACTGCAAACAAGATTACTCACTATCGTTCAGTTGATGAGATTGTTAAAGTTCCGTCTAGTATTAAAAAAATACTCTTTTTAGGCGGTGAACCTTTAATGACCAACCGGCATGAAAAGTTTTTAAAACTAATTGAAAATCCAGCAGCAGTTGAAATAATTTACAACACTAACGGAATGTTTTTGTTAAAAGAAGAATTTATTAATTTTTTACATCAGTTTAAATCGGTAAAATTTACGTTAAGTATTGATGGGTACAAAGATCTAAATAACAAAGTTAGATCTGGAAGTAAGTGGGAAGATATTTTAAGTTTTATAGAACAGATATCTAAATCTAACTTTGATCTAGAAGTGAATACAGTGTTACATTTAAATAACTGGCACGGAATAAAGGAGCTTGAATCCTTTATACAACAATTAGGAGTACCGTGGATAGTAAATGTTTTAACATATCCTACACATTTAGATATTTCTAATTTTGAACAAAAGGAACAAATTATTAATTTGATTAGCGAAACAAACATTCCAAATAAAACTTATGTCATTAACCATCTATTACATAATTAATAAAAGGAGTTATTTATGAGTTCAGAATTTTATCAGTATTTTGATTATCCAAATTGGTTAGAACATCAAAAAAAATTGTTAGCATATAGACAATTAAAGATGGCTGACATCGTAACTGACAATCAATCATGGGCTGCGTTAAACTATGATGAATTTTCTATGGATTTAAAAGATGTTATTGACGATTATGCACAGCTTGGTCTATACATAAAACAGTTAATTTTTATATCTTTCCCCCCTACTGATTTAAATTCTACAGACATGAATGATCCAAAAACAATTTATATACATGTTGACAGTAAGGATGACGATGAACATTTGTTAAAGGAATCAGCTCCTACATTGTTTTCTCCAAGATATGTATTTAATATTCCATTAATAAATTGTGAAAACAGTACTACGTTTTTTTATGATTTTATAGATCCAAATAAACACACAAAAGACACTCATGTATATTTTGGAGGTTGTGTCGATTACAGTAATGTAGTTGAAGTGGATAAATTTACTCTTAACAAACCTGCATTTCTAAAAGTTAGTGTTCCCCATGCAGTGCATAATCCTACTGATAGTTTAAGAATTGTTTGTAGTATGCGTGTTGATGATAGTAGTCCATTACTAAAAAGGCTTTTCAAATGACATCAACTATAAGCTGTAAACGGTATATTGAATATAACAAGATTATTAGTGCTGTAGATTCAATGGCTAAAAAAGTTGCAGAATTTAGAGAAACTATGTCAAGTGATATGTACGACTTGACTCAAGTTGACCCGGCTCCTGATTTAACAGACATACATCCTAGAGATAGAAAAAATGTTAAAATTCTTTGCGGTGCTTTGCCCTTTGATGGAAAACCAAACTTAGGCAAACTATTAAAAGAAGAATCAGATATACTAACAAATTTAAAAGGATATTCTGCTGGGTTTGTTTTCTTTATGACTCCAAATTCAATCTTACCATTACATGTACACGGCGAATATGTAGCGAAAGATTCAAACGATACAATAGGAGTTTGGAATGCCTGTTTTGGAATTACAGTACCGTCGACAGATTCTAACATGGTAGGTATAGAAGTAAACGGTGAAGTTTATTCTCATGGTCATAATGTAGATGTAACATTTGACCCACAAACACCGCATCAAGCATGGAACCACACTAACGAGTGGTGGACTATGTTAATCTTAAATATTGATAAGAGATTTTTTATTTAAAGGAAATATTTTGAAAATATCAACAAATAATCATTGGGATCCATTAGAAGAAATAATTGTAGGCATAGCTGATCATGCACGAGTGCCTACAGTGGACAGAAGCACCATGAATATGAGCTACAGTAACTATAGTATGGATAGTGTTAAACCTTTAGAAGGAGCATATCCTCAATGGTTAATTGATGAAGCTAACGAAGACTTGGAAGGATTGGCTACCGCGCTAAGAAAAGCCGGAGTTAAAGTACATAGACCAAAGCCGTTAGATCACAGTAAACAGTTTAGTACACCAGAGTGGCAAACTACTGGTTGGTATACTTGGTGTCCTAGAGACTTACTGTTGCCGTTAAAAAATCTAATTATTGAAACGCCTAGTGGGTGTCGTTCTAGATATTTTGAAACTAGGGCATATCACGATATAATGTTAGAAGCAGTTCGAGATGGAGTTGAATGGATAGCAGCACCTAAACCTATTCTATTAGATGAAGGCTATCAATTTGAAGATATACAAGGAAAGCCAAGTTTATTAAATTTAGAACCTATATTTGATGCTCCTAACTGTGTGCGTTTGGGTAAAGATATTTTATTTCAAATTTCAAACACTGGTAATCATTTAGGAATGCAATGGTTAAAAAATGTGCTTGAACCTAGAGGTTATAGAATACATGCGGCAGAGCATATTTACAGTTTTGCTCATATGGATAGTACCATCGTTCCTTTAAGTCCGGGGAAAGTTTTGTTAAATAGTACTAGAGTCACGCCTGAAAATTGTCCTAAGATATTTGAAAAATGGGATAAGATATGGTTTAAAGATGTAAATATTAATCCTACTACAGAAACCGGACCAGGCAGTATCAGTCCGTGCAGTCCGTATATAGGAATGAATATTTTAAGTATAAACCCTAGTACAGTAATAGTAGGCGAAGATCAGATTAATTTAACAAGAGTTTTAGAAAAACAAGGATTTGATGTAGTACATGTAAAAATGCGGCACGCTCAAACACTTAGTGGCGGACTTCATTGTACTACTTTAGATTTAAGAAGAACAGGATCGTTAGAGGATTATACATGATTGAGTTTGTAACAAATATAAAAGATTTTTGGTCAACTGATTTAGAAAAATTTGTCTTTCCAGTTATGTCACCTCTTAACACTAATGTAAGAGATTATTGGAATCATCCTAATTTTCAAAATGCCAAACCTCTCTTGCAAGCATTTGACAATGATTTACCAGAGTATTGGAATAAATTTCTAATTGAGCTAGGTACAACAGAAGGTACAGTATCTTGGACTAACCTAGTACCGGGTCAAGTCCTACCTGTTCATACTGATGAGTTTTATAAACTAAGAACCAAGTACAATGTTGATATAGAAAAATGTAGAAGATATTTAATTTTTCTAAATGATTGGGTACTTGGACATTCTGTTGATTTTGAAGAAAAGACTATAACAAGATGGAAGTGTGGAGATGTTTGGTTATTTGATCATCGTTCATTCCACTGCGCCGCTAATGCTTCTACAGTAGATTTTATAACCTGTCAGGTTAATACTATTACGATTTAAGGATTTAGAGGATATAGTGGAAGTGCATAATCTACGCCATCAACTATAATTCTAATATATTTAACTGTTCCACCTGTATTAACTTCGCCGGAACCAGCACCAGCTACTATTGAATTATCTTGTATTCCGATAATCCCCTCGCTGTCTATAGATAACATAGTAACAAGTTCTTCTGTAGCATTTACACAACCTAATTCTATTCTACCTGGAATATACCCAGCACCCGGAGTGTCATCTACAAAAATTTGAATACCGGCTACTACAGCAGGACTACCGTTGCTATCTGCACCAAGCCAGTATTGACTAACAATTTTATCACCAATTTGAAGTGGCAATGGTGTTTCATGCGTTCCTCTATATCTACTATACAATACTGCTGGCCCTTCTACAGTATTAGAAGCGCCATAGATAGACATAGCGTCATACGCATCGTCCGCAGTACCAGTAGTATATACAGCTAATCCTGCTAAAGTACCGTTATTATTTTGTCCTGATAATGTAATTGTAGCACCGTTAACATCTTTAGTAGTAATGGCAATATTATCAACTTCGCCAACAATTTTTCCAGCTACTGAATCAACAAGAGTGCTAGAATCATCAGCAAAAACAGAACCTGTTAAATCGCCTATGATTTCTCTTGCAGTAAGTGTATCAGTTTCTGCGTCCCATAGCACTAAATTACTATCTGCTGAGCCGCTTGAGAGTTTAATAATTTGTGAACCAACTGCTAACGTAGTGTCTACGTTTGCTTGAGTAGCCCAAAGATTACGCCACTGTTTGGCACTTGTACCTAAATTATAAGAATCGTCAATGGCTGGAGTCAGTGACGAATTAATTAAACCAAGTACACTGATATTGTCGGTTGCATTGTCACCTAAGTTAATAGATCCAGTAGCAGTAATATTACCAGTAATATTAATGTTACCTGTGCCTATTATGTTATTACCGTTTAAGTTTAAATTGCCGCCCAGCAGTGGACTTGTTTCAGTTGAAAGGGCAGTTGGGCCAACGAGAATACCACCTGTAGTAGCTCCGTCGCCTACAAATAACTTTTTCGTATCAGTAACGTAGACAATTTCGCCTATGTCTACGAATGCAGTAACACGTTCTGCTTCAGTACCGCGTCTTAATTTCAAAGCCATGTAAATACTCCTGGTATCAATATCATATAGTATTTATGCCTTTGAATAAAAGACTACTTGTTCTTTTTTAAGAAGCTTTTAGTGCGAGTTTGTATATCTCGTTTGATACGATCTGTATCTAACCTAAAATCAACGTTAATAATGTGCTCGTCGTACTCTTTAAACATCTGTTCGAGAACAGATTCTAAGTCTAAACTAGAGTGTTTTTGTCGAGATTTTTCAACGTCAATATCCCATACTTTTCCGCCCTTAAAGCTAACTCTAACGGAATGGAGATACTCTATGGGTACTGCTTCAACTCTAACATCTTGAAATACTTCAGGCCAATGTGCTATTACATCTTCAGGAAGTTCTGTTATTTTTTTAGGCACTTTCTTCGGATTTTGCACTCTTTTTCTTTACAGGTGATAACTTATCTGCTTCTTCTCTAAGACGTTTAGCTTCTTTATATAATCGATCAGCATCGCTGCGATATTTAGAAGCTATTTGATCATCTGTAAGTACGCCGTCGGCTGGTGCCGCAAGTGTTTGTATAGTAGCAATATCTGTAACCTCAACGGAGTTTTCGTCAGTATTTACTACTGATGCAGTTTGCATATCAGAACTCTTAAGAGCTAATTCGTCAATACTTACACCTTTTTGTTGTGCAATTGCTTGATTTAAATCGCTTAACAAAATAGTAGTTTTCATATCCGGCGTCATTTCTACTAAATTAGTGGCCATTTTTACCATTTTACCTGTAACGTGAAATGCTGCCAACATATTCCTACCGTCTGGTAGTGATGTGCGAGCCATTGCTTCTGCAAATTCATAAGCAGTTTGGCCAGCATTTGATTCAATCAATTTCATTAAAGTGTCATGCTCGTCTGCTTGTAAGTTCTCTGTAGTAACTACAATACAGTTTTCTGCATCACCTGGTATTGTACGATACGCTACAACTATTTTTCTTTGGTTATTTTTTACTCTACCAACATGTTTTAGAGACATATTATTCTCCTTCTTTTTTAGGTTGTTGTGAAGCTACAGCGGCTAGAAATGCTTCTAGTTTATTGTATGTCTGTCCTACTACAACCATTTCGCTGGGTTTAAAAGTACCCCTTTGACTTGCAACATCAATAATTTGCTTTAGGGCGTTTAGATCCTGCACAGTTAGTTCTGCGCTAGGTTGTGCAGGTGCAGTTGTTGCAGTAGTTTCAGGTTGTTTCTTTTGTTCATCGCTCATAATATCTCCTTAATTAAATGCGCTTTTTATTTACTAGTATTTTAAATATGGACACGCCAAAGTGAAATAAGAAAGTTCTTTATGATCTTCAAAACCTATTTTTAACAAAGTTACTACTTGATTGGTAGAATCTACTTCTACAGTTTTTCCAACATAAAATCTGCCCTTTTGATGATCCATAATCCACTTTGCAATACTGTCTTGCAAGTTGTAATTCATGGGAACTGAGACATACTCAAAATGCTTTGGAGGCACTTTGAGTTGTCTCAGATCAAAAAAGTTTAAAGGATTTGGATCTTTAAGACGTAACATTACTTGTCGTAGTGCGCAGTCAATCCAAACGGTGCTTGTAAATTTTTGTCATGATGTCCGTGAACAATAAAAATAGTATCACAGTAATCATCCTCGCCCCAACTGTCCCACGGATAACCGTCAGTAAACATAATAAACTTTTTAGGGTTAATATCATGGTCTCTCATGTATTTCCAGTTAGCCATAAAGTCAGTACCGCCGCCGCCCATAATCTCGTAACTGAGCAAGTCATCGCCTGTGTCAGCAGTAAAGTCTTGTTCATTATACACTTTTGTATCAAAGCACCAAAGTTTAATTTGATAATCTTTGTACTCGTCCATAATGCCTTTAATTTCACTTAAAAAGTCTTTAGCCTGATCATCACCGATACTTCCGCTCATATCCAAACTAACAGCAATATCGATAGTTTCGTCGTATTGTTGTCCGGGTAATACGGCACCAGTATGCCAGCCTTTACGCGAAGGACGAGCAAAGGTAAAGTCATGCTTAATAGTGCTTTGGATTTGTTGACGCAGAAGTTCACGCCAATTCATTTTTGGCTCAGTAAGCTCTTTGATCATACGTACAATTTCGCCCGGAGTGTTACCAGCACCTGCTGCCTGTGCCGCTTGTAGCATGCCTTCTTTAATCTCGTCACGAATCTTTTGCATCTCATCTTTAGAATACTTTGGACGACCTTTGCCTTTACCGTCTTTGTCATCACCTTCTCCATCACCTTCACCGTCGAGGTCTAGGTGTTCGTCTAGCATAGAACCTAGACTTTCTAGAAATTCTTTACCATTTTTTTGTGCTTGCTTAAATAGTTCTTCGTAAACTTCTTCGCTAGTCCAGCCAGCATATTTTGCATCTTTAAAGCAGTCTACTAGGGTAGGCTCTACACCAATTCGATCTCGAATTAACAAGTTGTTGACAATGTAGTCCTGTGCAATATTAGACAAAACTGGATCCATGTTACGATCTTGCCAAGTACGGCGACCAAGATGGTCAAATACACAATGCAGGATCTCGTGTGCAATAACAAACTCAATCTCTTTATTAGACATTGCATTAAAGAATTGAGTATTGAAATAAAGATTTCGACCGTCTACAGCGGCAGTAGGCAACCATTCATCTGCTGCCTGAATTCGCAAACGAGTTGCCATGTTACCAAAGAATGGGTGACGTAGAAGTAAGCCAACTCTTGCAACAATGATACGATCAAGAACTTCTGTACGCATCTCTGCAAGTTGTTCGGGTGTAATATTTGGATCAGGTGTCCATTGTTTTTTGCTTGCTACGCTCATATGCTATACTCCTATGTAACTGTATATATGTATTATACAGCATTTGCGGATAAAGTCAAGAAAGAAAGTGGGCGTTTTTTGGAGAAACGCCCATAAACTCTATATTACGCCTTTTGAGCGGCAGTAATATACTTACCAAATCGACTGTGGAACTCGTCAAAACATTCGACTTCGTCCGGATCAATTGGCAAGCTGTACTGAGTAAGAGCGAGTTTGATGCCCATAACAACCAATTCAGTTTCAAAATTATCCATTGCAAAGCGCAGGAAATTGTTAACTTTATTGTCAAACTTCTTATCGCTCTTGTCAGACGCCTCTTTTAGCTCGTAGCAGAGCGAGACTGTCAAGGAATACATGGCACTGATTTCTTTAGTCTTCAGCTCCTTTACCTTGCCATCCAAAATATCTGTTGGATTAGGCATCTGACTGGCAACCTTGCGGTGCGCCATAAACTTAACAGCAAGACCTTCACCGACTGCGCCAGAGACTAGGTCAGTAAGTGTATTGCTATCAAGCTCGTCATCTAACAGTTCGCTAACAAAGGACCACGAACGTGGAGTAGCAAACGAACGGCTAGGGGACTTTGGATCAAAGTCGTAGAGGTCCTTCTTGCTAAAAGTCAAGAAGCCTACAACGTCTCTGTGGATACTATGATTTACAGCCCATTGGAACCAGTCATCAAAATTGACAGCCATTTCCAAGTGAACAAAACGGTTAGCTAACGGAGCAGGCATACGATAAGTAACACCTTTGTCAGCTTCTCGATTACCGGCTGCAACAATAAACACGTTATCGGGCAATTTGTATTGTCCAACTCGACGGTTCAAAACTAATTGATAAGCCGCTGCCTGTACGCTAGGAGCCGCACTATTCATTTCATCTAAGAACAAAATAATATTTTCGTGCTTTGATGCCATGATCTCATCAGGCAATTCTGCCGGAGGAGCCCAAACCATTTTACCTTGATTAGAATCAAAGTAAGGAATACCTTTAATGTCTGTAGGTTCCCAAAGAGATAGACGAACGTCAATTACGTGAGCGTTCATATATTCACCAATTTGGTGAACAACATCAGATTTACCAATACCTGGGGGACCCCACAGGAAAATTGGTCGACGTTTGATGATTGCATGTTTAATGCTAGCTTTTGCCGAATTAGGCGAAAGTTGACGGGCCGATGAGCTTTCCGATGCCATTGTGTATTCCTTGTTAAGTTATAAAACAGTCAGTGCCTTACTGTTCTTATATTGTAACACCTACACAATATAAGTCAAGATCTAGTTTACCAAACTACTCCGCATCGTGTCGTTTCATTGCTTTGGTTAATCCGTATTTACGTATGTCTCCGGAAAAAAGATGAAGTTCGAGAGCTTTCTTTTCGTCCGTTACAATAATTGAATCTCTGCCTAACCAATATGGACAAGTAATAAATCGATCTAACCAAATTATGGTTTGCGTAGTTAATTCAAAATCTTTTGGAAAAGGAACTTCGTATGTTTGGAGATCAAGTGTATCAGTGACAAAAAGATATCCTTGATCTGTAAGACGCAGGCCACCTTCGTCTTTGGATCTAGTGTTTTGCCACCATGTTGAATAATATTCTTTAAAAGATATTTCGTTAACACCTTTTCCGGCCTGTTTTAGAAATATCTTTGTATATGTTTCTTTCCAATTCATTGTATTTCTTCAAGTACGATTTCGCCTGAAGTTAATTTTACTACTTGGAAGTCTGCGCAGGAAAACATTTCGTTTAATTTTTTTGCCAAATTAAATGCATGGCCAGGATTACTAAACGAAACTTTTTTATATTTTGGTCCCGGATAATTAGTGAGCATGTTAGAACTTTTAAGATTAAACGGATCGCCCTTGTAAAAGACAGCCCAAATAGCTTCAGCACGAAGCACTTGCTCACTCTTGTATGTTTTTTTATCTACGTGATCTAACAACACAGTGGGTTTTGGTCTACTCATATACGCAATCCTTTAAATTAACTACGTATATATTTATATCAAAAACACATTATATTACCTGTTTATTACCATCCAGGATTACTTGAACCTATTTGAATTTGAATTACTTCGTTGTCGCCTGAGTTCTTTTTAGCTAATATTTGTTCTAAATCACCGTTTAAACGTGTCATAACAAGCCCTAAAGTAAATGCTAGAGCCTTAGCTTGCTGTATGTCTATGCGGATGTCTTTGGCTCGACTGGCATCTGCACTCTTAACTTGGTTAAGAAACTGCGTAATAGGTGTAGTGTTTAACGGCTCATTTTGTGTTGACACGACTTAACTCCTGTCTCATTTCTATCTCAGTCCTAAACGGACCTTTAGTTTCGTAGCGTTCTACAGTGATCAGCTTTGGACAAAAACTTTTGACCCAACCTTTTTCAAAGTGAATCACATAATATCCTGCACAATATAAACTTTTTGATTTAGCTGATTTTGTAAAAAGAGGAAGTTTTCGTTTTACATCAAATATAGGATTGTGTGGTTGACACGATGTTGCATAGCCGTGAACTTCTTTGGTATAGTCTTTGGCTATTTTAAGAGCAGTCCATGTTACATCGTTACCTAAGGTTTTCTTAAGTTGTTTTTGATTTTCAAAAAATCGTGTGCCAGCTTTGTCGCTTAGGATATACTTTTCATCGTTATAAGAAATGGTAGCTACATTTTCACCATCTTCCTCAACAATCCAAAATTTACCACCTAATATTTCTTTCGCTATCATTTTATTCATCCCGGATACCTCGCATTTAATGGTACAGCATATAACTGTGCATTGTCGGCCACTCGTTGCATGTCCCACTTAGCACAAAATTTAATCAGTCGCATTCCAACTTGTGTAATGTCTTTTGGAAAGCTAGCTTGTTTAATTGTATTATTAATTAGTTCTTTAATTTCTAAAGGTTGTGCTGTTAAATCGCATAGAGTCACATTTCTATTATAGTCGTCTAACACACGATGTTCTACACCCTCGTGATCGGACCAACGTTGCAACATGAGATTATTCCAAGCATAGCCTTTGGTATTCTTATCAGCATATGCTTCAGTAAGGCCTACTTTATTCTTAGTACCTTTAACTCTAACACCAGGATATGCACTAAAGACATTATCACTAGTATCGCCACGCATACATTTTTCAAATAGCAACCAATCTGGATTAGGGGCAGGCTTAATTTCTTTCGTTTTCTTATCAATTACAGACTTACCCTTGTCGTCAAAATAGCCTTCATGAGTAGTTGTAATATTACTGACACCATTATATTGTTTTACGTTTGGTGCAATGAGTTGTGCAAAGTCGCCGTCTGTAGAAATAATCACGTGATTGTCATGCGGGTGATTCTGCACCCAGCCTGCAATCAAGTCATCTGCTTCTAGTTGTGGGTGTTGCATTACAGTACAATTTGTTTTAGTTTGTACAAAATCTTTAAACTCGTCAAAGATTTCCCAAAACATTTTATCTTCCTCAGCTTCACGGGGAGTGAGCGCATCACGAGTTTCTTGTCGATTTCGCTTGTAAGGTTGATAAAAATCTTTACGCCAGCTACGTCCCTCAAGACAGAATACTACATGATCTGCATTAAAGTCAGTCCAAGCCTTTTTAATCGAATTGAATGTAATATGCAGGGCCATGCCCACTTTTGTGTCAAGGTCACCACGTACTACGTGTCGAGCTCTAAAAAAAGTGTTTGCAGTATCTACTAGGATGTATGTGCTCATGAAACTTCGCTTTTGCCTTTTGCAATTGGTACTACATTAATATAACCAGCGCCGCGATTTGCATCCATGCCTTCTTCACTTAGCATTTGTGATACAATGTCGCGGAACCAACGATCTACAACTTCTTCATCTGGATCACCTTCAAACCCGTATCCAGCTTGTCTTAATTGTACTATAAAAAGGTCATTCCAGTCAAGCTCAAAAAATCCATTCCTAATATTTTCTGGATTAACTTTAGTATCAAGCACCGCTACCCAAGGTTCTCCTTTAACTGTAGCACGTTCTTTTGGTGTCAATTTAGCTTGTTCTTCTGCTTTGGCAGCACGTTCAGCAGCCTCAGTGGCTGTTTTGGCTGCTTTGGCAGCGGCTGTAGCTATTGCCATATTACGTTCAGCTTCTGCCTTGATCTTATCTATGCCAAATAATTTTTCTATAAATTTTTTCATTAAGTACCCCATTCATTTTTAAATAGCGGCACTTGCAAACGATCGCTATAGCGTAATCCGTTTTTCATTGCCAGTAATGCTACATTCTTATTGTTTAGTGCGTACACACTTTCTACACCGCCAACTGGCATTAGATAAACATGCCCGTCAAAACCAGCCGCACGATATTCTTCAGTTGCACGTTTAGCATCTTCAAAATCTTGTTCTGTAGCAATAACAAACTTCAAATATGCTGTACCAACTTTTTCGTATTCACAAACTATTTCAGGAAGAATTGCTTCTTCCCACTTCTCACCACTACATGGAAGTTTAGCACTTACACTGAATGTAACTTCTCTCTCGTCACTACCAAGAAACCAATCTGTTAAGTATTCTTTAAATTCTGGAGTAAGTCTCTGGGTACCGTTTGTTTCAAATGTAATCTCTTTCAAACCCGCCATCTTAGGATGACTTAGCAAGTCTGGATAAGCACGTTGCCAACCTAGTAAAGGTTCGCCGCCTGTAATTACAAGATGTTCGTCTTCCCACTCATTGTATGGCAGTATCTCCATAATGCGATCAGCAATGGCATCACTAGTAAGCATTGGACTTAGATCTTTAAATGCTGGATGCCAACTTGCATAACTATCACATCCTGTACTTACTAACGGAAGTTCTTCATATTTTTGAAAAGACTCTATATTTGCATGTGTATACGCAATATCATCTGCTTCAATACTAATTTTATCACGCGGCATACCAAAGCCTGCACATTTAAAGTTGCAGCCGAATGTGCGTAAAAAGACACTAGGTACACCCATGTACCTACCTTCGCCTTGTATACTGTAAAAAAGTTCTGCTATTTTTATTTTGCTCATGCTTTTAATGATTCCATGGTTGCTATTTTTGCAATACGATCGCCAAAGTCTTGATCATTAGTGATAATATAAGTTTGGTTATGACTGCGATCCTTTATGCGATCATAGTAACGAAACTCTACAACTTTGCCGCCTATTGCATTGTATACTTTAAAGTTTAACACAGGTTCGCCTTCAATGCAATCACTTTCTCTACTAGATATGCATATATCTTTTCCAGGAGTATCTTCTTCAAACATCCAATTACGTAATTTACGTTTAATCCATTTCATACTTTGTCCTTTAACCACTCGTCTACTTTGGCTTCTGCTTCTTCCTGTGAAACAGCATAAGCATAAATCCAATAACATTCATCCTTGCCTTTAATATCAAATGGCACAGGTCCGTTAAACAATATACCGTCTTCTAACATACGTTTAACTTCAAACTTTTTTAAATTTCTAGCACGATTAATTAAATCGTTAGTCATGTCTATTGAGTTCATTTTGTTTCCTTTATTAAACCACGCCACAGTACTACATGTTCGTTGGACCATTGATTGCCGTCCCATTGTGCATATGTAGGAAATGGCCAATTAGGTGTTACACTTGAAGTAATTTGATAAGTACCGTTTCTTACAGGATTAATATTTACAGAAAACCAATCAGTTACTTCTGGCTCTTCAACTACTATTTCTTCAACAGATTTAATAGGAACTCCGCCTACAGAAATATTTTTATCAGGTTCGCCTTGAAATACTTCGCCAGTATCTTGATTAGTAAGTTCTAAAGGACCGTAGTAGTGATATTCTGTATCGTCTAGCATCCAACCTAACGCCTCAACAGCTTCGTATGTATCTTCGTCCCAAGCAGTATTAAACTCTTCAAGGTCTGTATCAGTACAGTTACGACCTGCTTCAGTGTCTGCCCAACATCCGTCAATTAGGTCCCATAGTTCCCAACATTCGTCATTTTCAATACAGCTAAGTTCGTAACCGTCTTCGTTTTTAAGTTCTTCGTCAGTAAGTGGTCGCTCATCTGATTCTACGCTAAAAGTACCCCAGCGATAACCTTCTTCGCGAATAATTACCTTGCTGTCTTTATACCAAAATTGTCGCTCAACAGCGGATTTTTTATATTGTGGTGAAAGTTTCCAAGTAGTCATATTTTGTTCCTTATCTCGGTGCAAACTCTTGTTGTAATTTGATATTGTCAAAGAATTCTTTCTTTGTATGAGGATCATCTTTAAATGTTCCTTTAAGGACTGTAGTCTGTGTTAGTGAGCTATGCGCCATAATGCCGCGATTCTCACAACATCCATGTGTTGCTTGAATGTATACTGCTACGTTTTCGGAGTCAGTAGCTTTACTAATCTCACGGGCAATGTCGTTGCAAAGCTCCTCCTGGAGTGTGCCTCGTCTAGCACACCACTGTGCAATACGTGTGTACTTGCTGAGCCCAATAAGTTTCTGAGCGGCAATAATACCAATATAAGCAACGCCACTAACGGGTTGATGATGATGACTGCACATACTGCGAAGCTCACTACGAACAACCAACATACCTTCGTAACGGTCCTGCGAGTCGTTTGGAAATGCTGTTGCGTCTGGTCCTGGTTCATATCTGCCACTCATAATTTCGTTGAAGTACATTTTAGCAAGCCGTCTTGCTGTACCATGCGAGTTAGGATCGTTTTCACGATCAATCAACAAAGTATCTAATACTTGTTCAAATGCTTCTGTAGCTTCGTTGATTAAATGTTCTTTATCACTTTCGTGTAAGTAATCACTTATATTGTCTCCAGCCCAATATCTCTTTCCTTCTCTTTTCATTTTAGCACGTAGTACAGCAGATAGACTAGATTCCTTATATCCGCCGTCACCTGCCATTGCGTCAAGTGCTGTTTCTTTTTTAATATAAACCGGCTTACCCAATGGTTCATATTTCTCTTCAACAAACTCCCTGTTGTCAGGACCGTTCATTATCGGATCCGGTTTAAATTCTGCTTTTGTCAATTTTATTCTCCGAGTTATAGACGTGGATGTCTATTGTTAAATTATATACTTTATTTAGATCGTTGTCAATCATTCTGAAAAATATTTGTTAAGCATTTCTAGCTTATCATCATATTCTGCAATTTGAGCTATCTCTGCTTCAATAGCACTCATTATGTCTGTATGCTCTGGAATAGCAATTGGGTTCCGTAACATAGTTTCAACATTCATTCTATGTTTTAAAATATGTGATTCAAAATGTGCTTTACTGGCTTGTAGTAGTTCTTTACGCATCATTGTCTCCTTGTTCTAATGCTTCTTTTAATTGCTTATCTTCATACTCAGCTAAACGTTGTCTAAATTCTTCTTCAGGCAGTCCGTGCCAACCAATACATTTACCTGTAGGACTGCGACCACATCCGCAGTTACCGATTTCGTTAACATCTTCTTTTACTCTTACTTGCATATAGTTTCCTTTTTATAGTTGCCTTTTTCTGGTATAACATGACGTACTCCGCCTCTAGGATCTTCCATGTCTCCCTTTCTACGGGGAATTAAGTGTATGTGCGGATACATAACAGTTTGGCCTGCTGCCTCGCCTACATTTTGTCCAATATTAAATGCATCGCAGTATCCACGCTCAACCCAGTCATAACCCCACTTGTAGGCTGCTTCCCAACATTTTACCATGTGAGACCAATCTTCTACTTTAGGTACAAACAATAAATGTCCGTCAGTTACAGGAAATCCGTCCTTGTATACTGTAAAATCTTTAGAATCAATTAATACGTTAGTCCATGGTCCTGGCATTTTTCTGTTCCTCATAGGATTTAAATAAACGAGTTACTGCTTCCATTTGTTCTTGGAATACATCTGGTGCGCCGTCGGCTGCACGTTTCATATCCCAGTCGCTAGGATAATGACGCAAACAATGTCTAGCGCCGTCTTTAATTGCTTTCGGGACTCGAGGAGTATTCAGAATCTCAACTAAAAATTTTTGAGTCTGTACCACTGCTCGATACCTTTCGTCAGGTAGTGTCATTCTGATTGTTCCCATGGATATACTAACCAAACATCTTCTTCTGCCTTGTTTACTTCTGTACTGTAGTAGCTAACTTCGTCAAACTTAGAACTTAGATTGTTAGTTAGCACTGCAAATCTAACGTTCTTACCCCACACACTATTCCATGCTGAATCTTCGTTTGGAAAACATCCACTAGACCAATCTTCTTTGATCCAATTAAACGTAGCACCGGTATCGTTGATATCATCGATAACAAGGATATTCTTTCTTTTTGAAATATCCCATCTACTCTTTAATGTCAATTGCTCTTCAGGTGATACAACCCCAAATGCATCTTCAGCTATACCTAAATCACTTACACATTGGCCACCATCACGCAGACTAACTTCTAGTGGGCGCATAGGAATATCAGTTAGATGACTTAGTATTACAGCAGGTATAGCACCGCCACGAGTAATACCAACAATGTAGTCTGGACGCCAATTATCTTTGTACATCTGCATACTGATGCCTACACACATGTGTTGAATATCAGACCAAGTGTAGTAGAGTTTCTTCATTGCGTTAAACCGTAGGCCAATGCTTGAAGTTCTTCTTTAGTCATAAAAAAATTGTATGTTTGACTATCGGCAACTTCACCGTCTTTTAAACTTTCTTGAATAAGTTCAAGACTAAACAATCCCTTAGGGTTTAGTACTTCGTGTTTTACCATGCGTACACGATAACCATCGTGTTCTTTAATTGTCATTTCTCTACGAGTGTGTGCAACTGATTCATGTAGTTTCATTTTGAGTCCTTTATAGTTTCAAATATTTTATACTTTTCTTCGGCAAGTCGATACTCTTGTGCCGCCTCTTTAATTTTTATATTAACATCACTTTGAAGTTTTTGCAAGAGTAATTGATATTGTTCTCCTGATTGTTTAAGTCCTTTAAACTTTGATTCTAAATCCCTGTTACGATTTACAACGCCAGTGACTGCCATTAAATCTTTAAGTACTTGTTCAACATCAATGCCGTTAACGTCAAGCGGAACAGTAACAGTCATCCGACCTTGATTTATTATCAAACTAGCATCTACAGACGAATTAGTAATTGCAGAGGTAGTATATCCACCATTGACTACTGTATTGTTATTAGGAGCAAGATTATTATACAATGAATTAACAGTCCATGCAATCGGATTGGATTTAGTATTAACTGTTCCCATGCCGTTCCTTTAGATATTGTTCGTTTGGTATCCATTTATTGTTAACTAAAAATCCCCAATCACGTTTATGTGGACCAGGCATAAAAAGTGTCCAAGCAGTGACACCTTCTTTTAGTTCAATGCGATGATAGCTATTAGGACTGCAAATACGGAAATGCCCAGGACCTCTCCATTTACGCACTTCACATGATTTAGTGCCGTCTGAATTAAATTGCGGAATCCATTCGTAGTAACCGCCTTTAAGAATTAATGTAGCATAAGGCCAAGGATGATCATGTACATCATCTGGATCGCCTTTTAAAAACTTGTGTAAAAATATATTGAAAGGAAAACGTTCTCTTTCTTTTAAGAAAAGATAGTAACGCTCTAAATACGGCTCGTCATTAACACGATCCATAATAATTCTTTTTCTACCTAAACGTTCAAGAATTTTCAGCATCTTTCTTACCTTTCCAATCTTGTAGTACAAGATCGTATACTGTTTTGAAGTTTTCGTATACCTTTGCTAGTGCAGGGTATTCTTTACACATAGATTCAACTTCAACTATTTCGATATGCGTGTTTTGTGTGGTTACCCACCATTGGGGGTCTACAGGGCTTATTGTAGTGTAAGTTCCACCAGCGCCGCTGGTTATCGTATTATATCCACCTGCACCACTGCCTATACTAATAGTATCATCAAGAGTTATTGTATAACTGCTATCTATTGAACCTAGATCTTGTGCTAGGATGCCAACACCGCTACCGCCAAGATATGTAGTTGTTGAACCGTATGTGTCGTTTAAATTTATAACAACAGTGTTGGAATCTTTATCATCCATTTATTGCCTCATAAAGAGCTTTTCCTGAGAAGAATTCTTTTTTAAGTTTTGCTGTTTGTTTAAGTAAGCTAGGAAGAAAACTTTCGTAATTTTCCATATATTCAACTACTTGATTTACTATTTGTTTTCTATTTTGAATATAAGATCCAAAATCTTCTGTCCATGTACTAGGATACTTAAACTCTGCTAAAGCCATTTCAGAATAGCTTAAACGATCAGGAACCATTGGAATAGCATTTACTAGAGCGCCTTCGTACCAACTAATACCTAATGTTTCTTGCAAGTTAGCTGAAAACACTAATTTAGCACGACCAAGAATATTATGATATTCGTTCTTAGTTAATTGTTGCTCTTGACAAATTACAAATTCATACTGAGGTAGTTGTTCTTTAAGATCGCGAAAAATATCAACTTGTTTCTCGGGAGCAATACGATGAGGGAAAACAATTAAATTTTCCTTATCCATGCATTTGTAACTGTCTAGGCTGTGTTCTAGATATTCCATAGGCCAGCCCACACGTTTGATTCTAGGATGTTCGCCAGCCAATGCATCAGCTATATCATCTTCTATCCAAGGATTATCTAGACCAAACAATGTTCTTACAAACATGTCAATGTGAAAATCTGTAGCAAAGAAGTTATCGTCGTATGTAAAAAACATACTCTGTTCAGCATGTCTTACCCAAGGCTTGTTTCCAATCAGTCGACCTAAGAAATCTTGAGGATCATAACTACCAGCATGCCATAAGCCACCAATTCTGATATTAATGTTTAGCAATTCAGCCATGTAACGAAGCTGTATAACTGTAGGGTTCCACGCATCAGTATAAAGGAAGTAGTCGCCATCTTTAACATCTCCCCTACAAAACATCTCCCCTATGGTTTCCAACTGTTTACTTTTATAAACATTAGTACCACCAAAATTAAGAAATGCTCCAGGAGTTGTAGCTTGTGGTGTATCACCGCCACTAATGACTACTACTTCTTTATTCGTAGCATGATGCAGTTGTTTAGGTAAGTATTCCTTCCACTGCTTAGTATAGCGAGTGTCAACTGCTTCAATATCTACGATATAGATTGTCATTAAGAACCTCTACGGTCGTAAAAACGTTTTGCACCATTGTTAGTATTGGTGTTATTGTTGTAATTATTAAATCTACCACGACTCTTCGATTTGTAGATTAAGAATTTTTGGTAAGCCTGCCAAACAGGCGACTGGGTATCATAAAGATCCTTCTCATCGAAAGGATACCCACCGTAACCTTCGAAGCGACAAAAGTCGCGGAACTTATCCAAGTCGTCGAAAATTTTATTGACTGGAGGAAAAGTTTGTGCCATTTTAATTTACCTTTTAAAGATTGAATGGATAATAGATAAGTGAGCCGTTTTCTCCATCTTCGGAGACTTCTATTTCGACAAAGCGGCCTGGAAACTTTGAACGAATTTGCTGATACAAATCATCTGAAATCATCTCACATGATTTGTGATTCAGTTCTAGTGTGCCTTGATTATAAAGATTTTCTAACCAACGCTTAAATTGAATAAATTCGATGTCACGATCGTCGTGAAACACTTCGATACGAATTTTAAAGTGAAAAATGTGTCTATGGGGATAGCCTAGAAAACTTACGTCATACTGATCTCCAGTTTTTAGATTAGGGTCTGTAAGTGCTGCCGGGTAAAGATGAATGCCTTCTTTACGGAAGGTTACCCAGATGCTTTTTGTAATTGCTGTACTCATGTTCTTATGATACTTTCAATGTAGGTAGTTGTCAACTTATTTGATAACTTCGTCTTCGGAATATTGAGACCATTCGGTAAACTTTGAACGATCCATTAGGTCGTGTAGGCTGTGACACCAAACACCGGGATTAGATGCTTTAAAATCTTTGTCGTCAATCTTAAGCATTGTGTTGTAATTCCATAAACGGATGTATGGAATAGGAACTCGAATCTGTGGAATAAAATTGCTATACTCGTTAAATGCACTGTCGTTGAATGTTTCAACGTGGGATAATGGAATGTCTAAAGTACATAGAACACCTTGTTCCAAGAATGGAAGAATCATAGATTCCCACTCTAACCATGCGTCAAAGCTACCTATGTCAGGATGAAAGCTGTGATTAGCACCAAAGAAAATATGCTTTACATCTTGTTCGATCATGTGCTTTTCTACAACGTCTGGACTATGAACCCCTGTAACAAACAGTGTGGGCATTCCATAAGCAGGAGTTTTTTCTATTTCATATCCAAAGAAAAATACTGCGTCATCTGCTTCACCTGTGCTGTAATCTCTTTTCATGTTAAAGTCATTCTTATTAATTGTTGGTTGATTCGATGTATCTCGTCTTTAAGCCATAGCTTCATAGTTTTCTTTTTTCGAACTTCGTCTGAGGCTGTTATATTATTATAGCGTACTTCAATTTCTGTGTCAAGCTCTTTATGTCGCCGTTCTAATTCTTCTAGATGTGCTTTGAGTTTATCATAGTCATTATTAAAGTTGCTCATCCTCTAACGCCTCCAATTTATGTTCTTCATCTTCTGTAAAACAACCATCTTCCAGTTCTTCTACTTCAGGTTCAACTACATCAAACAAAGCTCCAAAATATGTGCTAGAGTTTACAGTCTTTTTACCAATGGCGCCTCTAGTGCCTGGAATAGCCATCCAAAACTTTGAGTTTTGTTCTATCAACTTATTTGCAGCTTCTCTTGTAGTCTGTGAAAAGATTTCTTCTACAAGATCTCTAAAGAACACCCTGTCAAACTTTTCTTGTACAAGCATGTTTGGTACAACTCCAGCATCATACTGTCTGTTAGCTTCCTGTACTGCATTAATATGGCTCCAAACATTATGGCCCATTTGAATAGCGTAACTAAAACTATCCCAACTTGTGCGACCTTCTTTGCCAATTTTATTCAAGTCACCTGGTTTGTAAACGCATACATCACTAACTTTCATTTCTGCTGTAATAGGACTATCTTCAAAGTTTTTAAAGATACCATCTTGCAATACTGCTTGTTTAAAAGTTCTAGTATCAGTTGCATACTTTTTATCGTCAATGCTTGGAACCATTCTATAGGTCCACTTGCCTCTATCAGGTGTTTCGTTCTGAATATAAATCTGTCCATTAGCAGTTGCTAAGAATGGACTTGCACAGTCAAATGTCAACATCATAGTAGGATTGTAATACTTACGAATAGCACGTTGTAAGTCTGTAAGCAAACATGCCCACTCTAACTTACTAGTACCCAAGAAGTGCATTACATCATGTACGCCACTTTGTAGTAAGCCATCAAAGTGTAGTGCTACTATACGTTTAAGTACTAGATGCACGTCACACATATTTTGCCCACCCATTGACCACCCATTAAAGTGATTGTCAGGATACTTAACTGGATCGCAATAATCTTTCATCTGCTGATACCAATCTTCTGCATCTGTATGATTCTCACCTTGTAGTACGTTTAAGAACTTACAAGCACCTGTACGATGCTTCATCCAATAATCGTTATTGATACGTGTTGCGGTTACAGCTTCGTCGTATGTACTAATGCCTGTAGCTTTTGCACCTTCGGGTGAGCGAGCGACCCAGGCAGGAATATCAAGTACCATGCCATAGTCCATATACGCATCCATCCAACGTAATACACCATCTCGTTTCTTTTGTGCCTTAGGACAATTAGGATCTTTCCAATCACCTTCCCAAACACCCTTACCAATCTGGAAACCACCTGAGTCGCCTAGTAACCAAGTGTTTTGACGATCCCTGTTCCGTACCATATCTTCTTTAGGCACAATTTTGTTTGTATCTAAATCAGCGTGACCCGCAGAGTAAAGCGTCCACTTATAGGTAAACGCTCCCTGTTGTGCATTTAGATAGTTAAGACTTTCTACACCATTTTGAAAGTTAGCCGGAATACGAGTGTCTTCGATGTAAGGACCTTTAACAGGATCAGGAAAACGCTGCTTGCCCACGTAAGTTGCATAAAAGCCACTTAGTGCTGGTAAAAAGTGTGCGTAATCGTTTTGTGTTGCTGTTAAGTCTTTATTCATTATTATACCAAATGTTGTGCCAATACCATACAGCTAATCCAAGCCCATATAGTGTTGAACCCTACTAATGTTGGTAACAGTTTCTTCTCGCTAGCCCAAATCAATGTTAGACTTGTAAACAACGTGAAGAAATATAACCACCAAATTTGTATACCAAATATTAAGCCAGGAACAATAATAAAGGCCTTAGCCGCCCAACTGGCAAACTCTACTGTATTATAGTCAGTCCAATATTCCTTTGTAAACCACATGCCGTAACATTCTTTAATTTTTTTAAATCCTATGTGACCATATACAGCGCCACACAGAACTAAAAATGCTAAACATGCAGATAGTATTTGTACACTATTCATTACTTGCTCTGCGCAGGAAGAATGTAATCGTATTTTGCTAATCCGCTGTCAATACTGATCATCATAGCACCTTGATCAGAAATGCTCACAGTAGAGTCACCGTCTAGATTTAGAATACTTTGAATTTGTGCAACTGGCCAACTCCATGCATGCTTTAGAGATCCAGATATATCGTGTTGAAATACAAATGAACCTGCGTGTGTACTTGCGTCACCAAAGTAAAAAACTAGATTATTGTTCTCTGTCTTGACAGTAAAGATTGGCTCTTCGCTGTGTGCGGCGCTCATTAGCTTCATACGTTGAATTGATGCAACACTAGGTTTAAATGTTACTTCCCATGATGCGCCTTTGAATTTAACAGTCTTAAGTTTTTCTTCGATAATTGCTTTGTTCATAAAGCGATAATCGTTTTCAAAGTCACCTGCGGCATTTTCAAAGTGAATGTGTGTTGGAATAACGTCACCGTTTCTTTCTGCACTTTTAACTTCAATCTTTGCCTTATCCTTATACTCAGGATTTTTTAAATGGAGAGAAAGTTTATCTAAGTTTGGCATACCAAATGTGCCAATAAATTCAGCGACTGGTTTATGAGTGCTTGCAGTTAAAATAACAGAACGATCTTCTGCCATTGAATCAATAGTAGTTGATCCGTTTTCTGAATTAACTTTCACTAGTGCTAAAAATCCTAGTGCGTGTGTATGTGCTACGATATCTTGTAGTATGTCTTTCATGCCTGTATATCTCCTTATTAAATTACAGTTTAATGTCTAAGCCTTTATTTGTCAAGAACTCTTTGACATTGTATTTAGGTTCAAAGCCTAATTCTTTTAAAATTTCTATGTTTGCCTGTGTACACTTTCTTTCGTGTAGTCTATTTAAACGAAGCGGTTTTCCTGGAGCTAGATCTTGAACGTTAGTACTTTCGCCAGTACCAACATCAACTACTCCTTTAATATTTGGATTTTTTATCAATAGCTCAATAGCATCACATAGATCCTCTACGTGAATAAAATCTCTAGAATGATCAGTGATATATTCTAGTGAGTTTGATAACAGTTTATCCAATAACATGCCTTTTCTAGGATTGTCAGAATACACAGTATGGAATCTCATACCCACGCTATTATCCGGAGCCATCATGTCCATGATATATTTGGATGCGGCATACGGATTTAGTGTAGGCTCATATGCTGAACTTGAACTTGCATACAGTATGCGAGCTTCACTAAACTGATCAAAAATTCTACGCGATCCTTCAACGTTGACATGCCAATAAGGTCCAGGAAGCCGCATACTTTCTCTTACACCACTTTTTCCTGCTAGATGTATTACTACATCAACTTCGTAATCAAGTGTACATGTTAGAATGTCTTTTCCATCTTTTAAATCTATACCATACATAGTATAGCCTCTATCCCACAAATATGGATAAAGGTGACTACCAATAAATCCTTTATGACCTGTCATTAAAATACGCATTACTTTAATCCTGAAATCTTTCTTTTAATTCTTTTAACATCTGAATGAGTTCTTCGATTATTTGTAAATCGTGATCTCTTTCTGTATCTACTTCTACTTCAATTTTAATTTTCATTTTAGTCTCCAAAGTCAAACAAACTGTTGAAGGTATTGTGTCGCTTAGTATCCTCTAATGGATAGTCCAGCACTCCAATCAAATTGTCTAACTTATTATCAATAATAGTTTCTGCCATTGCTGCATCATCAAATGGCAGTTCTTTGAACCATTCAGGCATACGTAATTCATCTGTTGGATAAGCAACACTTGTATAGCCCAATGGGTTTTGTTTTAGTTTGCAAACAATAACTTTCATGCCGTCAACAATCTCTTGCGAGTATTTGTCTCCGTTCATACGTTTAAGTGTATTCCAATTAATACTTGCTCTAACGTGGCCGGGCATGTTTGCTTTGCCCTGTTTTGCTTCGAGTCGTTGATAGTGTCCAATCTTGTTTGCACGTTTTGGACTACCTTTCTCCCAACCCGGACGTTCACTAAACTCTTGCCGGAATCTTGTAATACGTTCTAATACATCTTCTCTAGGTTTATCTGTAAGCACCATAAGCAATAGTTCGCTTAGAAATTCTTGCATAAACACAGGTGTATCACTTCTACGCAGGTCTAAGCCCATAGCCTTTACTTTGCCTGGCTTACCATCTACGTCACTGCGGAAACCTTCTGTGTCATATACCAGAGCCGCATAACGTTTTTTAGTAATAAACAATCCGCTTTCAGCAACAATCTCACGACCTGCGGCAATAACTTCTGCTCGACTTTTTGGACAATGAAATGATTTTGCCATCATGTCAACAAACGTAGCATTGGCTGCTTCTGCTACTTGATCGTAAAGTGTAATAACATTTTCTTTAGACCACGGAATCTTACCTGCTTCTACTTCTTTACTGAGAGTAGGCCAAGCACTAAAATACACAGAGTCAGTGTCACCGTAAATTACTGCCTCACCAACGTGATCATAAACACCAGTAATAACTTTGTTTACTTCTGCACTCATGTGTTTAACAATAGTACGACCAGTAAGAGTAGTACTTTGACCAATACGCTTGTCAAAGAATCTACAACCTGGATTAAGAATGGCACCGTATAAACTGTTAAGCAAAATCTTCTTAACCAACTGTCGTTTGTCCCAGTATTCAGTTTCTGCTTTGTTACCTGCTTCTTTTGCTTTTTTCAACATCTTTTGCAGGTCCTTACGTTCAGCATACCAACGCTTTAGAATACCTGGAATAACACCTTCAAACTCTTGTGTAAAGATAGTGCCGTTACTACTGAGCATCCACGGATTGTTACTGTCAAAAATTAATTTATAAATTTCAGCACCGCTCATTACTTCTGTTTGTCCGCTTTCAAAGTCTATTGTTAGAGCAACATCCTTGCGCTTGCTCATAACAGCTTCGTATTCTTCTGTTGCAAAACGACCTTCCCAACTTCCAGCAAATGTTTTTTTCTTAAGAGTTATGTCTTCGTGAACACGAGCATCACTGATGTCTAGTCGTATTTGTCCAACGATAGTTTCTGGAGCCATATTCAAAGCACGAATCACTGACGGATACAGAGAGTTCAAGTCCATCGAACCAATCCATTTGTGCAAGCCTTTTTTAGGAAACGCAACGTATGCACCTGCGGCTTGTATATTTTCTTCGTTATCTCTGTTTGTACGATTGGGAACCTGCAATCCACGATTGTGAGCTTCGTTGATAATACCTTGTTCAGTAACAGCAACAGCACCCATTGTAGTTTGGATAAGCACGGTGTTCTCATGTGCAATGGTATTACTCAAATCAATAAAGCGCAGTTTTTTATCTAACTTATCAAGTAGTGCAGTATCTTGAATGTTGTATTGAATAAACTTTTTAAAGTCATTGTTGTAAAGCTGATCCAACGTACCTTCGTATGCTGTCTTGTTTTCGCCTACTTCAATTTCACCAATAGCATCTAGTCGATAACTGTGACGTTCTTCATAGGTATACTTACGATACAAGTTCAAACTGTCTACGTGTACACGACCTACTAAATCGTATGTCTCGCTCATCTTGCCGTACTTTTCGTATTCACGCTTCTTAGGCAATTGACCCCATAAGCAAAAACGTCTTGTATCGTCTTTACTCATTATGCGGGCTACACGATTTACAATATAAGGGATATCATAGCCCTCGCTGTTCCAACCACTTAATATATCAGCTTCTTCGATAAGTGTTAAGAACGTGTCCAGCATGTCCTTTTCTTTTTCAAACAACATTACATTAGGAATATCTTTAACTAATTCTGTCGCTTGCTCCATAGTAAGTGTCTTAGGAGGGACTGCCAAACATATCATTGTTTCTAACCACTGCAAATAAACGGAGACAGACGTAATGCCCATAAATGGATCGCTAGGGTCAGCAAATCCACGTTCGGGATCAAAGTCTGTCTCAATATCGAAAAATGCAATGTTTAGTTTTGGAGCATCTTGGTTGAGATAGTTTTCACTTAGACATTGAAAGATTGGATTAATATCACTTTCAAATAAAGTTTTATCTCGATTGATGGCAATTTCTTTGCGGAAATCTTTTGTGTTCTTACATACAATACGACTCAAAGGATCTCCGTACACACTCTTGTACTTGCCTTTTTGGTCTTTGTAGTAAAATGTATACTTTACAGGATATTCACGGAATGTTCTAACTCCGTCTTTGCGTTCAACTATTTTGATCGTATCATGATCACGGTCAAACAATGCGTCTACGTAACTCAATTAAATGCCTCCCCGTTATTAATGGCTAACGTTGCCTCTACATGTTCGTAAGTGAACGACTCTATAAATATTTATTACCACCAACTATTTGCAACGCCAAACCCGAATACGTTTATAACTGCAAAATAACCAGTCAGTAACATTGGCCAAGCCAAGCCTCTTCTATAATAAGCGTATGTGCCAGTGATACTTCCAATAAAGAAGCCAGGATAGATAACAGCCATGTTTGGACTTTGTGCAGTAAAGGCAAGAGTTAAACTTGCCGCTACTGTAAACACAAAACTAATTAACTCAAAAGTAAAAGCAGTTTTATCACTATGATAACTGTCCAGCCAAAAGTCTTTTATTTTTTTAATCATTTATCCTTGCCAACGGTTACGACCAATGTTTCTAAGTCGTCAAACTCGCCAGCAACACGATCCCAGTCGCCTTTTCGTGCAATTTTAATTGCTTTGGT